TTTGTGTAGTCCAACAGTTCCAAATCTCCTCTCAATTCCCTCTGGATTTCCTGTACTTTGGGCAACAACTTTTTCGCACACCAATCCATCCGCGATATCTCGGACACATTGGGATAAACTTAGTCCAATCAGCTTCATATTACTGTTCCTTCCAAAAACAAGTGTCCAATTACGGATAATTTAGGCATGCCCCAATAGGCCGAATCTATCGTAATATGCTGGTTTAGCGAGATACCTACTACTTCTTCTTAAATCCCACCATAACAACACATTGCCTACGTTTATCACCCCTAAAAGCAAGAAAAGCCACCATGTCAACAACACAAACAGACCAATAATCACCACTTCTAGAGCCAGTGACCCCAAATACATAAGTTCACTCACCCACCTACAGACACGGTCGGTCCTAGACGCTTTGACCATCCGTATACTTCCCGCTGACCACCACTCAGGTTCTGGTTTGCCTTCAAATGGCCATTTCGGCGATTGTGTGTGAGGGTTGATATTTGTCATTTCGTACACCCTTCAAAGACAAGTGTCCGGCTACAGACATATTGTTTCTACAACGTAGCAATCCAGTTTAGGACCATAAAGGTTAGTCCCCACAGGATGGCTCCGGTAGAAAAACAATTGATACTTTTCTTGGCGACTCGGTTGGTGAAATTGCTTATGAGGGCACAGATCAGAAACATTATCCACCCAATTACAAACGCTGCGCCATAGTTGACCATTTTTAGCACTCCTTCAGTATCCGATTATGGACCAAATGGTAGGTTCGTAGCCTGATTGTGCTCGACGGCTTTATTAACCAGTCGATTGAAGTTGTTGGATAGCCACTCAAAGTGAGGACATTCCGTTTTTTCGGCCAGTACCTCAGCAAGACCGGAAAGTAGACGCATAACCCCGACGGAGTCGATGGCCGCTCTTACCTGAACCTCACAAGCCTTCCTTCTCCAGTCGGTTCCTATTTCACCACAAGACACAGGTAGGGTCTCCTGTGCCATTTCCTTGAACATGTCCGATATGTCTTGGTAGAATTCTTGACCACCAGGATCATTCTCTTCAATACCCATATTGTTCATTTTTCGTACCCCTTCCAAATCTTATACTTAGCAGGGACTTACTATCGCCTATTGCCTATCCCTGCCACTTTTCACCACCAGTCCCCATTACCTCCCACACACACGATAAAACATATATAGGGGGTAAACGAGACTGGGATTGGATGCGACTTTGCAGCCGCGAAAGCGGTGTTTTTGACCCGATAAGACGTGTTTTTGTGCCACTAACCCTTATACCCAACATACACCCCACAAGCTTTTGGCAGGCGCCCCAAGTCCGAGCGCGATTTTTGTCCGGAATCTGTGTTTAAGATGCTTAGAATCCCCTTTTGTTACTAACAACACCCTACACAGAACACTAAACCCCCAGGGGTGCAATTTTGGGTGACTTGCTCATAAACCCCACTGACGGTACTTAGAATCCACTTTTAGTACCAATTACTCCTTATAACAACACAAACACACCCTACAAGGGTAATGAGGGTGCTATTTTTAGGGGTGCTTTTGGCAGGTGCCCGTTAGAGACAAACACCAAGAATGTTTGATGGACCAAACATCCCTGAATACTATTCATAAATGAGTATCATACAGGAACAGAAGACCAGGAAATATGATACCATAAATATCACAAGGAAAACAAAGGGATGTAGGAACATCCAGTCAGCCATGCGTTTGTAAATCTTCATTCTGAGTCTCCCAAAGACACTTGCATGAGAATGCAAACGTTCTCTTACCCCTTCCCTGTTCTCCAGGTTCGTAGATTTCTGACCATTCTCTTAAAGTCAGCCGTTCTTGCTGAACAGTCGAGAATACCAATCAGACGATATGCCATTTCGTTGGCGGTGAGTTCTTTGATCTTTTTTACTTTCTTTGCCATGTCAATGACCCCTTAATTTGCTGGACTAGTCCTAAAACCCCGAAAGTCTTTGGAAAAACCCCGGATAGTTTATGGGAAGGGTGATTAGTTAGTTAGGGGTGATAACTACCACATTGGCGACGGTATCAAGAGATAGTTTGACTCTGACGCACATACGTCTCATCCCGAACGATTCTGGCGTTTGGTCGCGATCCTCAAGTACTACATCGAGCGACGGATTAAACGTATTGAGCTTTTTTATCAATTCTTGTACTGTCATTTCTTTCTCCAAGGTTGTTAGTTGAAGATGGCCGATAACAAATAATAACCCATAACAAATCCTACTATGAGTAGAATAATACTCTCGACAACAAGAGGAGTGTGTCTACTCATTTTTCTTCCCTTCCAAAAGACGACGACCCGTGGTACATGATTCTAGACTGTGACACCCAGTAGGGCTTTTGTCAAATATAAATCGCTTACCTTTGACTTGGACAAGCTTACTGGGGGTAGAACCCCCGTTCGTCCCCTTTCGATTCCGCGCGCAGGTAGAGACGCATTTTCACCCTTTAGGATATATTATAACTCCACTACGTCGGTTAGCTAGACCAACAAGGTAGTTAATCCCAGAGCCGCAATCCCCAATACTGGCAATAGATGCCGACGTTAGCGTCTCACCCCTATACCATACAGAGCCGTCGGATGTGACTAGAAATAATACATTTCTCCTTCAGCTAAACCACAGTCCAGAATCACATACCACAACAAAAAAAGAGACCGGACGGGCAGGCTTCGGCACGATTTATTAACCCATCCTTCATTCACGGGATCATTCTTCCGCCCCGTATAGGCTTGCCACAGCATTACCCGTCGACAGAGAGTTAAGGGTCGACGCCGCTCTAGGCCACATTCCCGCCCGATCTCAAAAATTGGCAAGCTAACCCACCAAACTTGCCACACGAATAAGGCACTTTGCAGTGCGACACCCTCCGAAGAGAATGTCTTACCCGCATTCCCGGCCCATTAGGCCCTAACCGCTGCTTTTTTATGGACTACGCCCTAGCAGATAAATCTAGCTATCTGTTAATCCAGGACGGTTTCTTGAGTCCTTAACTTAACGACCAATCAAAGCCGAAACAGTCTCGCTAGACGAGATATATCTGTTTCTAAACTCCGTTTGTCGTGTCGCGCCGTTCAGCTACAAAAAAATCGCGACTACGAATACTGCCCGTATTCGCGCCACGACCTATAATGCCATTCCGACATGCGAAGAATTGTTCCACCTATCAAACTTTCGGACCGAATATACCGCCAGCAACAGGACATTAGACCGGAAAGAAAGAATTGACAGTTTAGCAATTACTAGACATGCCCTTGGAAAATTGCCTATCACGCGACAATAAAAAACCTACACTACTACGACCAGACGGCTTACCATAACGTACATCTGATAGTGAACACGACCTACCCTTTTCTGTCTTGCTATCCGGGGCTGTACCGGAACCGTGCGCCACAAACTAGGAATCGTGCCGATAATACGTTACTTGACCCGCCCGCGCAATTATAGCGTAGACTAAGTCCGCATTTCGGACTTTACGTTCTGTCGCCTCTAAGACTGGCGTTCGACCGATAACTGTTTGCCCCGCCTGGAACCGGACGGACGCACGTCCTGCGCGACCATCGGACTGTATGACGGCAATTATCAGACTACTACCCAACCCCGTCCGGGGATACCCGACGCTTATCGGACTTCCCGCTGTGATTGGTTATGGGACGTGCTGACGATATATTTTTCGCCTATAACGATAAAGTGCTACTTTACCAAACACGTCTGATTCTGACTAATAAGCCAGAATACCCATCGAGACGCGCCCCGCCATCGAGGCGCGCGTGCGACAGATACTCCATATCGGACCTACTTGCCCAGTTTCTTGAGCGCCATACGGGTAGCGCCAATACCGTTCCGACGTCCGAGAATCGACTCGGCAATGACGGCGGCACTATCGGACCCAAAGCCCAGATCGCGCGGTGGAGTGTACCGACTTTTCGTGCCCTCCTCGATCTGACGCTCATACGTTTCCCACGTTAACTTGAGCGCGGCTTGAGCATCGTCGAGACTGTCGTACTTAGACGCGGCATTCATAATGGCCGCATTTTGAGCGTAGACAGCGGCATTAGCCTTAAATTCGGTAGACCCAAATCCCGTTGACGTTCCGGTAGTCTGTGCGGTTTGTGACATTGACTTTTCTCCAATGTTAGACCGTCCCCAGACGAGACTACACCGTCCCGACCAGGGACGGACAAGTAGAATCTTATCGGAACTCATATTCGGACTTACATTGCGTAAGCCACCTGTTATCGGTCCCTTGCGGGACTTCGGTATGTCCGCTTTTTTTGGGACGTTCTGAAACGTCCCTTTTCTGTAGGATGTTTTTTATTCCTACATAATACTATACCCCTAGTTATACAACCTGTCAAGGCGCGCCCGGAAATAGATTTTCGCCGTTTTTGGGCTTGAATCCACGATGTTATCGTCCAATTACCGATAATCTGCGATTGTAACAACGTCCGGATTTTTCGCTCATTTATCGATCGTCTTCCTATAATATCTTCGTTATTCGCTCAAAATCCATTGTTTTATCGGAAAGTCCTATATTATAGGTTACGCGAGACCTATAACGTGCCATTTTGGGTCTGATAACCATGAAAAATGCGATATTATTGGTTAATACCTATAAGTCATGGTCCTATAACTCGAAAAGGTCGAAATTTTGGCTAAAAATCGACACATTCTCGGACAGAGTAAACTATTATTGGCCTCGTCCGATAAAAACCCACGGCCCAACGTCCTATAATGAGAACCCTAGATTCCCCCTCTCGGGGCACCGCCCAACGTCCGATAATTAGCCAGACCCAAAAGGTCCGATAAAGTTGGACCAACGTGCGTCCGATAATGATTTGCGGAAAGAGGCCGATAACGTCCCTTTGTGCGAAAAAAAATAGGACCGAAGGTTGTGCATTCCCACGGTCCCGTAACCTATTGTACTCAACACGTCCGATATTACGGATCGTCGCGCCATCGGTCCGATAAACCGCCGAACCTATACTTGTCCGATAACTTGTCGAGAACCTTATCGGTCCAGAACATGTCGAATGGATTATCGGTCTCTTCCAGTGTCACTTCAAGACCGTTGATTCCGATAACACGAAATGGCCGACACCTGCCGTCCGATAATAGCCAGTCCAGCAGATGTTCGCCGATGTTCCGATAATTGTGGTAAATATAGTCGCCGATTATCGGTCGTTTGTGTTTTATCGTTAGTCCGATATCCGCACAGTGCCGAAGTCTCGCCAACGCCCGATAATACTTGAATGGAATCTCGATCGTCGTTTGCGCCTTATCGGTCACATTCTCGCCATCGCCCTGCGCACGTCCGATTTTCGGACCATCATCTTCCTTGTCGGTCGTTGTGTTGGATTCGATCGCCGCGACTCGGTCCAATAATCCGTCGATTTGCGACAAGTGCGCGCCGTGTTGTTCTGTCATTTTTTCCAGTATCGCTTGATGGCCCGATAACTGCTGGACAATCTTATCGGTCATTGCGTTTGCCGCGTCCGATAATCTCAGAACTGATTTTTCGAGATAATCAATTCTCTCTTCAATTGTTCTTTCACACATATTATCGCTCCTTGTTATCTGTCCGATATTGTCCACTCTATCGTACCGACAGCACAGTCCGATAATGGTAGATGGTCTTGGCCGTGGTCCGGTAATCTACGTCGCAGGAGTTTGTCTATTATCGGTCTTTCCCATAGCGTGCCCCATGAGGTTCCGATAACCTGTAAATCCTCGTATGTTAGGTGATAGCGTGGCATATTATCGCCCCCCTGTTTTCCCGTGGCGCTCGCGCCACTTATAAGTTGTTGTTCCACTTGTCCCACAAATGCGACAGACCCGCGTCGTCCGATAACTGCTGGGTGATCTTATCGGTCCAGTGCGCGCCATTCGGATTGTCGGATAGTCCCAATTTGACATAGTCGCCTTGTTGTTCGATAATCTCGAACATCGTGCCGTGCGATTTGGTTTGGTCTGATAACCACTTTTTTAGGTTATCGACCCATCGCCCGTAAACGAACGAGAGAACCGATTTGTTGTCCGATAATCTGTTCATCTGGACTAGCGAAATATAAAATCCCGCTGGAATTGTCAGTCCGATAATCACTACCTGTACTGTCGCCATGTTATCGCTCCCTTTTTCGTGATTTTTCGTCTGATAAAAACGCGTTCATTTCACGTTATCGGCTTGTCCGATAACTACTGCCCTGCGCTGCCCACCAAAACACCGCGCGTCAACCGCCGATTGCGCTCGCTTTCGACCACCGCCCGATAATTGACCTTCCCTACCGTATCCGACTCATCGACGTCCGAAAACATAAAGTTTCCGAGATAGCCGAATTCGTTGCCCAAGCGTCTGATAAGCGCTTTTTTCGCTGACTCCCGGTTTGCGCCGAATTCGCAGGCGCCATATAATGCGCTGTGAAACGGACCGACGACGACGCATAGGCAACCGCCGATAACCTTTTCGTACCGATACCGCACGGTCTTTGCTCGCGCCCGCTTATAGAACACCCCTTCGTCCGATAAGGGTTTGTTCCGTTTCGCTGTGTGTCCGATAACATGCCTGCCCATGATACGCTCCCAAAAGTCCCAATAATTGTCTGCTGCCGTTTACACCGATTCTAGGCGCCCGATATTGGGAAGTCAAGGACCGATAAAAGAATTTTCACTTTTGGTCCTATCATATCCCGGCCCAAACAGAGGTCCGATCAGTTTCACTGGGTCTCAGGTCCGATAAAACACACCCGGAGTAAACCCGCGCGTTGAGGTCCGATAACTTGCAGTACGCCCGATAACCTTTGGCTCCGCGCACAAAAAAGCGGCCCGATAATAGAGCCGCTTGTTGGGTTTCAACCGCTGAATATGTCGGTCCATTGTGTGTCACAATTGACACAACATGCACGTTGGCGAACAACGCCATTATCGGTCCTTGGGGCACCGATGCCAACGACAACGTCCGATATAAAACACTCTGGACAGACATCGACATCGTCCACGTTATCGGCCCTAACGCTGTGATTGCGGAAGGTACGTCCGATAAGTCTCACACCTAGGTGTCCGCTATCGTATCCACCTTGCCAAGCGATCGCGAGGCCAACGTCAACCGCCTCGATCGATTCGATAACACGTCGTGCCGACTCGGAGCACATACCTTGTCGCCTTGCCGTTGTCCCGTAGTCAAATGCTTCGTGTTCGTTCATAGCACACCTACGCTCCCTAAATGATTGGTCCTATAACCACGTCGTTTGCCCATTCGCGGAATCCACCGCAACGTCTGATAACATCCATGTCCACCGGACGAATACTTGTGCCTAGTTCGCCGGTCAGCGAGTCGCGTCCGATAGCTACTATTTCTCCCGTAGATAGCCTAATCGTCACAGACCCATCACCGTCCGATAACGTCAATGCCGCGAGTCGTCCATAGGACATGGCCATAACGTCCGAGAACATGGTGTATGTCAATTCTGGGAAAGGTCCGTTTTTCGGTATTGTGATTGTCGCGAGCATGATACACAACCTTTCTTGTTATCGGCCCTAGTCGGCCGAGCAATAATCATAGTAGTCATGCGGACCATGGATTTCTAGTTCCGATATTCGCCCCGAATCTAGTTCATCGGCGGCATATTCTCGGGCTTTGGCAAGGTCCGAAAACGAACGCGTTTTGTACTTCCGCAAACGGGTCGGTGTTTTCAGGTGGCACACAACGTCGTATTTTTCGGTCGTTTGCATAATACAGTCTCCCTTTACAAAGAGTTGAGATCGGAAAGAATGTCCGAGAACCAAAACCATCCAACCGCCACCAACACGAGTCCGATAATAAGCACTGTCATTGCCCTATCCCTTCTCGTCGAATGTTCCGTCACTCGCCTGTACCACGTCACCCGATGCACGATACCATCCATCGGCCCAATTGTCGAACGCGGTGTCACCGATCGGCGATGTCGTTGGCATTGTGTCGCCTGCGAGGTAGCCGAAGTATCCGGTTTTGAATTCAGGTCGCTTCCGATCGAATCGTGCGTAATGCTTCGCGTAATGTTTCGTCCAATTGAATCCGGCGTCGGCTAGTTTCTGTATTGCTTGTCCTGTCCCGTCGTTCATGGCTTGCTCCCTTCGTCCGATATTAGCCCCGATACTGCATCGAGAACGCTCCCTTGATACACCCGATAACAATCACCGCTACGATACACAAGGCGAACCGAGTAAGGTCCGAAAACATCCATTCGCCCGCTTCCATGATCGCTTGTTCGATGTTCATCGCTTTGCTCCCGTTGGCCACCGTCGGCCAATTGAATTGTAGGATACGATCGGCGCGGATGCAAAAACATTGCCAAGAAAACTTTTGGTCCGATAACTCTGCCCTGGTCGGTGGTGCTCGCTCCCAGATAGGGGGAGTAGAGGTAACGTCACGTCACGAGGTAGGGTCACGAGGTAGGTAGGGTCACGAGGTAGGTAGGGTCACGAGGTAGGTAGGGTCACGAGGTAGGTAGGGTCACGAGGTAGGTAGGGTCACGAGGTAGGTAGGGTCACGAGGTAGGTAGGGTCACGAGGTAGGTAGGGTCACGAGGTAGGTAGGGTCACGAGGTAGGTAGGGTCACGAGGTAGGTAGGGTCACGAGGTAGGTAGGGTCACGAGGTAGGTAGGGTCACGAGGTAGGTAGGGTCACGAGGTAGCACCTACTATATGTGGTGTGCCCATACCAACCTACCTACCACATGGATAGTCCGATAACTCCGCCGCTACGTCCGAAAGGGGTACGCCCGATAAATAGGGGATTTGGAAGGCGTGGGGGCGTCCGATAAGCCGACGGGGTTCAGGCAAATCCGGCCCCCAAAACCCACCCCCTGCCAAAAACAATAATGTATATTTCATATCTGCAAAAACCCCGTCTTTAAGAATTTCGCTACATTAACCACCTCTTCTCCCTCCTCTTCATGTTGAAACAAACTTCAACACCCTCCTTTCAGTAAACACCGGTACACTTTTACTGCATAACGTTCCACCTAGTCGAACGATCTACATAGGGGGTGTACCCCTTTTATAGACGCTATATCAATAGACTTATAGGACTGAAAAAAGATGCAAAAATAATCTGAGACCATGCAACACAGGCCCCACTTACACGTATAATAGTATAGAGAGAAGATGTCGCAATGGTCTCATGAGCTTCGCACCTTTTAGGAGACAACAGAATGGACAAGACAGATTGGTCCGATCTCAACAAAATAGCAGACATAAGTGACGAGGAATCAAAAAGGTTGAATTCCCCAAGTGGTAGAAAATGTCCAGTGTGTACTAAAGAAATGACGACCGGAGATAACGAAGCTGCTGGTATCTGTAGTCGATGTTATGAAGAAGAAAATCTAGAACAGAAATTACGTTAACCTCACTTTTGTGTCTCGCTAACCGAAAGGAATAAATAATGGGAATGAGTAGTACTGCTATCTTATTTTGGGGTCTCTGTAGTGATGAGGAAGAGGAGCATTGGAAAAATATCGGCAGGGATGAAGAAGACCTCGATTACTACAATCCATTCGATGATAATGATGATGATGAGCCAGACGATGAGGATTGGGAGGAAATCTATGCCACCAAAAAAGGGTTGCATTACCCCTCAGAACCACGCAATGAGTATTGGGATGCAAAACGTAAGCTTGTCAAGGAATCGGGATGCGAAATTGGTACCCATTGTTCATTTGATTATGGAATGCCCTATATAGCAATTACAGAAAGTGAAATTCGGGCATACCAAGGATGTCCAGAAAAGATAGAGACCCTTGAAGTGAAATCTGACTGGGAACAAAAATTACGTGAGTTTTGTGGGGTTATGGGTATTAAGTGGTCTGAGCCGAGGTGGTGGATTGTAAGTTTATATGGCTAAAGGTATCGGGAGTACCCGATCCCATGAGCTTCGCACTTTTCTTTGGAAGATGATGAGATGCATGAAATGCCGATACACGTACTCGACCAACTTAAGGCTGGGTTCAAAGATCAGTTGCGCGTTTTTAGACAGGAGTTAGACCACAAACAATTGGCGGTGCTTGATGCAATTCAGAACAATCTTGGGTGTGTGGCAATTCGTAACGGCGCAGAAAAGGTGGCGTTTGACAATTTGATGGAGATCATGCAGAAGGATTACAACGTGGCACAGTTGATTTTTACTCTTGCGTACTTTGGATTTGAAGATTGTTTACGCTCTGTACTAGACGAAGAGTAGCGAAACAAGTTCGCTCCCGTTTGACCCTCACTTTTGTGTCTCGCTAACTTAAGAAGAAAAAGGGAAAACAAAACATGAAAAACGGTACTTATTGTTACTTGTGGGTAGCTGGTATAATACTAACGGGACACAATGCTTTTAGTGTCCTGGATACGCTGAAAGCCAAACTGGGCGAGATTCTACCCTACGGCCCAGAAGAAGGAGATAAATCATGATACAAACAGTTTTAACTTTTGACAAAAGAGACGAAGCACAAATATGGAGTGCTGTTAAAAAGCTATTGGTTAATGAGAGGCATCTCAACGACGACGGAATAACTATTGTAGAACACGGGGCTCTTCAGTTAGAAACAGCGATTCATCAATTGAAGGATAAGTTACCTGGGGTTAAATTCGACGTATCCAAACCAGAAGTTGTTTTTCAACAGCCAACGGTTTTTGTTGAAGTTGAGGGACCATCACATCTTTATCAATATGTGGTAAAAGAATTGAATAAAAGGTTGCCGGACAAAGAAGGGATATTGGTGTCGATTAAATCAAATCGCATAAAAGTGTCGGGACGATTTCCTCTTTTAACTATACAGGATTTAGTGCAATGTTTCAGAAATGTCAATGCTCACAAAAAGCTTCAAACACACATGCAAGACTTTAGGGATAAATCTATCACTGAGAGTAAATTGAGGGAGATGCTGAACACTTTTGTGTCTGGCTAACTTCTAGGAGATTCGATATGTCTAAAGCAGAACAGCAATTAATTGCTAAAGAAATGGGTTGGAAAATTTGTGATCGGGTTTTATGCGGTGGGTGTGACGATGTAACATTAGAACCATGTGGTATTTTTGTAAATGGCGAACTATTTGATCCATTCATGCACGAGCACGACCTTGTTCGACTTATGGAAAAGATGAGGAAGAAGGGGTGGATGTTCGGTATTGCGATTGGGAATTTAGGGTACAGAATGGCAGCAAGTACGATCAGAGACCCATTAACAGAGGGGCGTTCTGATTGGTGTAAAACTTTTGTGGACGCTGCTTCTTTTGCGATTATTGAGGGATTAAAGAAACGCAGTGAGAAAAAAGGAACCAAAAATGGATAAATCAGTAGCAATGGGAGTACACACTTTAGATCAGTCAATTGCTTATTTGTCGGAACTAATCGGTGATGCTTCGACAATTGACAGTGAGGCTGTGTCTACTTTATTGGCTGCATTATTACCACTATTGAGAGCAATAGGGTTTACACCCTCTGAGGATGAGGAAAGCAAGGAAGCTGTAGATTGGATTAAGCAACATTTGGATAATAGCGATAATTTTATTTACTTACTTTCGGCGTGTGCTTATTGTGGGTTGTTATCTGCGATGTTAGCTAATGCTCAGGTTGGTGATGTGGAGCCAGATACAGAATGAAGGCAGAACCAGGAGATAGGATTGGTATTACCAATCCAAAATTAGTAGGTTGGTATGGGAATACATATACTGTAATACCCCCTAAGATGTTGTTCCTCAGGGATGATGGCAAGTGGCTTGAACATGTTTTTGTTTCGCATAGGTATGGTTGGACCATGATTAGACATGAAGACTATATGGTACTTTCAAGACCCCAGGACCGTTCGGTTTATTTGTACATTACTCCAGAAATGTATAGGGACATGTATCGATGGGCAAATGATGAAAAAGTGAAGCAGGTTGCTGATACAGTTGGACAAGTCTCTGACCAAGGAATTTGCCCTGATTGTAATGGTAGGGGTAAAATAACAATGCTCAATTTTGATGTTGACTGTGATTGCGTGAAAAACGGAGCACGACAGAGTATCGAGAAGTTGGATAGGGTATTAAAAAAGGGGTTTGAAGGAACAGTTTGTAAAAACTGTTCATATGAGTTCTGTGAATGCGATGGAACATGTGATGAGGGTGATGGTCAATCATGTATTAGTTGTGAAGTTTGGACTTGTGGAGGTTGCTTAATAGATGGTATGTGCGGAAATTGTTTTTCCAAACTTCAGGGAGATGTTAACTGATAAATCAATTAACTGGGGAAAGAAGAGGTGTGTAATGGGTCAGTGTGGGTGTTATGAAGGAAATCAAGCATATAGAATCAAGGCTCCCAACGGGTGGTATGTGATAGAGCTACTTCCAGGCTGCAATTATTGTGATCATGGTCCTGGACTATCTATTTGTCACCCAGAAGCAATGGATCATCTAGAAGGAGGGGATATTCTTTGTTTACCAGAGCTTCCTTGGTGTGGTCCTGGAGAATTCAAGTTGGCTACATTCAAATGTGGGTTATCTCCTACAGAATCTGGAGAAGCGGCTGTGAAATGTTTTGTGTCCGAAGACTGTGAATGCAAAATAGACGAAGATTTAGCAGACATTCTTGGGGAAGATTTTTGGAAGGAGTATTTAGATAAGTCTCCTAGCTTAGTTGAGGTAAAAAATGAAGTTTAGACGATGGTGCCGAAATTGTAATTGTGAACAAGAAGTTGCTCCTATTATGGGGTACGAAGATTCCTGGAGAAAACTGTTTTGGCTTTTAGAGTTTCTTAGAACAGAGGAGACGATAGCAGAAGCTACGTTCGATGAATATATGGAACATCTTATGTTTTTTGGGAAACTGGCTTTTGATGCTGACGATGAAATAGAAAAGAGATTAAAAGAGGAGGAGGTTTCTGATAATGACTGATGGATTTTCTGACAGAGCCACTCCCAGTCCGGGAGAATACGATAAAATTACTTGTGGTGTTTGTGGTTCACTTATGGATGTTAAGAGAAACGTGATGAGTGCTACGGGAATGGCTGAAGCTATGTCTAAGAGACAACATTTACACGATGTTTTTTGGTGTTCTGATATTGAAGCAGATTGGCATATTCAAGCTAAGGCGATTCAGGAGTTGGCCAGAAAAACGCCTAGCCAAAAAACAGAAATTGCGCTATTGGTAGAGGCGTTGGATATTATCAGAAATCGTTGTGCTACTAAAAAGGTGAGTAAATTTCAATGATTTCATTAAGACGAATAGATACTAAATTTGGAGTGTCGCTTTATGGGGCTTTGGTTGGACACTTGGTGAATACTACTCGTGGATGGGTATACCTTTCTTCGGAATATAAACCGTTGATTTATGGCCGTAGTAGTGACTTGCTGAAAGATGAGCTTGTCGAGGTGAATGATATATTGGCGTTGCTTAACACTCCACAACTAAGGGGTTGTAATGAAGAAAATTAATTGGCGACTTAATATTGCGTGTGATTTTTGGCGAGCCCAGGTTGGCAATGTTGTGCTTTCCTGTTATAGGGATCAGGGTAATGACTGGTTGGCATTTGTTGATTTTAACGGGTCCACGAAAGAGGGGGATTGTCATAAATCATTGGGTTCGGCGAGGCAAGAGGCTATTGATTTAGCTTGTGAATTGCTTCTTGAGTATCGTGAGGCTCTGGAAAAAGAGATGGATAATTTTGAGATGACAGGAGTTAATTAACATGCAATATTGTTATATTTGTGCCCAAGAGATTCTCGCAAGTAATCTTCCACACAAATGTGATTCTGGTACTCCAGAATCACGTAACTGCGTTGATTGTGTCTTAAGGGATATTGAAATTGTTCGCCTGAAAGGCGAACTTATGTGTTTTGAGGAAGTGGTAAAGAAGGTGTGTGATGTAGAATTAATACCCGCTGCGTGCAGTGCTGTTTGGAGAATGAAGTTGGAAAAGTTGAAGCCACTGGTTGATGAGCTTCGTAAACTTCTAGAGGAATAACATGTTTTGGGTTATTTTGGTTGTTGGTCTTTTCGCTGCTGGTTATACTGGGTATGGGTTTTGGCAATTAAAGGATTTTGATAAATGAGACGATTTTTGTGTTTTTTTGGTTTTCATGATCTTGTGAGAATTAAATCGTATGATATTTTTTGTAGGGTGCTTTATGACTGTCATGAAATTTGGGAATGTGAAAGATGCGGTGTTTGGTTGCCCACGAATTTTCCCGTAGATGATGGAGATTGATTGTTATGGATAGATTAGATTGGAACAACAGAAATCGATTGTCGTGGTGGTTTCCTAAGATACCAAAAGAGATATTAGTCCCAGAAACACGGATTTTTCCGAAATGCGTTTGGGCAGATTGTGGTGCAAACCATTTTGTTCTTATTGGTGTTTTGGATGGTAGGAAACCAGAAGCGTTTGATACTTTGTGTTGGCAACTAAAAGCGGCGGGAGACGAGCTTGGATATCCATTTTTTCTGAGAACTGATTATCTGAGTGGTAAACATGGATGGAACGATACCTGTTTCGTGACACACGCAATCGAAATTCCTTGTCACGTAGCTCGGTTGATTGAAGAAAGTATTGGGGCTGACATACTTGGGTTTCCACCAGATTGTTGGATAGCTAGAAAAATGATTTCTACTATCCCTTCGTTTTTTGCTTTTCATGGAGACATGCCCATCGTGAAGGAACGACGATACTTTGTGCAAGACAGCAAAGTGTTGTGTCACCACCCCTATTGGCCTTCAGAGGCTTTTGACTTTGTTCGTGTGTCTATTGATAGTTGGCCCACGCAATTGGACGAGATGAATTATCAAAGTTCAGGTGAAATTAGTTTGTTGTCTGATTTGAGTGCCAAGGTGGGCGGTGTAGTGGGTGGTGCATGGTCGATTGATTGGTTGTGGTCAGAGCCAGAACAACAGTGGTACTTGATAGATATGGCTGAGGCTGAAACAAGCTATCACTGGAAAAATTGTTTCAATTTTTCGGACGTTAAATAATTTTATTTTTCTGGGATATTTTGAGTAGTTAGACGTATCACAAGGTATCAGGGAATTGGGCATCCCAATTCCTGGAGCTTCGCACTTTTTTAGGAACGCAGATATGGACACTAAAGTAGATTATAAGACAGTAGAAGTACCAAGGTTTATTGCGTGGGATGATTTTAAGGTGCTCAGTGTTTTACGAAGTGAGTCTCATGATGGTTGGAGGTTGGTTGGTGTTCAAAAGAGTATCTTAGGTCGCCAGATGTATATTTTTTCTAAGTCGCTTGGGCAGAAGGTGGTCGTATGAACAAAATACAATTACACTGTATGTGTTGCGATCGTATTCTTGAAGGGGAGAAATGGGACGATAACCCGTTGACTATTAACCCCGTATATAATGGTCTAATTTTTCGATCTAACGGTAACTTTGGATCAACTATTTTTGATCCCATGCCCATTGGTAATGAAGAGTTTCTTCAAGTTGTTATCTGTGATTTTTGTGTCATGCAGAGGGACGAGCGAGTAACGAGGGTTTATAACATAAAGACAACAAAAACTGCCGAGTCAGAATCTTTTGAGGTGGAGGAAAGGGAAGAAAATGATCAACACTGATAATCCAATAATTTCACTAGACCTGGAAACGGGTGGGTTGGAACCTGGGAAGCATTCGGTTTTGTCTATTGGCGCTGTTGTCGTACCTAATCCAGGAAACTTTGAAGATAAAAACATTACCTATGATGTTACAGAAGAGAACTCATTCTATGTTCAACTTGAGTGGCCTACTGTTGTTGTTGATCCTAGGGCTATGCAGATTCATAAATTGAATATCGTAAGTCCACCCGGATACGGTGGCGATATGTTGAGTATGAGTCAGGACGGGACTGAGGGGCTCAAGCGATTTGGTAAATGGATTTCACGATTAGTTTTACACACCAATCAGTTGGTATATGCCCTTGGGGTTAATGTTGGTTCGTTTGATTTGAAAATGTTGCGTTCTCCATGGAATGATTTAAATGGTCTTTTTTGGCCATTTCATTATCGGTCGATTGATTTAAATAGTCTGTTCTTTGCTTTAGCTAGTAGGCGAAATATGTCTTTCAGCGATGTAAAGAAAGAGATAACTGAAACTGCTTGGAAAAGAAGTGGTTTTTCTACTGACATGGAGCATCATGCCCTTGCTGATGCGTGGTCTAATGTGTATGTGTGGGAAGAATGCCTTAAGCAGTTTGGTGGTGATTGTGAGGTAGCGTGTTAAAATGAAGAAGCATTGGTATTATGGTCATCCTGGGTTTTTCCGTGGCCTTGCCCTCTTGGTAGGGACAGTGATTATTGTCGTTCCGCTTTGGACCCTTCTCCAGTCTCCAGGCTGTAATTTCTATTTTGGATCACAGATTGTAGACATTCTGAACCAGGAGAGCCAAACTGATGGCAAATAAAGGTCCGATTTATAAAGAAAAGGGCATAGTGGCTAATTCTGAATTACTAGCCCAGCTTCAAGTTGCTGTAAAAGAGCTTGAGGTACGTATGGTGGCTGATGTTCAGGTTTTCAGAGGGGGTCACGATGCTGGGTGGGGTGTTGGTAAGGCTCAACGTGGAATTGCTGTTGATGCTGTGATTTCGATTGCTCGGGTTATTAAGGGATTGAAAGGGTGGTAAGGGAACCACGTCCGTGTGGTTCCCGTAAAGAGGAGAATTAGTATGGTAAATGTTGAGTTGAATCTTGGTCCGTTTAATGATTGCATAACTGGGCTTAGTGATAGAGGTGTTGCTGAATATCGACTACTTAAGAGAACTGCGTTTACCTACAATGCCAAAAGGGAGCCTATTCGAATCATCGATTCATCTGATGATATGGTTACGGTTCACTTACTCCGTCTAGGGTTGGCAAAAAAGAACGACACCCCAGACAACCGTCGGGAGTTAATTAGGGCGGTTGAATTAGATATATTGAAGATGGTTTATGAGGTTGCCAATGCTGCCGAAATTAGTTTAACAAGCTTGACTGTACTGGATAGGGTTAAGATACCGATTAAATCTGCGACAATAGGTTGTGACGAGTTTGGTATACTTCGCATTATAGTAGAGGTTGGTATTTGTTCGTTTGAAGATGAGGCCGTGGTGGTCGGGAAGTGATATTAGTGTTTGCAACGTGCAAACACAGAGTGGTTTTTGAATAGAAGAGGAGAAGTATTATGAAGAAGCAGTTTGTGACTCTGTTGGGTGTTGGTTTGATGTTGGTTGCTGTTGGCTGTACGAGCCGTACTCGTGTTACGTTTGGTCCCTTGAGTGTCGCTGGTCAGACACAGGCTTTTGAGACGGAACAGCCGTTTTCGTTTGACCTTAGTCCGAATAAGGTTGGCTTTACTGTCGGCTATGTCGGATGGTCGGTCGAGAGTATGTTTGGGAGTTGTGAAGAGGTGATTGGAGCTTCTCATGCTACTGGAGATACCGAGAAGGTGCTTGAAGCAGTTCCCGCTCTTAATGAATAAGGAGGTTGATTGTGAAGATAGATGATGTGGTTAGGATTGACAAGTGTGAGATGTGTCCAGGTGTTGTGGGTAAGGTGGTTCCAGTCAAGGGGTTTAGGGAAGATACCGAGACGATGGTGAAATTAGGTTTTGGTCGAGGTAGGCCAGCGGCTGGTCGTCCTGAGTTTTTCAGTGTTGATGATCTTACGGTGGTAAATGTTCATATACTTGGAGATACGGAGAATCCTGCATCTTCCGAGGATGTTGAGCAAACAGTTGAAAGTTTGCAGGACAAAGAATAAGGGGGATTGGGATGAAGATTCTAGCTCTTGAGGTAGAAAATATTAAGTTTCTTAAAGTGGTAAGTATTAAACCAGATGGTTCTTTGGTTATCATTGGTGGGGATAACGCCGCAGGAAAGTCGTGTGTTTTGGACTCCATTTGGTATGCCCTGGGTGGGGGTAAGAGTGCTCCTCCTAAACCAATAAGGACGGGACAGAAGAAGGCTAAGATCGTCCTTGATCTTGGTGATATTAAAGTAACTCGCACCTTTACCAAAGCTGGTACGAACCTTGTCGTTGAGAATAAGAAGGGTGTTAAGTTTGGTTCTCCACAGGCAATGCTAGATAAGCTTGTGGGGGAACTTACTTTTGATCCACTCGAATTTTCCAAGATGGATGCTAAGAAGCAGGCCGAAGTACTTAAACAACTAGTGGGCTTAGATTTCAATAAGCTCGATGTTCAGTACAAGAAGTTGTTTGAGGAACGAACGGCAATTAATCGAAGAGGTAAGGAGGTTAGGGCGAATTTAGATGCTCTTACTTTACACGAGGGGATGCCAGACAAAGAAGTGTCAGTGGTCGAGTTGAGTAAACAGTACACCAAGGCTACTGAAGATAATAGGTTTTTTACTCTTGGGCAAACTGACATTGCAGGCGATATTGCAGAAATCGATAAGTTAAAAGAGCGACTTACTGAATTAAAGAAGAATGTCAAGGAGAGACAAAAGAATCTTGAGGGTAAGAAGTTGATTGATACAAAATTGCTCCAAGAGAAGATGAATGGTGCCGAGAGTACCAACACAAAGATTCGGGAAAACCAGAAGCATGTTGTCGTCAAAAAAGATATAGACAAGTTGCTGAAACAGTCTGGGTCTCTCACAAGTCAGTTAAATGAGATAGAGGCCACCAAAGAGAAAACATTGGCCAAGGCAAAGTTTCCAATTGAAGGATTGGCCATTGATGACGACGGGGTTACTTTCGAGGGTATTCCGTTTACTCAGTGCTCATCTGCTCAGCAGATTAAGATATCTGTTGCTATGGGTTTAGCAATGAATCCAAAGCTAAGGGTTCTGCTGATTCGCGAGGGTTCTCTATTGGACACAAAGAGTCTACAGATGGTTTCCGAGATGGCAGAAAAGGCTGATGCTCAGATTTGGCTTGAGCGGGTTTCTAAGGGCAGTGAATGTCAAGTGATCATGGAAGATGGGTCTGTGGTGGAGGAAGAAGATGATGACGACTAAGGATGGGATGGAAGATTTGGGGATGCTGCCGAATGGCTGTCACCTATATCGTCAACCGAATGGTGCTGGGGGTCAGACCTACTATAGCAATGAATGTGGTGTAATATCTATGGTTTGGGATACCTGCATCGCTAATGAGTCCACCTTGCTTATGGCTATTCTTTTTGAAAAGCGCCGTAGGTGTGTAGAGTTTATGATTAAGAAGAAGGAGTTAACCCCAAAAGAAATGGGGCTGGCCGAATCCTTGGGGTGTGCTCATTTATTTGACGAAGGCAGTAAACTACCAAGGTCGACTCAAGAAATGCTCGATGATGACATCATCAAAGATATCACAAACGATATACCAGATAATGTTCTAGGAGATGATCATACCGATATTGTTGACGTCGCCTGTTCTGGTCAAATGCCCACACTATCAAATCGGGAACCTCCACCCTGTATGCTGAGAAACGATGGTATAGAGGGGTCGTTTTTATTGGATGATTACACTGAAAGTAATGCTGTTGATGATATTATAGAAGACATAAAAGGTCCACCAGATTTAGTATATGGTTCTGATGGTCCTCCTCGCCCATCTTTGTGGTGTATGCTTTTTCATCGCAGGAAATATTGGGACACATTAAAAACAAAATCTGTTCCCCATCCATCCCTAATATGGAGAAACATTGAGGAAACTGAACGTTATTGTCACAAGTGTGGTCGAGAATGGACGACAACGGCTATAAGTAGACCATCACCGTGGGGTACGACCAAGGGTTGATTTTGAGAAGATGATTACATGAAGCCAACATGGGTAATCCAAACAAATATGGAGGGTGTTGACACCAAATCTATGATAGCTGAAGTTGAGCGTCAGGGGATGGAAGTTGATCGAGTTGAATACGATTATGCAGCACCCCTTAGTTCTTTAGAGAAGTGGTTGATCGCAGAAGGAGTTGTTCGTGACGAAGATGCGTCGGACGCTTGTGTTTTATGCTATGGTGACGTTGATTTTGTGAAAATGATCAAAAGGCGTGCATCGTTTATTCCCGGTACGTGGTGTAATTTTGAAAATATGAAATGCAGCACCTACTTTGCATATTTGGGCAGGCACTTACTGAACCGAGAATATGCCATGATGCCCCTGGGCGATCTAATGAGGAGATGGAACAATCTTACAGAGTATCCTCCCAATACATCACTATTCATTAGACCAGACAGTGGTGCTAAGCCATTTACTGGATACGTGGTAAAACCAGATAAACACCACAAAATCGAATCGTTGATTAAAACGATTGGTCCAGAAGTTTTAGTTGTTGTCTCCCCTGAAAAACAAATAGATGCTGAGTGGAGATTCGTCATATGTAACAAGAAGGTAATTACTGGATGTCGCTACTTACCAGATGAATCCGTTTACTTTCCCCAAACATCTTTCCGTCTTGCTCAAGAAATCGCTCAAAATGAATGGCAACCAGATATTTGCTACACCGTTGACATAGCAGAATCTGGAGGTGAAAAGTATTTACTGGAAATTAATAGTTTCAGTTGCGCCGGGTTGTATCTATGCGATATGGAGTCTATTATTCGACATGCCAGCAAAGCCGCTATTGATGAATGGAGAGAATATTTTGGATAAATTTCCTGATAAAAAATACAATGTAATATATGCTGACCCACCATGGAACGGATTGGGGTGGAATAATGGTAGTGGTGAAAAATGCCCCGCTAAGCACTATGAGGTTCAGGACATAGAGTGGATAAAATCACTTCCAGTGAATACTATTTCTGGTGATCCTTGTTTTTTGTTCTTGTGGGTAACATTCCCTAATTTACAACAGGGACTTGAAGTAATAGAATCTTGGGGTTTTAGGTATTCTACTTGCGCCTTTAACTGGGTAAAGCGAAACAAAAAAAGTGATAGCTATTTTATTGGTTGTGGAAATTATACAAGGGCCAATTCTGAGCTTTGTTTGCTTGGTACCAAAGGTAAGTGTCAAAAGGCAAGGAAGAGTAGGAGTGTTAGGCAGATTTGTGATGCTCGCATTTCTAAACATTCAGCTAAGCCCCCAGAAATTAGAGACAGAATCATACAGTTGTGTGGAGATATTCCCCGTATAGAACTGTTCGCTAGAGAAAAAACTACTGGTTGGGATGTTTGGGGCAATGAAGTCTAAAGAAATTTTCACCCTTGACCATGAATTCGATAGGTGGTGTGACCAACTCTTGGCTGAAAAGAAGATCGATTCACTTGCCTATTTAAGAATAATGCATGGGTGTGGTCCTGTATGGGAGGCTTGTCGTCAGAAGTGTGCCGATCTTTGCATGCAAAACGACCAGAAAGGAACAGCCATGCAGATAATGACGAATATAGATGGATCGATTGATGAATCATGGATGAAATCGCATGAGGATAGTAAGGAGTAAATAGATGTTTTGGAAAAAGAAATATGATTTCTATCTGGCTGGAAAAATGCGTGGCTGTCCTAATCTCAATAAGGATATGTTTACACTTGTTGCTAGATTATTGAGGGAAAAAGGATTTACCGTGTGGTCTCCATCGGAACACGATAGTTATCTAAAGTTGTCATTTGCTCAATGTATGACGGCGGACCTCAATGCGATAATTAATAAGTGCAGGAAAATTGCCCTGCTTCCAAATTGGAGAGATTCACAAGGCGCTAATGTGGAAGCTTTGTGTGCTTTTGCGACAGGAAAAGAAAGTGTTGAAGTTGTTTTGAATACAGATAATACTGATATAGAGTTGATGCCGTTTGACCTTAATGTCTACCATTATCCATATAGAGAAGGAAAGGTCAGTTCGTTCAATCCACATAAATGTGAGTTACACAGTTTTACTGAGACACAAACTCAATAATTGGGGTGATTAGTAATTCATGCAAATAGTGGAGACGTTGCTTGTTGCCGACTCCCACACATAAGATTGTCGACATGAGTATCCCGATGATGATCCAATGTTTCTTTTTCATGTTTAATCGCTTTCTCTGGAATCCCACACAACCTCAAGTGTTTTTGTGTTAACGATATCGTCTGCAACAACTGTGTATCGTCCGAATCGTCTATTGCCTTTAATGACACCTGGATAACAATGGCTGACAAGTTCTGTACAACTAAATCGGAGCGTATCATTGAATTCAAAAGCAAAGTCATAATCACTACCTATTGCAGCTTTCGCCCGTTTGATAGCCTCACCACTTCTCCATTTTTCGCTTCTTAGTACGATGACGTGGTCGGTTTTCATAAAATCAATTAAATCATCCACAACTACTCCGTCGCTTATTGCGTGAATTACCATATGATCTTGTCCACCTATCTCTCCAACATAGATTCCCCCATGATTAAACCATCCTGGAATTAAGGCTCGGTCTAGGTATCCCTCGAATCTCCTAATTAATATATCCCCAGGCTGGATCAATTTTTCTACGGCCCTATAGTGTTTTCCCTTTAGTTGAAAAGTCCTGGCGTTTACGGTTATCCAAAATGGTCGTAGCAATCCATGCCACCGAATATCCCCTATAAATCCGAAGACAGCTTTTTGTATCTTATATCTGAATCTCGTCATTTGATTTTACCTTCTTTCTTATTATCTTATACATCCTGAATAGTCGGTAGCCAGACCCTCCCATTTATCGGGGTCCGTGTCTGCCCTGCGATGACAATCTTTACAGAGATACAGTAAAAGGAAGGGTTGGGTGTGATTTGGGTGATGACCCTCAATACGGTCTTCTGAACAACACACCTCACATTCTTCTAAGGGGGTAAGTTTGCCAGATTTTATAGCCCGACGAACAAGTGATCTGGCATGGTCTTTTTCTGGGAATTTTTCTTTATCTTTGCGGGTGTTTATTGCATTGGTAGTTGTCGGTTCACATCGCCGGTTTTCATTAGTTAAGGCCGAGGAGCATTTGCGAGAACAGGCATGTTGTTGGCCGAGTTTTATGGTTTCATTAATACGTTTTTGTGGTTTATCGAATGACTGTTTACACGAAGCGCATTTGACCCTATTTGTCATTTTCGACTTCACCCCTTATCTCTTCGACACAATCAGCAGCAAGCCCCCATAAATCATTTTTTCTTTTTTGAATAATTTCGAGGTCGAAACTGCGTCGTATCTTTTGGAAACCTAGTTCCATATTAAGGGACAATAGCTCATTTTGTTCAGTAGTTGTTTTTGGCACAAACATGGTTACGAATAAGGTGTTTTGAAAATAGACATCTTTAAGTATCCATCCCTCTGGAGTGTTAGCCCACAATAGATTTGTGAAAAGCTGTATAAGTTCTAACGATGACGAATTAGACACTTGCATCACTATTTTCCCACTTGTCCAACCACTCGCTTGGGTGATTGTCGTAATGTTGTATTAAATATGTTAGATACATCAAACTGTCGCTAACGAAAGGGGTTAAGCTTTGTCCCAATGAGTGTATTTCTACTAAAGTAAACCATCCCACACCCATTGTGGTATAATGATTCGGTCTTAATTCCCCTTGCCACTGGTCACAAATAGAAACTATGGTACGATATTGGCTTGTCTGCAAGTTACAAAGTTGCCTAAGCCGATTACCGCACACCCCTACATCTTTTCTTAACTTGCCTGGGAATGTCCATGTTCTGTCAGAAGTTTGTTGAACCAACAGAAACCGATCACTGTTGCGTAGTATTATCCAGGCCATTTCTATCATCGGTACTCCCTTCTATATCAAGGGATTCCGATACTATTATACACCAGTCGCGGGTGTCACTCTAAGATCATCTGTTATCGCCGTCACCCCGTAATGACCCATCACTTTTGCGTCTTGCTAATTTATCAAGATTTGCGGTGTATACTTCTTCTAGGGTAAAACCGAGTCTATCGGCGAGTTCTCCAATACTCGCTATGATTGTAGACAAATATGGTTTTAATGCTTGCCAATTACCGATTATTGCTTCTTCATAGTAAATGTTTTCGAGACACTCAGCAATAAGGTTTGCTTGACGGTTCATGAGTAATACTAAGCGAAAGTCGTTTAGTTTTTTAACTCGTTGAATTATAAAAACCCCTCTCATTTCATACATTGTTTTTAGGTCTATTTTTGTATCACAACAAATATTGGCTAGATACCAGCAGCAGTCTCCGAGTTCTTTCTTTATACCATTGGATCGTTCAGAGGTCATTGTCCCACCGTCATCTCGGAGAAGTTTCTTGTATTTTTCAGCTACCTCTCCACATTCACCAACAAGACCAAGTGCTGGGTATATAATTTGGCTACCCTCTATGTCCAGATAGATAGCTGTGCTTCTTGCTCTGTCTTGATATTCAGATAGGTCCATTGTTCTTCTCCATTTTCTTCCGTTATATGACGCTGAACATGTTTCCATATTTTTCTAGTAGATATATATGAAATTGTAGATTGATCAACACCGAATATCGCGGCGATTTCTTTTTGGGACAACTTTCTTCCAGGATGACCATTTTTACCAGATTGCAGTAATTGTAAAACCAATTTTATTTTATCATCAGTTAATTTCGACATTCTATTTTTTTCGCCGCACGCATGTAGTCTGGAAAAGGTATTGTGTTGTATTGCATCTTGAGCATTTTCTGATTTTGTTCCCCATCGCAAATTGGTTAATTGATTATTTTGTCTATTGCGATCTTTGTGGCAACATTCCATTCCATCTAGACAATCACCCACGAATGATTCAAGCACCAATCTGTGAAGTTTGAGTGTTTTTTTATGTCCATTTTTGCATAACGTTATTTGTAAATAACCGAAACGGTTTATTTGAGGTTTGAGAATTCTATCGGTGTTAGTTTTGGAACTATTTAGGATTCTTTTGATCCGTCCTAGATTAGATATACAATACACTCCCTCATAATTTTTGACATCTTTCCACAATTCAATCATCATTATTTCCATTCATTTCTTCTTCTGTGGTAATATTTTTTCCCAGTCTCATACCAGACTGCCACTTTACGTTTTGTGTATCTGTAGCATAATACTTATAAGGGTCTTCAAGACTTTCGAGAACCCAATCGGCCAATCCTTGATCGACACTTTCTTCTGCGGTAAAGATGGTGTCATGAGAACACATGTCTTCGATTTTCTTCAGGGTGATGCGTTTTTTCATTGCTTTCATTCTGCTGCGGTAGATTTCATACATTTTTTTTCTCATTTTGGTCGCGTATTTAGCCCACGCCTCAACACTTTTGCACGTACCTGAAAGTCCCTCACAACCGTCATGAATCATAAATGTGCAATGTGGCGATACGATTCGAGAATCGCAAGCCTGGATAATGATTGATCCCATGCTCATTGCTGCGCCCCAGCAGATACCGTAGACATGAGAGGTAGATGCTCTGATAGCGTCATACATCATCATTCCTGAATACCAGTCTCCCCCTAAGTTATTCATATGAACAATAATCGGCTTAGATGAAACAAGGTCACAGTGGATTATAGATTTAGTGAAAAATTCTGCCATTTGACAATCTGTACCAGATTCACCCTCTCCGCTTGCCATCTCTGCATCGTGAGAACCGACATAAACCAATCTTTTTGAGGGTAAATATGAATAATCAAACCATCTATCAACATCATCTTTGTTATACGGCATTAAATATGTCTCCTAACTTGTCCATTGTCAGATATTTGATATAACCCTTTGTAATTTTTGATATTTTTCCAACATTCCATAACTACTTCATATCATCCTTTACATAATTACTCATTTGATATCTCACTTTCTACAATGCGACGTAGTTTTTCAACAACCATATGAAAATAAGAGTAATAAAGATAAATATAATCCTGACGAGTCCATGCGAATCCGTCCATTATTGTTGGTTGGCTTTTGATCAAATCAGCCCATTGTGGTAGTTCTTTACACAAAGAAGTCTGAATTTTTACCTGATTAGTATATGTAGTTATGTCAAAAACAATCACTTGCCCTTTAGTTCTTTTGATTCGCCCAAGAAGTCCCCCAGGACAATTTTTAGCTTTTATGGTAGACGCACATTGTCCAATTGATAATTGAGCACGCCATTGAGATAGTAGTTCTTTTGTTTTAATCATTGGATTCCTCAAATGGATTTTTTACAACATCACCCTTTTTGTACGTATGTCCCGTTTTATATAGAATACCTTCGACAGACAGGAGTGATGGATTGTCAATAAAGATTGCTACTCTAGAATCGCATTTTTCAAACAGGTCTATAATATGGTCCATCATTAGTAGAGCGATCTGTATTTTGGATTGTGGGTTGTTTGTTAAATTGGGATTGTGCCTAATAGCCATACAAACTGTATTTACCAAATCTAGAATTGTTTCAGTATCTAGGTTGGTAATTTGTTCGAATGTTTCTGGTTCAATCATCTGATTTATTATCTTCTTTGTCCAAGTTCTTAAAATGGGCTTTGGCCTCATCAACCCGACTCATAAGATCATCTCTTTTATCTGCTACATCATTTGGGGTAAAACCACAAAAAGTAAGTTCCCAGAATATACTGGTGATGAAACAATATAGTGTAGGTTCGATTGTTAGCGTGAAGCCAGTGCGTTTGAAATCACGGTCCGGTTCTACATATGGGGGGAAGAATTCGATTTGGGGCGAGACACGAATAGGGAGGTGGGCAAGGTTGTTTAATGGAGAAAACTCTATTCCATATCCCGAGTCTTTTATGCAGCGATCATCATCTTCGCACACATGAGAGTCAATAAGGTTGTCTGAGTCAAATTCTGCGACATGGCAGTGTGGGCCAATTCCATGGAATGACATAAGGTTGCGCATAGTAGCGACTTTGGGGTCATCCCAATAATCTTTGTCGTCAGGAAAACCTAGTCGTTTGCATGCCTTGCTCAGTTTTTTAGGGGTTGTTCTTTTTACCGTGAGGGTGTCGTAATCCAAGCTCCAGTAAAGCTGTAGATATTCAACGTCGTCTATATCATCTGGGTCGCGATCTAATTGAATCTGGTCCCAGAATGCTTCGAATTCAGGCATACCAAAAGTTCGAGCTATACCGGGAACAATTAGTTCCATACGATAAACTAGGAAGAATAGGTCGTATAGGGTAAAATCATCTGCAACTTTAGATACCTCCCATTGTAAATCTGATGGCATGAAGTCTTTGTAGTAATCTTTTGTTAGATGAATGCCGTCGCTCGTTTTATCACTCATAGAATTTACATCCCTCACAGTTGGGGCACTTGATTGTGCAATAAGGCTTTTGTTCATACGGAACAGACATCCAGCCACACACACCACATACGCAACGCCAAAATGGTTTGCTTGTAGGGAAAGCTATTGATTGAAAAGGCTCCCATTCTAGGATTATTTTATTCATAATTTACCCCCAGGAATTCTGCTGTTTTCTGTATGGTCGGCTCACTCACTTCTATGCCAACACAATCTAACCCGAGTCTTTGACACACTATCGCTGTGGTCCCAGACCCAATAAACGGGTCCAACACACGACCCCCTGGGGGACAATGACCCATTACAATACGTTCTACCAAAGCTTCTGGTAACTGTGTTGGGCAATGTTTTCTTTTCTCTTTGTGGGTGCCGCAGATACGAGGGAACTCCCATGTGTTTTCAGGCATTTTACCTCCGGGAGCCGCTCTCTTGTCATTGTATACTGTTTGCCTAGCACTAGGCACCTTAATTTGTTCTGGTCGAACATAATCAGAACCTAGCCAATAGATGGGACGATAGCACAGGGCGTATTTTCCATTTCTTGTCTGATCTTGCCCAAAAGTATAGTGCCACTGTAATCTTTGAATTAGTGGGATACCTAATTCTTCGATGGCGTTTTCGACCACCCTAGTCCATTTTTCGTTGAATGTCAGAAATATTGGACCATCGGTAATATCGGCCATTTTGCAGAGCCAGCAAAGAATATTGGCCTCATATTCCTCCACAGAAATCTTATCTGTGAACCCATCGTATTTTAAGCTTATGTTGTCTGGTGGGTCGCCAATGATTAAATCGACCTTCCCGATAGTGGCATGGCCGATTAGCTCGAATCTTCCATGTATTAGTTCAATCATTCTTGTCCCCAAAAAGGTGCGAAGCACATGGTATTAGTAGTATTCTCTAATACCATTATACGTCCCACAACCAATTTTGTTTCAAAAAAAACCAAAAAAATCAAAAAACTTGGAACATTTTTGCACAAACTCCCTCTCTATATATATGGAGGGGTATTTTTATCGGACGTTGAATATTGTGTATAAATTCAGGGGTGATAAAATGAAGAATGAGAAAACTAAAATTGAGTGTCGTTTGACGACTTGTGGGACAAAGGTAGTTAACGCCAAGGTTTTGGATGACTTGGTGGTTCCCGATCCTGATCCGGCTATTGGGAAACAAATCATCGCTGATGCTGTTGAAGAGGAAAAGGATGATGAGAATCAGCCAGAAGCTTCTTAACGAAGCGGAACCGATTATTAAACGACTGGCTAAGTCGCGTAGCGCTAATGGTGCTTTTGCATACTACGAACGCGATGATGTTTTTCAGGAAGTTTGGTGCATGTGCTTAGAGGCTCTAGGTCGATATGATTCAGAAATAGGGCCTGTGGAAAATTATCTAGTTAGACATGTCACCAATCGCCTCAAGAACCTGAAAAGAGATAAGTATTTTCGTCCGGGTTCTGATCCCCCAACTTCTGGTCTAGCTCGCACCCGAATGAATTTAGTAAATGCATTGCCATTAGATGGCGGTGATATCGCAGAGCAAGGGGTGTTGTTATGTTCTGGTAAAATTAGCGTTGAGCCCATTGAACATAGTGTGTGTAATGAAACTTTATTGTGTATTATCAGGAAATTACCCGAAGAGTTACGGGGGCCATTCGAAGAATTAATTTGCAACAACAAGGTCAGTATTCAGTTAGTTGATGAGATAAGACAGAAGGTTGCTGAGATTTTGAGTGAGAGGGAATCTGATGTCGAAAGATAAGAATCGAAAATTATCTGCTAATTCTAAAGCTCTCAGGGTCTTGGGTGAATGTATAGAGCAAGGTTTGACTGACAAAAGAACTCAGCAACGACTCGTGCAGGAATGTGAATATGAATGGACTCTTAGTACGATTAGTCGTAGACGAAGAGCAATGGGTGTTGTTAAAAAACATGGTCAACAGGTAAATACCACAACGGCAGAGTCACCAATGATGGAAAATGTGCCGTATGGAATGGGTGATGCGGAAAAATCAAATTGGTTTAGAAATCAATTTAAGAAAACACATCTATACAAAACTATAAAAAAACAGTTTGAATCAGAAGAAGTGGATGTGTATTTAGAGGATTTTGGACTTTTATGTTGTCAATTTGAAGATATTGTTATTAGTGAATTTATGCAGATTGATGATTTTCTCAAGCATAGACTTCTTATTGACGGACAATTGATTCTAAAGCGTTCTATTCAAAAACAGGTTTCTGACATACAAGAGTGGTTTATTCTGAATCCTAAGATTAAGGGAGAGGACAAGGAAGCAATTCAATTTCGTCACGTACAACAAGGACAACTTGACCATAGATATAAAGACTTGAAGGTTGTTAACGATCGTTACGATGCTCTTGTTAAAGAACGTCAAAAGATTTACAATAGTTTGGCTGCAACAAGAAAGGATCGTTTAGCGGAATTACAAGGTGGTAAAGATACATTTTTTGAATTGGTTAAAGCAATACAGCATTCAGAAGAAGAAAGAAGTCGGCATGGACGTTTTGCGGAACTTACGAAGCTAGCATCTGAAGAGATTAAGGGCGAGTTTCGTAAACACGTTGAGTTTCCCGACGGAAGTAAATCGCCAGTTATCATGGATTCTGAAACAGACTTTGGAGACGACGATGATGAATAAAACGGCACTTTACATTCCAAGACCTGGGGCTAGAGCCTCGATGGTACAACAGGGGTATGTTGATGCTTTAGAATATCTTGGTTGGACAGTATATCAGTGTGACCCCAAAAGTAAACTGGGGTGTCAAAGACTGATTGAGGAATATGGTGTTCGACTAATTATGACCCATTCTAGGTATGGAATAAGGCAATTACCTATTCAGGTAATTAATGCTAACCAAGTAACGGTAGTTGTAGAAGTGCTACCCTTAAACACATCTAATTTAACGGTTGATAGTCCTTATGAATTGGCTCATGACGATGAACCTAATTTGATCAAAGAAATAGATAACGTAGTTATTCACACACACGTAGAATCACATTTGTGGTTAAAACTCATGAGTGGTTGGAATGATATTCTTCATTTACTAATGGCGGCGAATTTAACTAAGGCCATGCCACCTACGTGTTCTGTTTTGACAGATGTTGCTATGGTAGCCAACTTTGAGCATAGACAGGGTATTATGAAGCATTTGATAGAACCACTTTTTAAGAGGGTCGATTTACTTGGGTATTCCTATCAGGCGTTTGGTGATAATATATGGCAACGTGCTGGCTTGAACTGTAACGGACCCTTACCTTTGGATAGTGATAAGTTGGCCTATATTTATTCTTCTGCGAAGGTATGTCCAAATGTTCACACCGAAGCCCAAATTGGTTTACAAGCTTTTTTGAATGAGAGGTCGTTCACGATTCCGTTATGTGGCGGGCTACAGGTATCTGACAATCCTTTGGCTACTAAGTATCTGGGGTCATATTGTGCAGTAGCTACCAGTACAACCGATTTCATGAATAAGGTTATTAATCTTATTGAAAATCAGTCATCTCGTTATGATAAAATAAGGGCCGGGGTTAGGAATATCGCACAAAACCATACGTATTTTAATAGATTGGTGAAAATTTTTGAAAAAGCTGGTTTGCCAGACCACAAAGAGGAGGCATCTCAAAAGGGAACTAGATTAGCAATTAGACATTGTTGGGAAATTGATGCTAGGATTAGTGCAGAGGAAAGGGGAATACCTTATGAAAACTAAGCAACGAAACATGTTTCGTAGACTAAATGGTGTGACAATGCCAATTGGTCGAAAAAGAATTAGATGGAGCCGCAACTGGAAGTGTTTGTGCGGGAGTAGTAAAAAGTACAAGAAGTGTTGTATGATGGAAATTGATAGTCTTACTGCTTCTGATGGCAATGCTACTGTAATTCCGATCCCTGAAGATATTCAGCAGATGAGTATTGAATGGCTTGCAGAACAAAAACGGAAACGGGAAGAAGAAGCAAGACAGGAAAAGGTAGAGGAAGATAAGATGAAGCAAAAACGAGAATTAAAACTTTCGGAAGAAGATATGAAGAATATGGTGGGGGTATAGAAAATGAAGAATAAAACTAGTTTTATATTAGGATGCACCGGCCAGGACGGGTCGTACCTTTCAGAACTATTACTTGAAAAAGGGTATGAGGTATATGGATTGATTCGCAGGTCTTCGGTTGATACGACCGAGCGGATTGCTCACATCATACATCGTCCAAATTTTCATTTGGTAGAAGGGGATATTACAGATGCTTCGTGTATGTATCGATTGATCTCCGGCATTCAACCGACTGAGGTTTATAACCTAGCGGCGATGTCGCACGTAGGAGTATCATTTGATCAGCCGATAACAACATGTCAGATAGATGCAGTTGGGCCACTCAATGTTCTTGAGGCTATTCGTCAGACGTCGCCTAAGAGTAAGTATTATCAAGCATCAACGTCAGAATTATTTGGGAATACTGATATAGCCCCACAATCAGAGCGAAGTGAAATGATACCAAATTCTCCATATGCTGTGGCGAAGTTGTATGCACATCATCTCACTGGCCTTTATCGTCGTGCTTACGGCATCTTTGCTTGCGCGGGCATACTTTTCAACCATGAATCGCAGCGTCGTGGAGAAGCTTTTGTTACACGCAAAATTACTAAGTATGTAGCATCGCTTCAGAAATGGATGGATTGCCATGAAGGGTTTCCGAGAAAAGATGTTGACGTCATCCCTTTGTTTTTGGGCAACATAGAAGCAAAGAGAGACTGGTCTCATGCTATTGACATGGTTAATGGTATGTGGTTGATGATGCAACACGACGTAGCCGATGATTATGTTCTTGGCTCTGGAGAAACGCATTCTGTAAGGGAGTTTTTAGAAGTAGCTTTTAATACAATTGGTTTGGATTATAGGGATTATTTTGAAGTTGATCCTAAGTTTTTCCGGCCAGTTGATGTTAACTTATTACAAGCTGATCCAAGTAAAGCCAGGGAAGTTCTTGGTTGGAAACCTACAATTGGTTTTGGGGAAATGATAGATCAAATGGTACAAAGTGATTATGGGGTGTTGATAAATGCCTAGGCTTGTTTTACCCACCTATAAAGCGATTCGCGACACTCGCGAACAAAAGGGTTGGACCTTTGATGCTCACGTACCTGATCGTCGCCCACCTAGGTGCGAGGGTATGGTTGTAGAAACTCTTCAAACTGGCGATTATAGCTTGGTTGGTTATACGGACATTTTAGCCATTGAACGAAAGGCAGATTTTTCGGAGCTTTGGGGAAATTATAGTGCTGCTAAGAGAAAGGCGTTTGAAGCTGAAATGGACCGAATGTCTCAAATTAAACATTCGTACATTATTATAGAATCATTGTTTACCCCCGATATTATGGAGTTATCTCCACCTCAGTTTGCTAAAGGTGTTCCTGGTAAGTCTATGGTGAGATGGTTGATGTTTTTAACAACTAAGTATGGGGTGAATATCATTCCGGCAGGAGCATGTGCTCGGAAGATTACCCAAATGATTATGGAAGAAGTTGTTCGTGTAGAAAAAGAAAGGTGGGTTCCTCTTGGTAGTTAATGCTAAAATTAATGCTGAGTTAAACGACTTGCTTTACGGTGATGAGGGCAGGCTGGGTTATCTATTTCCCTATCGCGATAAGGTTCCTAAGATCAAGGACCATATTTTCACCGATATAAAACAGACAAAGGAAGCGCTGGACAGAATTGTTCTTGGCAAAATGCTCGATGTTAACTATATTGGTTGGACAGCAAAAGCACTCCTTGGTCTTGACTTGCTTCCTATTCAGATAGCCACACTTCAGATTTTATGGAAGACTCCATTCCCTATGTTGATTGCTTGTCGTGGTGGTGGTAAAACCTTCTTACTTGCTGTTTATGCAGTTCTTCGCGCACTGCTTGATCCGGGAACTAAGGTTGTTATCGTTGGTGGTGGTTTGCGACAGGCCAAGTTAGTGTTCAACTACATAGAAACTCTTTGGAATCAATCTTCAATACTTCGGAACATTGTCGGTGGGGGCAAAAAGGCTGGACCGAGGCAAAACGTAGACCTTTGTTATTTTAAGTTGGGGGAGAGTATTATTTATGCACTCCCCACGGGCGACGGAACGAAAATTCGCGGGTTTCGTGCAAACGTAGTTATCGCCGATGAATTTGCAGCAATTCAGGAAGAAGTGTTTGATGTTGTTATTCGTGGTTTTGCGGCTACGGCGAAAACACCTATTGAGGAAGTGAAGAAAGCTGCTTTCGACAAGAAGTTGGCCCAACTAGACTTACCTGCTGATATTAAGAAAAAGTTAATTACTGACGACGGGAAAATGCATGGTAACCAAATTATATATTCTGGTACTGCATATTATGCTTTCAACCACTTCTCTAGAAGACATGATATGTGGTGTGATATAATTAGGAGTAAGGGTAATCCAGGGCGTGTTGCAAAAATTTTTGATGGAGAAAACAATGTTCCAGATGATTTCAATTACAAGGATTATGCAGTAATTAGAATTCCACATACCCATTTACCGGATCGTTTCCTGGATCATAGACAACTAGCTAACGCTAAAGCAACTCTTCCTAAAAATCTGTTCTTAATGGAATATGGTGCCGTGTTCATTAAGGATTCTGATGGATTTTTCCCACGTAGTTTAGTTGAGCAATGTACCGTTGGGCCGAATAAGCCTATCGAAACTCCGGATGGTCCAGTGACATTTTCTCCATTGATGAGGGGACGACCTAAGCTAAAGTATGTTATGGGGATTGACCCCGCAGCCGAACGGGATAATCTTGCTATTACAATAACAGAAGTTTGGCCTAATCATTATCGAGTTGTATATTGTTGGGCTGTTAACAAAAAGGAGTTCTCTGATCGAAAAGAGAGGGGTTTAATTACCGACGATGACTACTATGCATACTGTTGTTCGCGAATTAGGGAACTTGTAAAGCTGTTCAATCCAGTAAGAATAGAAATGGATAGTCAGGGTGGTGGATATGCTGTTTCAGAAATGCTACGGAACAAAAAACTACTCGATAAAGATAAGGGTGATTTCCCAATTTATGAAGTAGTAGACAAGGACGAACCTAAATCTACCGATGGTGAAACGGATGGTCGTCATATTTTACATCTAGTTAAGCAGAGTTCAGAGTACAACCAGGAAGCCAATATTTGTCTTCATAAAAGTATGGAAACTCAAACACTGCTATTTCCAGCATTTGATAGTGCAAATATGTATTCTGCTCTTGAAGCTGAAAAGGCCGCAGGCGTTTCTTTTGATACATATGAAGAAAATGTATTCAATATTGAAGAGTTAAAGAACGAGCTTTGTACCATTCAAATGAGTGAAACGGCTACGGGTAGAGAAAAATTCGATACCCCCACGGTTGTTCAAGCCGGAGCAGTAGAGGGTAGGGTTAGAAAGGGTAGGCTTCGAAAAGATCGTTATACCGCCCTTTTGCTGTCTCACAAATATATTTATGAAACAGATATAGCTCCAGACGATGGTATTGATTACAGTGACGTGGTGGGAAATATTGAAAAACGCAGTAAACCGGGGAAAAATGAACCTTTATATAGGGGGCCTGGAGTTGGTAGAATGAGGAATTCCCAATATAGTAGAACTGGCGGGGTGTACAAGGCCCTTAAGCGAGGAAATATCATTTCTGGTTAGTGGTGTATAATCAATAGAACTGTATTACGATTGTAATTGGATTAAACAAGAAGGAAATAAAATGGCTGCGAAGAAATCTAGTTCCAACACTCCGAAGCAAGAGGTTATGTACACCAGGGGTGAACAGGCTTTATCTAAACACACTGTTTCAGAAGTATGTCACATAAATCGAGGTATTGCTGGTCGAAGTGTTGCGGCTGACATAAATCTCCGAGCAGGACATAATCGCCACGATTATGATGCACAAAGACCCAGCGATAGGCTCCCCACCGAACACGCAGAAATTATTCAGGCGTGTCAATCGGTTTACCGTAAGATTGGTATGGTGCGAAATATTATTGATCTAATGACAGATTTTGCTTCAGAGGGGTTGGAGTTACAACACACAGTAAAGTCACAAGAACAATTTTATCGTGTTTGGGCCGAAAAAGCTGATTTGCCTGGCCGACTTCATGATTTTATGAAATTGTTGATGCGAGACGGTAATGTTATTGTTCGACGTAAAAATGCACTTATAGCTCGACCCCTTATTAAAGAGATGACTAGAGGTGGGATTGGAGTTATGGATACAATTACCGAAACCAATGTTACCGAGCAGCCAGAAAAGATTGGGAAAACGAAACTTAAAACGAAGAAAAATGAAATTCCGTGGAAATATACTTTTCTATCTCCAGTGGTTATTAAGAAAATAGGTGGTGAAGTAGGTCGGTTTTTTGGTTCAGACGCCTTAGGAATGGAAATTCCATCTTCTCTTGCCAACTCTATAAATTCACCCAAGAGCAACGCTGAAAAAGATTTTGTCAAAAAGCTTCCTCCAGAAGTGGTTGCCGCTGCTAAAAAGGGTGGGAGACTGGTGGAGTTAGATATGGATCGAATTTATGTTGATTATTATAAAAAGGATGACTGGGAGGATTGGGGCACACCATTTCTATACGGTGTTCTTGAAGACGTGATGTTTAAGGAGAAAATGCGGCTAGCTGATATGGCAGCGCTTGATGGTGTTATTAATGTTATTCGTTTGTGGAAACTAGGTAAGTCAGAGAAGGAGATTATGCCAGCACCTGCCATGATTGACAAACTCATCGGCATACTTCAAACAAATGCTGGCGGTGGGGTCATGGACCTTGTCTGGGATGATATGATTGATTTACAGGTTGAATATCCACCCACAGATAAAATTCTTGGACAAGAAAAATATATTGGTGTAAATTCGGATATTGTTCGTGGTCTTGGCATTCCAGATTCATTGGTTGGTGGTGCCGACTTGGGAACACGTAATGCTCAATCCGCTTTTGTTCAATTGAAAACTCTTGTCGAAAGACTTGAATATGTGAGGGGCCGTGCTATTCGTTGGATGAAAGGTGAATTACGGCTCGTTGCAGACGCAATGGGGTTCAAGAAGATTCCAACTATTAATTTCGGCATCATGTCTTTGCGAGACGAAGCAGCAGAGAAGCAACTAATGATCCAATTACTTGATCGTGGGATTGTTTCATCAGAGAAGACTTCAGAGGTATTTGGGACAAACTACATGATTGAACTTGAGAGAATGAAGACTGAACAAGGTATCCGAGACGATCATCCGGGTGTGCTAGAAAAAGCCGGTCCATATAATGCTCCGTTCTCTGTTATGGAGAAACAAACAGACCTTGCCATTCAAGTACAGAAGGTAAAGCAGGGTTTGGATCGAAACAGTAAATTGCCCAGCAATACGAACGACAATGGTGGTGGAGATAATCCCTCGGGTAGTCAACCAAAGAATAGGGGTACAAATCCATCAGGCAGACCCCCATCTACGAAGGACACAAAACCGCGAGATCAGCGAACTCCAAAAACCCAGTCCGTATTACAAGTTATCGCGGAGGGGTTTATTGAACAGATTGATCGAATAACCGACGAACCATATCTGAAACAACAAGGGGCCAAGAACATGAGGTCTTTGACAAAACCCCAAAAAGCAGAGCTAGAAGGGGTAAAACGCACTATATTATCCGTCTTGCTACCTAATGACATAGTGACGAAGGAACTGGTGTCACAGAGGTTGGATAATATTTCGTCTGCCGGGTGTTTCGAGGTTTATTTCAATGATTTAATGGTAAAGTTTACTGCGTCAGTTCAGCACACCCCTACCACTAAAGAGCGTAGAGCGTTAATGGCCCTAACATGGGTTGATTTGGTTGGATAAGAGTTTGAGAATAAAGGGAGGATAGTTATGGCAATAGTAAATGTTTCATTAGACACGACCATTCGGCAGGTAATTCTTACGATTAATGGCATATTGGTGTCTGCAAATGAGGTATCGATTAACAAATACGTATTTGACGATGGTGACGAAAGTATTTCTTTTTCGTATACCATTGAGAATGTTGATGGTAGTGGAATGAGGGAAAGACGGCAATTTTCTCTTCCCTCACCAACAACCCCAGCTTCTGAGGCGGGTGCGGCAGTTGATGATAATGGATTGGTGTCGAAATCTGTGCTCGATCAGAAAAAGGCTGCGGCAGGTTTGGCTAAATTTTTAAAGCCAGACAAGAAAATTGAGTAGTGTACTAATGAATAGTCTTCAGTTTCGTGTGTTTTATATTGACAATTGTGTATAACCAATACGACAGGAGGTATTCGTGCGAGTTTATCAATCCGAAAAAGATGCTGGTGTAGATTTTCAGTTAAATGAGGCTGGAAGCTTATCTGCATTTGTTACAGCTAAAGTTCAAATTCGGGATATTAAAGAGTATTTTGACGGTATGTCTGTCGCAGACCTTATGGAGGCTACCCAAACTGTTCAATCTGTAGAGGAGCTTCTTGGTCAAGAACAGCCAGATTTGGCTTTGGTCGTTGCGATTCTGGTTAGTACTGGGTGGAATAAGAATGATGATATTTTCACGCCAGACGAGGTGTGGAAAGCTAAATCGTCCCCCATGAACAAACCGATGAATGATAATCATGATGAAGAAAAAATTCTTGGACACATTGTTCAAAGCAGGGCGTTAGATAAATCCGGCAATGAAATTGTGTTGGCAGATAATGAGTCTCCTCCGGATGAATTTGACATTGAGGTAGCTGGGGTGCTATATAGGGCGTTTCCGAAACTGAGAGAACGAATTGATGAGATTATTGCTAAGGCTAAAAGTGGTGAAATGTTTGTGTCTATGGAGGCTTGGTTTCCGGATTTCGGATATGGTCTGATTGATCCAGCAACAGGAGAAACCAAACTAATAGAACGAACTGAAGAAACCGCTTTTTTAACTAAGCATCTAAGAATTTATGGTGGCTGTGGAGAGTATCAAGATTTTAAGATTGGAAGACACTTAAAGGATATTATTTTCGGGGCACAAGGGTTTGTTGATGAACCCGCTAATCCTGATTCTGTGATAAAGAAGGTTGCGGCGAAGAAAAATGCCGCTTCAAGTGTGTTTGTTACTGCTGAATTAAGTGAACTACCGGAAGGGGGTGTAGAAGACGTGGATGAAAAAGAAATGAAAGAACTTCAAACGAAACTAGACGAGGCTCAGGCAAGTCTTGAAGGCAAAGAAAAGGAAGTTACTGACTTGCAGAAGGCTGCGGAGGATTTCAAGGCTAAGGACTACGAGGGGCAGATTGCTACTCTGACTGCTAAGGTCGAGGAATTAAATGCGGGCATTGCAAAGACGTCTGAGAAAACAGAGGTTGATAAGGTTGAACTTCAGAAACAGCTTACCGAAGTAACGGAACGGGCTGAGAAGAGTGATGCTGAATTAGACGAGATTCGTAAGACTGAAACGGCTCGTGAGCGATTTGCTAAACTTTCTGAGGTGAAGAAGATTACGGACGAAAAGGCGACCCTCGCTGACCTGCGTGGAATGTCTGAAGAGACGTTTGTTGCAGTTCTAAATTATGCTGGTCAAAGTAAGTCTGAAGGTACCGAAAAGACGGCACCAGAAGATAATGGAACTGAACAAGCGGAAGCTGTTTTGGGTAATGTGGACGAAAAAGAAAAAGATGATGCTGATTTCAATGCAAATGAAACTGTTGTGGAATCAAATGTCAAAAGGTATGCGTCGTTGGCGGGTGTGCTAACTGGTCGCGCAGAAAAGAAAGATTAAGGGGGTGAACAAGGATGGCTTTGAAACCAGATCGTGAGTATAATGAGATTACTGATATTGCGAACTTTTGGGATGAGGATGAGACTCGTGCTATCGAAAAGGGTGGCATGGCGAGTGTTGTGACCTCGTCTAGTGGTGCCGCTATGGGTACTAATTATACCGATGAGGCAAATGTTGTTGATTATGATGATTCTGTTGGTTCTAGTACAGTTCCAAAGGGTATTCTGTTACAGAATGTGGCTTTGAAGATGAGTACGACAAGGGACTTTATCAATCATTACACACAAGAGATTCGTCCTGGCGATAAGTGTACACTAGTTCGGCATGGCTGGGTTGTTACTGACATGATTACTCCAGGTCAGACGCCTGCTATTGGTGGTACGGCTTATTTGGGTCAGAGTGGCCTTTTGGCCACGGGTGCAGTGAGTAGCTCGGTAGCCGTTGGTCGTTTTGAGACGACAAAAGACGGAAATGGTTTTTGTAGGGTTTTTATCGATCTCTAAAGGAGGTGAAGAAGAATGAAGCGTAATATTGTAAAACCAACTGATGACCAGATTGAACTTTTGAGAAAAACTGGTTCTAATGATAGGGATGAGCAAAAAGAGGCAATGAAGTCTTTGGCCGAGGCACTGGAAACTCCCCTGCGTTCGGCATTGCTTGATGGTGATATTTTGGGTGGAATCTTCACCCCTGAACTTCTGGCACCAGATGCGACTCCTGAGTATCCATTGGATTTGTATCAGACTGCACAGGAAGGCGATTATGTGGCATACCAGTTGCCAAGTGAGGGTGCGCTACCACTGAGAACCGTGGTTAGTGATTCTCTGACGGTACAGACATATAGCGTTGGTAATGCTATTGACTGGCCACTGAGGTACGCTTTCACCGCACGGTGGAACATTGTTGCTCGTGCGATGGCAGTTCTTGAGGCTGGATTCGTCAAAAAGATGAATACGGATGGGTGGCGTGTAATCATTGCTGGTGGTGCAGGTCGAACAGATTACAACGGTGGTTCGCCACTGGTGTATGACAGTGCGGCTGTTATTGGTCAGTTTACGAAACGTCTTATATCTCTGATGAAAACGACAATGACTCGCCTGGGCGGTGGAAACACTGCTTCTGGTAATCGGAGTACGTTGACTGATGTGTTTATCAGTCCAGAGGCTCTGGAAGACATTCGTGAATGGGATGCAGACCAAGTTGATGATGTGACTCGTCGGGAAATTTTTACTGCCAGTGATGGTGGTGGCCCAATGGCTCAAATCTATGGTGTCAATTTGCACACATTGGATGAGCTTGGTGTTGGCCAGGAATTCCAGACGTTTTTCGCGACACTAGGTGTTAACATGGGTACTGACGATGAGGAAATCGTTGTCGGCTTAGACATGAATAAGAACGATTCTTTTGTCATGCCTGTTCGACGTCCTCTCACAATCTTCGATGATGAGAATCTGCACAGACGACAGCGCGCCGGATTTTACGGGTGGGCGGAGCATGGCTTTGCGTCACTTGACGGGCGCCGGTGCCTCCTCGCGTCTTTCTAACCCCTTGTAAACAAAGGACTTACGTCTTTTGGTACTTATGAGAGGGAAGGGTAAAACCTTCCCTCTCTTTTTTATCTAAAAATTTTCACACAAAAGCTAGTTTTTTATCGACAATATTTGGGACAAAATTACAGGTTGTACGTATAATAGAGTGTGAGACCAGTAAAGATAAATGAGAGTTTGTTGCACGACTTATATGTTCATCTCGAATTGACGGCCAAGGAATGTGCTAAAATTCTAGGTGTCAGTGATACGTCTATCTGTCGTCGTCTAAAAAAGCTTGGAATACGAGTTAGACCTCCAATTAGGGGGTTGATGACAAATATTAGTGATGACCAAGTTATTGATCTGTACTGGAATAACAAACTTAGTATTTGTGAAACAGCAAAGAAATTAGGGGTTAGCGAGGGGTGTGTAAAAAAGCGATTAAACAAATCGGGGAAAGGAACCAGGACTGTTCGGGAGGGCGCAAGACTATGGAGAGGTAGCGATGAAATATTGGATGACCAATTAATACATTTATACGATGTATGTGGTTGGTCATGCGAAAAAATATCGGCTCACTTCAATAAGAGTTCCCAGTTTACCAGACATAGATTTATAGCAATGGGTAAGGAGCGGAGAAAGAACACTGGGAAAAATAATGGATCATGGAAAGGTGGAATAAACGATATTGGAAGTGCGGTACGTGGTTGTGCTACTTCATTACAGTGGAGAAAAGACGCATTTTCAAAGCAGCAATACAAAAGTGAAATTTCCAACCAACAAATTAGAGAATTAAATTGCCACCATATATATCCATTTCACGTTATTTTGCGATCCTCAATAACAAAACATACACCCTTGCCAGACGAATACAGAAGCTTGGCAATTGTCAACGACCCCAGATTCTACGATGGTCAAAACGGCTTGGTTGTATCAAAAGAGGAGCACGACAATATCGAGATGGGTAAATTAGATCAAGCACACCCTTGGTGGAAAATTTGGCAAGCCTATCCATCGTTTGCAATTAATCGCAGTGATTTTAATGATATGGATTTTGATTTATTTAACGATAAGGGAATGATACGTCCGACCGATTACAGTATTAATATTTCCCCCGTAGGGGACATAAAACACATAATTAGATACGAACATTATTTAGGGACCATTCCTGGTTCCAAATTAATACTTGTAGCTAGACAGAAAAGTGTCATTGTCGGAATAGCTACGTTTGGCAAAGGCACCAACAGAAATATACCTGATAATACTTGGGAGTTAACCCGTCTCTGTATTCCCTTTTATGTGGTAAGACCATTTGCCTGTGAGTTTTTGGACCGGTGCTATGGCTATATCAGAGAGAATTACCCCCAGATTAAGGAATTGGTGTCATTTGCAGATTCTTCTGTCGGACACAATGGTGGTATTTACCGAATGGCCAAATGGGCGAAAAACGGACAAACACCCCCTAGCTATGCCTATTTTGATCCAGCAACGTTTAAATTGATGCACAAATCAGCTTGTAGAAGAATTAAGGGTGTTGATAAAACCGAACGGGAATTGGCAGACGAAAGAGGGTGGATTCGCATTCCTCTTACTCACAAGTATAAATATTCACTTATTCTGTAACACTCTCACCAACCCAAAAAACTCATTTTCCACCCCTGGTGTATAATCCAATAGCTAATGAAAGGTCTTTTTCTGGGGGTTCTATGTCTTTATCTGATACACGAGCAATTGAATTATATGCCCAGAGAGACAGTTGTGCTGACATAGCTGAGATAGACGGTTGCAGTCCTACATCGATGTACAATCGTCTAAAATCGCTTGGTGTGAAAATGCGGACCAGATCAGAAGCTAATCAGATTTTTCCTGATTTTATATTCGTGGCCCTCTATAACATGGGCCTTTCTGTATCACAAACGGGGCGACTTCTTGGAGTAGATGCTTCAACGGTTACAAAGCGGCTACACTCGATCAACTACCCTTTGCGGTCTCGCTGCGTAGCATCTAAAATTCGTTATACAGAAAAAGAATTCAAAGAATACTTTATGACACGAAATGTGTTGGATAAACTAGAACAGATGGTTTAGGGGGTTTGAAATGGCTTTAATAGGACAGTCTATCGCGGAATTTGATTTTTTCCCAGATGCGCCACCAGCTATTGTCGGTGAGGGCGATTTGGTTACAGGACAAACTGTGAATATGGAATTGTGGGAAAGTGGTGTGGTTGTGTCCCTTACTGGTGCTAGCGGTTGTACGGAAATCAATAGCACAGGAAGGTATACTTGGTCTACCAGTGGTATTTCAACGTTAACAGCTAGTCGTCAACAATATCACTGGAGAATGTCGGATGGGACCAATAGTGATGAAGGGGATTTTGTACTTGTTGCCCACGAGAGTCGTGACGGTGGCATGCCATCATTAAATAATAAGAGTTCGTACATTGTACAAAATTAGAACGAAGGGATAGAAATGGCCGTAACTAATGCATTTGTTAACTTTGGTGCAGAATATGAATTTTTGAGCGCAGATGGTTCAATCTATAATTCCCTGAAAGTATTGGATGATTCTACGTTTTTGCTTTCATATGATGATGGATCGGATTCTCACAAAGGTAAATCCAGAATTGCTTCAGTTAGTGGTACAACTATCACTTATGGTTCTATTTATGAATATATTAGCACCCCTGGCATTGGTAACTATGTAGATACAGCAATACTTACCCCGTCTAAGTTTATTTTAGCATTTACTGATGAAACGGACTCAGGACACGGTACCTTAAGGGTGGGTAGTATTAGTGGCACTACAATCACTTTTGGATCAGAGACAGAATTTCTTAGCACAGGTAGGGCTGCATATCTTTCCATTTCTGCATTAGATGATTCTAGTTTTGTTATTTCATATGCAGACTGGTCGGATGGTAGAAAAGGTAAAGTAATTATTGGAACTGTTAGTGGAACCACCATATCATTAGGTTCTGCAACAACATTTTATTCATCAAATGAAGCTATCAATACTCGTACAGCTTCTTTCAATGCATCAAAGTTCGTTCTTTGTTATAAACAAGGGAATGCTGGAGATTTGCAGGGAACTGCAAGGATCGGAACAGTTAGTGGTACGACCATCACATTAGGTTCAGAGGTTGATTTCACAAATATAGCGAGTAGTTCATCGTTTAGTATTGATGTCGATATTTTAACTTCGTCACGATTTGTAGTTTGTTATCGAGACGAAAACGATTCAGAACATGGAACCTCTAGAATAGGAGCAGTTGATGGTACAACAATAACTTTTGGTTCAGAGGCGGAATTTTTGCCAAGTGGTGGGGCTTCTCAAACTATTGTTGAAAGAATTAACAACATCAATTTTGCAGTTTTTTATCAGGACGAAGCAGATTCTAATCACGGGACCATCAAGATAGGTACAATCGAAGATACCGACATCACTTTTGGAGATGAAACTGAATTTTTAAGTACAAATGGAGTTAATTACATAAGTTTTGGAACATTAAGTGTAGACAAGTTAGTTGTAGCATACACAGATGTTGCGGATTCTAACCATGGAACTGCTAAGATAGGTTTAGCTACTGTTGGGGTTGTCATTGGGAATGCGGTGACAGGAGAGGTGTTGAGAATTATTCACCGCCTTCATAAAACACAAGATCATGATCCGCAGTTATTCAACACTTTTGATGTCTCGCCTTCTGGTGTTAATATCCAGGTATGGGATATAATTGATGGGGCAAATAATCTTGTTTCGACCCCAATCAGTGGCTGTTATCAAATTGGTAGTACTAACACTTGGGGTTGGTCCACGGCGAATTTACCATTTACCCAAAGTCTTCAAAAATACCACTATTACTTTAGAATGATCTCAAATGAAAATGAGTCGCAGTATGGTGAGTTCTTCATAACAGTACCAGAACAAGGACATCGATCCTATACGGATTGGGAGGGTTAAATGGCTTGGACAACTGATTTAGTTTTAATGACCAGGGCCTTGATCGGCGATATTTCAACTCCGCAAACTTATGTGGATGAATATATTCAAAGAGTGTTGATTACTGCTGCGTATCAAGTTGATGCTGAGTTTGTGTTTGATTACGCCTATGTTTACGATATAGGTGCTATAACCATAGTTCCCGATCCAGTAACGAATAATGATTTTACGTTTATAGCATTAATTCCCCTGAAGGCGGCTTGTATTCTTAATCAGGGGGAATATAGAGCAGCATTAGGACAGGGTATTAAAGTGCGAGATGGCGATAGTGCAATTGATACTAGTGTTAGTTTTAAGGGATACAGAGATATTTTGGAGTTGGGTCCATGTGCTGCATATGAAAAACTGCGTTGGTCGCTACTAGCATCGGGTGGTGTTGGTGGGTCTGGTGTTGGCAAAGCCGTTTTTGGACCTTACCGTGAATCCGGTGGTAATGCATTAAGTACAATATCGTGGTATTATGATCAATTTGTAATTGGTCGAAGAGATCGTTCATAAAGAGCGGAATATTAATTAGGGAGGTAGAGAATGGCAACTTACTATGTAGATGGTGCAGTGGGTGCCGATGGAAACCTGGGCACCTCTGCGGGTGCGGGTAACGCTTGGGCTACTATCGATAAGGCGATGAACACAGTCGCCGCTGGGGACAAGGTGTGGGTGAAGGACTCCGCTGCGTACACGGAGAGTCCTACTATCGACACGGCCGGAACAAACGCTTCGCCAATCGTATTTGAGGGCTACGCCGTTGACACTGGGGATGGTGGACAAGTTGCTGTAACTGGTAAGATTGAGGATACTCTTGCTAGTGTTCCCGGCCATTACTGTTTTAAGAACTTCGATATCGACGGTTCTAACCGTTGCGTAAATCTTTCAGTGGGTTTTATTACCTTCCGCAATTGTGTTTTTCGGGACACCACGGGAGGTGGAGTGGTTACTACCGGCGGCAATTTTGTTTTTTACGAGTGTGAGTTTCTTGATTTACCAGGCGACGGCTTCAATAGTGTTGAAACTACCGGGCTAAACGTATTTATCAATTGCAAGTTCTACCGAATAAATGGAAACGGTATTGATGCTTCTGCGAGTACCATTTGTTTCAATTGCGTGTTTTTCTCTTGCGGTACTAACGCGGTTATAGCCGGGGACGCTGCTAATGGTGTGCTAGTGGCCTTAAATTGTACAGTGGACGGGGACGGAAAAGATACGGTCAGTGGAATTACACGGTCTCCCGCTAATCCTGGAAGCCAAGTGGCGGTCAACAACATTGTCTACGATTGTATTACAGGTATCGACTGCAACCACGGGGACCGCGATATTCTTGTTCACAACCTCGTGAATGCCTGTACAACAGCCTACGCCAATAGTGCCTCCGATCAAGAGGGTGGCGTTTCCAGTGCTCCTGACTTTGTAAATGAAGTTGCGGGTGCTGATTATTCACTGAATGATGGGTCTCCAGCTATTGGAGCAGGCACAGACGCCGGAGGTTAATATGGATATCGGAGCTATTCAACGTAACGGTATGGATATTGGAGCAATCCAATCTACTGCCTCGCCATCGACTTCTGGGATAACAGTTTCTGGCAATCTATATATTGAAGGAACTATTAAATCAACAGACAATATAACACTATATACATTTGGGCGAGATACTCGCTATTGTCTATATTCTGACAATGTAGTTTTTTATCATCCATGTAATAACCGCATAGAAGACACACAACAATTACTATGGAATGAAAATGCCGTTACACTTTCTGAAGGTATACTCGTCAGTGGGATTACCACAACTACAAGTGGTTTAACACACATGACTTACGATAATCAGAATGGTCGATACCAAACACTGGAGGGTACGACTAGTTTTGCTGTTGCATTTTGGACCAGATATTTCTTCAGGACTGGGCCGGATGCAAATATATTTATTGGAAGCTGCTCTAATTCCGAAGGAATGGACGTCACAGATGGCTTGCACATACATGGTCAAAACGGCAAGCCGTACGTTCACATTAACGGAGATGAAGGTACCGGAGGAAGTTCCCTCAATCCAACACCGACAGACGATGAGTGGCATTTTGTTGTTCTGTATACAGAAATATCCGGTGGTCAGTGGCACACATACGGAAGTATAGATGCTGGGGAATTAAATCACCTTACTTCTCAGGGCAGTATTTTTGCTCCAATGAGTGGGCAAAGATATTTTTTGATTCACATAGAAGATGTCAACGAGGCATCGCCTGCTCCTATAATAGATGAAGTGATAGCCTGGACCGGATTGGCTTCGCCATTTACTGCCGATGAAATTCTTGGTTTAAGAGATCGGGTTTGGGTTCATGGTATTCCAATGGATGCAAATATGGACCACCTTGACTCGACAAGTAACTTTGATTTGTTTGTTGAGGGATATACTAATTTCACAGCCTCTGGTGATATGTTTATAGAAAGTACTATACAAACAACTGCTTCTGGAGATATGTTTACGTTTGGAAGATCATCAGATGGTATGCTAAGACCAAATGATGTTGTCTTCTATCATCCTCTTAATGATAATCAAGAATACACCGTCCAGAGTGTGTGGTCTGGAGATGCTAATTTTGTAAACGGACAGATAGGTGACGCATTAACAGCAGAATTAATGATAGGCCAATATGGAGATGCTATAGAATTTAGTGCTAGTAGCAACTTGTATACCTCAATTGAAAGAATAAGCGATAGTACTTTTGTTGTAGGTCACAGGGGGCTTGGTAGTTCTGGTGTGGCGAAGATAGGAACGGTTACTGGCCAAACGGCAGTGCTGCATGACGATGCTGTTTTTGCGGCAGCAATTGGTCTTAATGACATATCAAGTATCGAAGAAGATAGGTTTGTTGTTGTCTACGAAGATCGCGACTTACCTAACCATGGGTACGCAAAAGTTGGGTCTATTAGTGGTACAACCATAACATTTGGTGCGTCTGGTGCATACATGTCTGATACAGGCAGCCTCGGAGCACCAATGTCTGTGTCTTTTTTAACCCCATCTTCGTTTGTGGTTGCTTATCAAGAGGGTTTGTCTCCAAACGATGAAGTTGTCAAAATAGGAACTATGTCAGGTACAACCATAACATTTGGCTCTGGATACACATTTGCTCCGTCAGGAAATTCGTCATATGTAACCGTAGACAGAATGTCTGATACAAAATTTGCAATTGCATATACCGACCAAAACGATGGAGCGAAGATAAAAGGTATAATAGGAACTGTTTCTTCTAGTGGGACAGTTGATTTTGGAGACGCAGCACAGTTTGCTACGAATGGTAGCAATATAGGTATGGCTATTCTAAATAGCGACCAAATAGTAGTTGGCTATAGACAGGGTTTTGCTAGTCTTGCTGGCGAATCTAAAATAGGGAGTGTGAGTGGAACTACTATTGGCGTAGGGGCTGCTTCACTGTTTTTGACTACTCAAGTATCCAGAGTAACCATGAACAGAGTGAATGACACCGCTTTTCTGGTTACTTTTAGGGACGGAAGCAACGGTTTGAGTAAGCTAGGTACAGTTAGCGGTACTACGATAACATACGGCGAAAGCTCTGAGTATTACGCAGTTGGTCCTACCCATATAGACTCAACAGTTTTAACAGAAAGTGTTTCTGTGGTAGGTTTTACTGCTAATGTTGGCAATGGGCTGCTAACACTAAATCCACTCGACAATTCAAGTAATCTGTCTAGCTTAAGTGATGTTAACGAGTTTGTATATCCTGGCGTGTCTGGGAGCAGTCGTATCACAACCTGTCTGTGGGGGAACAATCCTACTTTGCAGCTATCTGCTGTAATCATAGAAAGAGGACAAAAAATAACACTTACATCCGATGAGGTGTCTTTAGGATCAGGTACCGTCTATTGGAATGGGGACAATATATCTTCGATGATGTCGGGGGTCAATGATGGGTTAAATCACTTATTGGTTTTAGATTTTGAAAATACTTCTGGAAACGACTGGAGACTAAACACATCTGTTGATGGTGTTGGTTTTGTCGATCAAGGACTCCAGTCTAGCGGGTCTCAGTCCGTAGATGTCACAGATACTTCTCCAGGTATTATAATCTCTGGGGTTAGTACATCACAATGGATAGACGAGGTTGTTGTCTGGGCTGGTGATAAAAATGTATTAACTCAATTCACATCGACTGAACTTGATAGATTATATGCATTAGGACAATTTTTCGTTGAACCAATGCCTAATTATGATCAACGAATTCCCGTTTCGTCTGGCTCTAAAAGTCTTTTTATTGAGGGAAGTGTTTCTGCATTTATATCAAATTCGGCAGACCTATACATAAGTAGTTCAGAAGTCGATTCTAGTACAACATCTCTATATGTAAGAGGGAAAGAAAGTTTAACTGATTCGTCCACTCTGTCTATAGAAGGTCACGGCACAGAAACTCAGTCTGCCAGTCTATTCTTACATGGACTTGAAACAATCAATGAAGATAAGACTCTATTCGTAGGTGGTCATGATACAGTCTTGGCGTCAGGCGAATTGTATGTTAATGGGCATATACCGACAATTGCTTCCGGGGAATTGTTCGTCAATGGACACAACACACCAATAGCATCTGGAGACATGTTTGTCGAGGGACTTGGTTTTCAAACTGCAACATGTAGTTTATATACAGCGGGACCAATGAATATAGTAACAATATCCGGCAACTTGTATATTGCCGGTTGGGATACTTTTACTAGCTCTAGTGATCTGTTTGTTGAAGGACATACCCCATCAAACGGGAACTTCGATCTATTCACAACCTCTCATGAAATCGTCATAGCTTCGGGAGATATGTTCATCGGCGGATTAACCGATTCTCTGAATGATTCTGCAACGTTGTTTATACATGGATGGGATAGCCTGGCGATATCTGGGGACATGGTAGTTACTGGACACGAACCGTTTGTTGCTTCTGAAGACTTATTCACCCTTGGCCTTACTTCATCTTCTGATTCAATTGGGCTATACACACAGGCGGGTTCGTTTGATTCTATGAATCTATTCATTGGTGGCGCAGCCGCTGGTGGATTAGCTCGGCCATTAGATTGGTTAATGAGGACATCGGATTATTCTCCGCAACTTATAGGAACAATGGATACAGTGGCGAGCGGTGTTAATATTCAGGTATGGGATATCACCAATGGACAAAATGCATTAGTATCTATTACTAGTAGTGGTTGTTATTCCATTGGTGATACCGGTAGATGGGGGTGGTCAACTGCTAACTTATCAGGACCACAAATAGACACAAGACAGTATTTCTATCGCATGACTTCTGATACAACCGAGGTATTTGACGGACAGTTTTTCATGAAAACTCCAGAAAAAGTAAAATGGATTCATCCTGATGATCGTTCAAATTATTTGGTAATATTTTAGTGGCAAATACTATTCATAGGTGGTAAAAGGTGGCATTACGTACATACATTGAAGCTTCCGGATCATGGATGAATCCTTCTGGTCCTACAGACAATCAGTGGTTAGAGCACGATTTGTCTCAGTACGGTGTGCCATCAGGTGCTGTGGCAGAAATAGCTATATCTAATATTGGCCCTCTTTTTCCCCAACTCGGAGGGGTTAGAGCTACTTCTGGTTCTATTAATCGCTATGTTGATATTATGAAATCAGAACCGACTCCCGGCGATACATTTGTTACCATGAATGTTCAGGTAGATGCAAGTGGTAGAATTGATTATTTTTCAGAATTATTCATTTTTATTAAATTTGATCTCCTGGGATACTGGCCTGGGTGTGAATATGTTGAAAGAATTGATACGTTCGATCCAGTTGCAACCGGAGCTTGGGAAGGGTATGCATTAGATCAATATGGAGTTAGTGATGGTCAAGTAGTTGACATTCTTATGACCAACAGCGAAGATGACTTTGCTAACAACATGGGTGTTAGAACTAGTGGTTCATTCAGAAGTGAGTTATTCGATCTGTCTGAAGCTGAAGATGGTGGTTTTAATCCTCTTGCCATACCGGTTGTGTCTAGCGGAAGTAACTCTGCAATTGAGATTTATACTGAAGACCCAGCAAATACTGAATTTGGTTTACTTGGTTATTTTTCAGACCCACCAGGAACTTTTGTTGAAACCACTGTATTCTATCCAGAACCAAGTGCTTCTGGTAGTTGGTCATCACTAGACGTTGGATCGTCTGGCTTGCCAAATAATGGCGTAGCATGTTTAATTGTTGGTAGAGGTTTGAATAGTTATGCTCAGGTTGGTTTGCGAGAAACAGATTCAGCGATAAATAGATCGTTTGATCTAAGTTTCTCCGAAGAGTCTAGTGGTAGGTCTTATCTATCGATGGCTGTAAATATTGATTCCAGTGGATATATTGAACAATATTCAAATGTCTTTTCTCCCGATGAACCACAGTTTGTTTGTGTCGGGTATTGGACTGATTTTATTAACGATTTATTAGTACCCATTAATAATTCGGCAAACTTATTTATAGAAGGACATCGTGTTGTTTTATATAAAGAAGTTACCAGTATAGACAAAAGTCCCTTAACAACCGGGAGTTGGCAAACTGTAGATTTATCTTCTGGCGGATGTTCTCCTAACTCTGTAGCTGAAATACTTGTTGGAAATAAAGATACTTCACTTGGTGCTTATCTAGGAGTAAGAGCTAGCGGTTCAAGTTTGGATAGACATCTTTATTTAAGAGATTCCCCGCCATCTACCGGTAATCGAGATATTTACACGTGGCATGTTGCACTTAATAATGATTCTAAAGCAGAAGTTTTTAGTAGCGGTGTCGTTGCAGATAATGACGACGTAAGATGTTTTGGATATTGGACTGGATGTAATTATGTAGAACTTTATGATACATTTCAGATAGATACTCAAGGTGGATGGGTTAATCATAATTTATTGACATATGGAGTTCCTGTCGGTAAAGTGGTAGAAATTGTAATTATGAACGAGAGTATTTCATCACCTTACAGTGGTGGAGTAAGACAGGTTGGTTCAACTCTAAATCGTTTAGTTGATCTAGTTGGTATTTTTGGAAATTCTTCATCTAAAGTAGATGCTATTCCGATGTTTGTTAATACAAGCGGGGAGAATAGCACCATTCAAGTATATGCAGAGAGTTCTGGGTCAATGAGTTTTGGGGTGGTTGGTTATTGGCAAGACGAACCCGGATTGTTTACCGAATTAATTACTTCAATAACTCCTAAACCAACGACTGGCTTGTGGGAGCAATACGACTTATTCACAGATAACAGTATACCATCTGGCGTAGTTGCACATATTGCATTAGGAAATTCTCTACATAGTAATAACAATATTCTTGGAGTTAGAGGAATTAATACAAATCTAATTCAGAGATTACAACTAATTAGAGCAACAAAGGATTCTGCATCATCCTATTATGGTGTAGATTTTTATACATCTCACGTAAACGTAACAGATGGATACGTAGAATTTTATCACTTCAGATCAGCATCTGATACACAATTCACTGCGTTAGGGTATTGGGATATATTTCAGCAGGGGGGGGGTATAGTGTCTAATATATCTTCGTCTGGCTATCTGTTTACAGAAGGAATCAGCTTTTCCTCTGCGTCCAGTGATTTATTCACTCAGGGACATAAATTAATTGATTCATCTGGCAATCTTTATTCCAAAGGACACACACAATTTAGTGAACAACGTAGTCTGTATATAAATGGACTATCTCTATTTTCAACGTTAGGAAATTTGTTTATAACAGGCACTAAACTGGTAACAGCTTCCAGCAACCTATATATTCAAGGTGGTGTGAGTTTGACGCTATATGCCTGTGGGCACGAAGTCGCCAATGAACAATTAGATTTATTCACACATGGTATTGTAACTTTTTCAGACTATCGTGACTTATTTGTTCATGGTTACGCGAATATATCTGGTTCTTGTGTTTTATACACCCATGGTTCGGGAATAATAGATTATAGTGAGAATTTTGGCTTGTTTGTCAATGGGTTTGAACCAAAACCTAGTATTTCCTGTCCGATTCTTGATACTTCGGCAGCTATTCAGATTAAAACTTCTTTAATCACTACTTATCAAAACCATATAGATGCGTTAATTAATCAGCTTGGTAAAAATGTAAATTTGGAATTTGATCCAATTAGAGAGCCGTGCCCGAATTGCGAATACGATACAATCAGAAATAGATCGACAGGTATCTATATTCCAGATGGACCCCGACCATTTGCTAGGGGACGTAGATGTCCATATTGCAAGGGTAGAGGTTTTACGGAAACGGCAGTTACAAAGTGTATTAAGTGTTTGATTCAATGGAATCCAGAAGACGCTGAAAAATATGACATATCAGTGGAGAGAAAAAAAGGTATTGTACGATTTAAGACCTATTTAACAGAGGCGGATGATTTGCTCAGAGCAAGAACAGTCCTCTCTAATTATGATATTGCCGCACAAATGCAATTAAGAGTCAAGTTGGTCGCTGGTCCAATTCCTGTTGGACTTCGAGAAGACAGGTACTGTATCAGTTTTTGGGAGTTGATTTAATGACCGGTTCTGTGCAATTCAAACTAGAATTCACACCGAACACCATGAAGCAATTGCGCGACGGTGTTAAGAGGGAGGGGTCTAGAGTATGGGCAGGACGTGTAATGGCTAATGCGTCTGTAATTAGCAGCGAAATTGGGTTTATGCTAGTTCATATTCTAAATAACACTCCTGTAGCTAGGGCTCTCCGAGGGAACGGTATGGATGATTTGCCTGCACATCTAGGACTGACCGATAGTATGGCTAATGGTTTGGTTGATGGAATGGGTGCATTGATACAAAAATCTGTTCGAATTTCAGGAAAAGGTACTTCGGTAAGAATCCAGGCTGTGAGCAGTGATTGGGACGAATATTTATCTTTACCTGGAGCCGAATACATATCTCACCCATCAAACGTTACTGTCCCAGTGGTTAAATGGCTTCTTGTTAATCCAAGCATTGATATAGGTCAGGCTGCGTATGACATTGTGTTTGTGGGAGAAGACAACAAGATCGATGCAAGAATACAAAAAGTGTCGCGAAGTGGTAGGGCGATTATGGTTTCATTGGACAGTTTGGGTGGCAGTGGTGGGTATGTTTTACCAAGTATTATATCAGGGCAGGCTGGTCAAAACTTTATCGAATACGTTATGAGACAAAAGGGTGTTGCAACACAGGCCGCAATCATTTTGATGAAGAGGGTGAAATAGTATGTCTTTAACATTCAGGGGAATAGACTCTGCGGGATTCGGCGGTTACGCTTTGACCGACCAATTGCTTTATAACCTGAAGTGGTGGGTTGACTGGAATTTACTCAACAATGGTGCTTACGGAATTTATGAATACGATTCAGCCAGTTGGTATGATGATGATGAATCTAAGTTACACCCAGTCTCCGACGAAAGGTATGTCGCTGGGCGAGTTTGGAATGGCGCGGGCCGTGAGTGGGTGTGGGAAAGTGGTGTGTCCCTGGGCGGTGGGGCGGTTGATCCATTTCGTGTTTCTGGTGTGTATATTGAGAGTGATTTTTATCCAATTTCTGAAACCGGCATCAACCAACACCATGTCGATTATCAACATGGTCGTATTATTTTCGACGAACCAAAAAGTTCAACAGACGATATCAGAGCCGAATACACCCGGCGGTCAGTATACGTTGGATTCGCAGACGAACCTGATTTTCGGGTTTTAATGCTGGATGCAATAGAGGAATTTCTTACCGACTCTTCTACGTCTGGCACCCCTTCTAGGGAGCATCAAATCTGGCTACCCAGTATTTTTATTGAAGTTACAAGTACTGGGAAAGGACGGGGCTTAGAGCTTGGTGGGGGGCAAATAAAAGAAATATATGTTACTTTTCACATATTTGCTGATAATCCCCAAGATAGGAATTTATTAAAAGACTGGCTTGATTATCAAAGTAGGACTACATTTTGGATGGCCGATCTCAACGCGATTACCATGCCCTTTGATGTATATGGTGATATTGTGCCTGGGGTGACAAATTGGGTAAATATGGTAGCCACAAACCCCTGGAAGCGGTTGAGGGTTATGAACAGCATCGCAACAACACTTAATTCATTAAATTCTCAGTTATTTAGGGCTCGTGTTGTTTTTGAAATCGAGGTAGATTTTAAAGGAATTTAGAGTCTGAATCGCATAGAGTTGGTGTATAAGATATACAAGGAGGTGTACTTATGCAGGACAGAAAAACAAGATCAGATCAGTGGAATCCAGAGGAAAAGGTAGTACAGGAAATAATTGGAAAATACGAGGAGAGAAAGTCTGCTAGACAATTGGGGTTTGAGTACGGTGTGGCCGATGTTACAATTACATCATTGCTTGAAAGACGTGGTGTTTTTGTAAGGAACAGAAGCAACGCAAGAAGAACCAATCAGATTAAAGAAGACATATTTGATGTCATTACAGAAGAAAGTGCTTATTGGATAGGGTTTTTGCTGGCTGATGGGAACGTGTATCACCCTAAAAAACGATCTAAGCAGTTGAACCTAGGTTTAGCAGCAAGAGATTGGGAGCATTTAGAGAAATTCAAAAAATTCGTTGGGTCAAACAAGAAGTTATATTACAACAGCAATAATAATGGGGTTTTTATCAGCATATACTCAAACAGAATTGTCGAGAAGTTGGAAGAATACGGCATTGTCCTCAGAAAAAGTAAGATAGCCAAAGTTCCAGAGTTACTGAAAAACAATAGACATTTTTGGAGGGGAGTGGTTGATGGGGATGGATGGGTAGGTATTTCGGGCAATGGGTATCCATTTCTAGGTTTGTGTGGTACATTAGATATTGTAAGTGGTTTTATGAATTTTGTAGGAAAGACTGTTTCTATTCGAACAAAACCTGGGTGTAGTGAATTAAAATATGGTTGTACAACTGCCAAGATTATTTCCGATAGATTATATGGGGATTGTACCCTATTTTTACAAAGAAAATATGACAACTATTTACATATTCAAAATTGGATCACAAAATGCGTGCAAAATAGATCACTTCGGTGTATAAGATAGTGATGGTTAGCAACTTTGGGATAGTTAATAGAAAGGGAGATGATTTAGATGCCAGGTACTCAATCTAGGCTGTATTACGCAATTCAGGCAGTGGGTTTTGCGCCGCACGATACGCTGTGTCCACTGGATGCAGCTAATGAACATCCGGGTTCTGGAACGCATCCGTCTGGGTTTATAACGGCACATGGTATGCAAAGTGTAAGTTTGAATACTACATTTAATCTTGACCCGCTGTTTCAGTTAGGTCAATTGGAACTTTATGAAAATGTCGAGGGTATTCCTGAGATTGAGATGACAGCACAAAAGGTGCTCGATGGTTATCCGTTGTTATATCACCTAGCTACTCCGGGAGCTTCGTCTGCTACGCTGGTTGGGCGATCTAGCGAAAGGTGTTTTGTTGGCCTAAATGTTTATCCAGACACATTTGATAATGCATCAGGAACTCCATTACAGTCTGTCGGCATGTCCGGAATGTATGTTTCGTCCCTGGGATATACCCTGAATGTCGAAGGAAGTTCTACAGAAGATGTTACCCTCGTTGGTAACGACAAAGAATGGACCGCCAGCGGTTTAGATCACTTTGTGCCAACTGAGTTTGATGGTGCCGATGTTCCACAGTCACTAGCCGCTTCTGGTGGTATTGCTCGTAGGGAAAACATCCTTATGGGTTCCGGCTGTTCTATGGACAGTTCGGCTGTAATTACCGGTACTAGTGGGAGTATTTTCCCAACAGATATTGATGGAATTAGTGCTGATGGCTGGAACCTTGAATCTGGCGATTCGTTTGCCGCCCACCTTCAAACCATCAACGTTAATGTTGATCTTGGTCGTGAAGAGTTATTTGAACTTGGTCGAAGAGGGGCGTATTATCGGTTTGTTGCATTCCCAACCGAAGTTACCTGTTCAATTGAGATTACAACGTCTCAGGGTGATTTAGTAGACGCCATGGCTGATCCGGTTGGTGGAAGTAATCTCACTAATCAAAAGATTTTCTTCTGGGTCGAAGAGGGAACTCGAATAAATCTTGGGACCAAGAATAAACTGGCGTCGATCACTTATGGTGGGGGAGACACTGGCGGTGGGAACGTGCAAACAGTACTCAACTATCAAAACTTTAACAGTTGTACTGTAACACATGTCTCAGACCCTGCCGGTCTATCTACCTAGGATGCGACTATTGAATAATCAATGAATCGGGGTGGTTTTCGGACCGCCTCGATTTTTTTTATTTTATACGCAATAAAGACGTCGTTTGTGCGTATAATGATATGGAGGTAATTCGGACATGAAAAAGGAAACTACACAATACCGTATTGATAATCACCTATGTGTTCGGTGTGGAGAATTGGCTGTTCCCAATAGACGGTCGTGTAGTAAACATCTTGAAGTAAATAGACTTAAGGAGGAAAAGAAGCGGGAACGTAGAAAAAACAAAAATGTTTGTATTAGGTGCGGACAACGACCGCCTAGGCCCAACAAGGCACAGTGTGAGATTTGTGTTGAAGGAAGCAGGGGTCAGTATAACGAAACAAAGATGAATACCTACTATCAGCGTCGATCTGCCAGTTGTTGTGTTCGATGCGGTACGCCAACTAGTAGTTTTTCGGTTCACTGCAACGTTTGTAGCGAGTATATGAAAAAAAAAGACAATAAATACTATCACAGAATTAAAAACAGTGGAGTGTGTGTTCATTGTCGCAAATCTCAACCTATAGAAAACGAGATATTGTGTTCGGCCTGTAAAAAGAAAAGCAAAATTGCGGGCAAAGACAGTAGGATTAAACTAAAGTTTTCGGTATTTCAGCATTATGGCGGAAAATGTCAGGTGTGTAAAGAAATAGACATGGATGTATTGGCTATAGACCATATTAATAATGACGGAGCAGAGCATCGCAAACAACTCAAGCTGCAAGGAACAACAATTTACAGGTGGTTGGCTAAGAATAATTTTCCATCTGGATTCCAGGTTTTATGCTACAACTGCAATATTAAAAAATACCTTAAAGAAGATACGTGCCCCCACCAAGACCAGTCCGATCACCAATCACCCCCTCCCAATCGTACCTTATCGGTCAAAACTCGTTACGCACTTCCAGAAGAATAATTCTCGGACCATAAAATTTTTGTTTTTTGATGGGACATTTGGGGGTGTGGGACGTACAATGGTATTGGGAAGTACCCAATACCGTGAGCTTCGCACCTTTGAAGAGTAGAACGATGACTAGAGCAAAAGGACAATGTTCCAAATGTAGTAGAATGACATCCGAGGAACGATTTCGTTTTTTTGAACTTCTTTGGAAGTGTGACTTAATATTAGAGAAGAAACTGTGGCAAGGAATACTTTGCAAAAATTGTCATGAAGAATTAGTTCAAAAACTGATCACTTTTGTGTCTAGCTAAGCTGTCACAACAAAGAGAACCTTAATGACGTGTCCAATTAAATTCAAATATGAATACGAGAATCAATTTTACCCCAGACAACTGGGGAAGTGGAAGAATTATATTGACGATATTGCCCGTTCCTGTGGTATTCCAGAATCTATTTTGAACGCAGAACCAGACTATGCACGGAAAGAACGAGCGAAGGAGAGAGTAATGTTAACCTATCCTAAAGTCACATACGTGAAAACTATTTATCGACCTCCAGTGTGCATAGAATTTAAGTCAGGCGATGAGTTTAATTTTACCGATAAGGATGCAGCCCTGTTAGCCGATATTGCGCGTGTCGTGAACTTTCAAAGGGTTTGTGAATTCGTAGCTGAACCGATTTATGCGGTTTGGGATGTTAATGTTTATTGGAAGTCGTGCGACGAATTTTGCATCAACAGTCGCCTTAGAAGTAATGGTGCTATCGTTGACACTACTCTGAGCGCCGAACAGGCACTACATCTATCAGACGAGTTAAATAAAGTCTTGAATGCCCAAAGGGCCAAACTTGGGGATATCATTCGGATCAAAAGAAATAATTTTGATCCATCGTGGATGCAAAAGAATGAATACGAAGTAATTGGAAATTCGAATTGTTTTGCAGACGACGAAATAACGGTAAAAACACGCCGTGGTTCATATTATGTGGAGTCTGGTGATTATGATATAATCCGTCGGGCAAATGGGCTTGTTACTACCGGTAAAGAAAAGACGGTATGTCAAGACTGTAAAGGGACCGGGCGGATTACTATGTTGATTCGGGATGTTGACTGTGACTGTGTGAAAAACACAGTCACGTAAAAGAAAAAAATTGGGATTGTAATGAAATGAACATCAAACAACTAGAAAAAGCAAGTGCTACATATTATACTGGCAGTCCTATAATGACTGACGCCGAATTTGATGCGGCTATAGCCGAATTGCGTCAAAATGATCCAGATCACCCATTCTTGAAACGCATCGGCGCACCAACCCCCGGAACTGTTAAGGCTAAGCATCAAATTCCTATGGGTAGCTTAGCCAATGCAAACAACGAAAAAGAACTCAAAACGTGGATACTTAGATGTGAATTAGCCATACCACACTCTACTTCTGCCTTGTGTCTATCGCACAAACTGGACGGCTCTTCCCTAGAACTTATTTACGAGAACGGTTCATTTGTGCAGGCAATTACTCGTGGAGACGGGGAAGAGGGGGAGGATGTAACTAAAAATGTCCTACTTTCAAGAAATGTTCCTCTCTCGGTTAATCCATCAATAACTTCCGTTAGGTGTGAATGTTTGATCCATAAGAAGGACTGGGCGGAACATTTCGGGGGAGATGCAAATCCGAGAAATTCTGCCGCTGGAACACTACGAAGACATGATGGTAAAAATGCTCAATATCTTCGCTTTTATGCATTTGATATGATGGTAAATGGTGATGTTCCAAACTCCGAGACCACCAGAATGTTGGTTTTAGCAAAATGGTTCAATGTTCCAAATAACTTGTTCGTATCCTCCAACGAAAAAGCATATTTACCAGAACATACACAATTGGGGTACACGATAAATTGGTGTAAAGAACAGGAAACAAAAAGAGACAACTTTCCGTATGAAATTGACGGTGTTGTTGTTAAAATAGACAACCGCGAAATATCAGAACAATTAGGAATTACGGACAATCGCCCAAAGGGACAAATCGCCGTCAAATTCGAGCCCCGTGGTGGCGAAACCATCCTAAACAATGTGGTGTGGCAAGTGGGTCATACGGGCGAGATAACCCCCGTGGGAAAGGTGAACCCAGTGGGCGTCGGTGGAGTCACAGTCCGCAGTGCTAACCTATACAACACGGACGAGATTGAGAGACTGGGGATACGCATTGGAGATACAGTAGAAGTAGTACGAGCCGGAGATGTAATTCCCAAGGTCACCAAACTCGTTTGTTCTAGTACAGATGGTGTCGAGATCAAACCTCCGAAGAAGTGCCCGGAGTGTGGAAGCAAGACAGAAAAAGATGGGGTTAGGCTTTATTGTCAAAATAGATGGTGTGGTGGTCGATCATTTGCCCGTGTTATGACATGGATTAAAAAGCGAAATATCCTACACATAGGAGAAGGTTTGGTTGAGTCTGCCGCAATAGACGAGACTCGTCAATTGTATGTTCTGTCTTATGCCGACTGGGCTAGGGTCAAGGTGGGTAATGGTGTGTGGGGTAAAAAAAGAGCAAGTAGTGTTGTGGCGGCTTTGGAGAAATCAAAGAATGTTACACTAGCTGATTTCTTGGGTTCCATCGGAATACCAGGAATTGGTAGAACGTTGACTCGTCAATTATGTGATAGTCTAGATGATAGACCCAATAGCCAATTAACGCTCAGCGATATGTTTCAGTTACTACCGTCACTAATAATGAAACAGGCGGGGTTTGGAGAATCTAGAGCCAATGATTTTTGTAATTGGTTGAAAGAATACAGAGAAGAAATTAGTGATCTGGCTTTGTTTATGAATTTTGAGGAGGAAGTAAAAATGGAAAGCGACAACAGGCAGTTTGATGGAGAAGTAATTTGTTTTACCGGTAAGTCTCCAAGGCCGCGTGTGGAGATGAGTCAATTGGCAGAATCCGCTGGTGCTTCAGTTAGTAGTTCTGTGAGTTCAAAAACAACTATCCTTGTCATAGCTGATGTTGAGAGTCAATCGAAAAAGGCGGTTAAGGCGAGAGAAATGGGAGTCAGGCTGATGTCCCCCGAAGATTTTTTGGATTTTTGTGGGATATAGGGGTTGGTTAGACGTATAATAAGGTATCGGGGGTACCCGATCCCGGAGCTTTCACATTTTGGAGACCTAAGATGGATGACGACATAAAAGGGTTCTTTGTTGGATTGGTAGTTGGGTTAATCATAATGGCAATAACGATATCGTCTCCGTTCGTGGGTTGCAGATCAGACTTTCAGAAAGAAGCAATTGGGAATGGATGTGGAAAACTGAACTGCGATATAAACGGTGCGTGTGAATTTGAATGGAATTGCGAATAGGAGAGATTAGATGGGTTGTTGTACTCTTAGTTTTATCCTTGGTGTGCTTGTTATGGCCATTATAGCAGGAATGATTGTTCGTAAGTAACAGGAGGGACGGTATGAGAAAAACAATGACACCAGAAGAAGTATCGCAAAAATGTTTTGAACAATTTTCCAATTTAACGATAAATGTGTCTGATGAAGATAGATGGGAAGCTGCGGCAGAACTTCAGGCTACCCTTGAGGGTGTCTTGATGGAAAGAGATGAACTGAATAATGAGTAGTAGCCGAAGAAAAACAGAAACTGTTACGGTAAGGTCTCCCGTTAAATGTCCTCATTGTGGGGAAAACTGTTTAAGGAGCATCGAATGACAACAACAAGAGATGGACACCAACTGTCAATTGGTGAGAAATACACGGTAGTATCATTTGTTGAGGATACTCAAGATATTGAGTCGACAACCGAGTGTATCTATTGGGGCAATTGGGTTCAAGACAATACTCATTGTTTAGGTGCCATGGGAAATAGTTGTTCTGGTTGGTTCCCACAGACCCTTAATATACATCGTTTTATCCCGATAGATGTCGATGAGAACTTTGAGCTTATAAAATGTGAGGTTGGAGAATTGGTAGTCAAACACCCATCTGTAATAGAGTCGGTTGTTGTAAGGCGACTTAAGTAATATCTAGGGGGAGCCCAGAGCCCTCCACTTTTGTGTCTTGCTAACTCCAAAGGAGAAAAAATGGACGACAATAAAAAAATCGAAATGATTTCAATTCCTATCACTACATATAATCAACTGATTAAAGATCGGGAGTGGTTAGAAGCATTAGAGGCTGCTGGGGTGGATAACTGGGAGGGTTGTGATGTGGCCCGCGAATCTCTCGACAACTAAGGTGTATCCCGATAACAGAACGGTTATCGTAAGAAACGTTGATCCAGAATGTGTCCCTGACTGGTTAGAATGGGGTTATTTGCTCTGTCGAATGGCTAATTTTGGTACTTTGACAATTGATCCATTGACGAAGAGACCAAAGAACTGTGGTATAGTGGTATTGAAATGAAAACACTAATAAGTGAACAACAACTTCAGACCAGAATTACGGAAATGGCTCTTGAGATCGATTCGTATTACATGGCTCAGGAGTGGTATCGGAACACACAAGAGCCAGTGATTGTTGTTGGTGTATTAACAGGTGCTTTATTTTTCATGGCTGATTTGATTCGGAAATTATCCATTCGTATCGAACTTGATTTTATGAGGGTATCAACGTATCCAGGCAAGGCAACAGTAGCCCAGAAACCAAAAATTATTACTCCACCAGACAGATCATTGCGAGATGCTCATATATTATTGGTAGATGATATCCTGGATACCGGTAAGACAATTAAGGTGGTAAAAAAATGGTTGTCATGGCCAGTTCCTGAAGATATATGGACTTGTGTATTACTACGTAAGCCGGATAAGAATTCTGAAGTAAAAGCAGATTTTGTGGGGTTTGATGTTCCTGATGAGTTTTTGATAGGATATGGATTGGATCACGACGGAAAATTTAGAGAAATGCCATACGTGGCATTTCTTTCAGAAGAGGAGATGAGTAATGAATCTTTCGCAAGCAAGAAAGAAGTTAGATGAAATTAGTAAATCTACTGGAACTAAACACGTAAAGGTGTTGGTAAGTGAACTGTGCAAAGTATTGCACTCAGTACTAAGTGCGATAGAACGTATTGAAAAATCTATGCATCCTTTGCAGACAATTACTTTTCCGAAACAGAACCCAGTGCCGCCAACTGAGACGGGTCTCCCTACAACAAACCCCATTGATCCACCGTTTACTCCAAGGCCATTTAGGTCTCCACCAATTAAAGACCCATTTGATGCAAGGCAGCTTGAGGGGGATTCAGAGTAGTGTTCAACACGCCGGAACATACATGTGATATTGTCGAGGTACGGCTAGAGCCGCATCCGAATGCCGATAAGCTAAGTTTGGTCCGGGTCGGCGATTATCAATGTGCGGTGAGAACAACCGATTGGTCCGATGGAGACCTTGCTGTTTTTATTCCTCCGGACAGTGTTGTGCCAGACACCAAAGAGTTTGAGTTTTTAGGCAAACACCGTCGCATTAAGGCCCGCAAGCTACGGGGTGAGTGGTCGGTTGGTTTGTTAATTCCGGCACCTGTTGGGGCTGATCTTGGACAGGACTGTATGGAGATGTTGGGGATAGTTCATTATGAGCCGCAAGTACACGGGCATTTTTCGACGGGTGGAGACAATGTAACACCACCAGAAGGATTTTTCCCAAAGTATGATGTATTAAATTTCCGCAAGTACTCCGATCTGTTTGGTGATGGGGAGGAAGTTGTTGTTACCGAAAAAATACACGGTGCGAATGCACGTTTTGTTTGTGTCAATGATACTATGTATTGCGGTTCTCGTAGCAACTGGAAAAGGATGGACCCCAATAATCTGTGGTGGAAAGTTTTGGAACGACATCCTGCACTGGAGGCATGGCTACGACACAATTATGGGTGGGGTATTTATGGAGAAGCTTTCGGGCAGGTTCAGAATTTGAAATACGGCGCTGTACCCGATAATGACATTTTCTTTGCAACTTTCGATATTCTTGATGGAAATAGGTGGATGGACTTTGACGAGGCCCGTAGTGTTGGGGCTCCTCTTCCTTGGGTTCCATTGGTTTATAGAGGGCCTTTTGATAAAGATAAGATTCTTGCGATGGCAGAAGGGGATAGTTTGTGGCCCGGAGCGAATCATCATCTTGAGGGCGTGGTCGTAAAACCAGTAAAGGAACGGACTGATCGTCGACTTGGAAGGGTGCAATTGAAGATAGTAGGAAATAAATATCTTTCCAAAAGCTAAGGTATCGGACAAGCCGATCCCATGGAGGAGAAGCACAGACATGTGGTGTAGCAGAGAAAAAAGACAAAAACGGAAAAGAGCTATTCGCGAAAAAGCACTTAAGAACTTATCTTCGGAGCAATTTGGCGAACTAGCAGGTTATCTATATAAAGAGGGGTTGATAGGGTTAGACCTTAAGCCCATAAAACAAAGAAAGGAATAAATAATGCCATACATTAAAGAAGAAGAACGAGAAAAGTACGATCACCTAATAGATAAGCTAGCCGTTATTTTCAACGGTCTAGATGGTAATGATGAATTAAGCGGTGATCTCAACTATGTTATTTTTCGTCTAGCTTATCTTCTGACCCACACTCAAACGGGTGGAAAACGCAAGTACGCCAGAATGGCCGTGGTCCTATCAGCCCTGAACGAAGCTGGGGAAGAATTTCGGCGGCGAATTATGGGTCCATATGAAGATGAGGCAATAACCAAAAACGGGGATGTGCAGTTGAAGCCGCAACATCAGTTATTAAAGCCATCCAGCGTTCAGTGGTGTCCTAATTGTCCTGGGGGAAAGATCGTACAAGACCCTCACTGGCTAGGCCGTCTCCTTTGTTGGAAATGTCGATCTAATTGGGGTAAAGAAGAAAAAATAGAAGGAATAAATTGATAAGGAGAAAGTTATGTTGAGAGTAACAATTGGTGAAGATGAGTTTCAAGTTTGGTTTTCACATCCAGTTCAAAAACCATTTGAAATTGAAGGGTTAACTGGACGTATAGTTGATGATGATCGTAGATGTACGATAGTACAAATCAGGCAAAACGGAGCTTTTGGAAGTCAAGGGGTCGCTGTTTGTAATCCCAATGACAATTTTCGCAAGGCAACTGGAAGAAAAATAGCACTTGCTGACGCCATGTGGGATTTTAATAAGGACGAACGAATAGCGATATGGAATGAATATCATAAACATTGTAGTCTCTAAGGGGAAATAAGGTGGGATACAGATATTGTGTTTTTGGGGCCGGTCGTCAGGGCACTGCCGTCATTTATGACTTGGTGAAATTCTGTGAAGCCGATTGGGTGGTTGTTTATGAACCGAGCGACAGGTCTCGTCGACTGGCACATGAAAAACTTAACAGCCTACTGGAAGATGACTACGACAAGGTTCTTTGGGTATCAACGCTAGATGATAGACGAACACCAAAAATAGACTGGAAATCGTTCGATGTCATGATCAGTTGTGCTCCATGGAAGGAAAATCTCGGTTTGACGGAATTTGCAGTTCGGTGGAATACACCATTTTGTGACCTGGGAGGACATCCTGAAACCGTAGCTAGACAAGAAAATGTTATCACGGACACAGCGATCGTTCCAGATTGTGGGTTGTCTCCTGGTATCTCGAATATTCTGGCAGTTCATCTGGCAAAGCTCGGGTACGATAACATACAGGTGAGGTGTGGAGGTATTCCCATGGGGAATACTTCTGTTGGTGAATTTAACCAGGGTCTATGTTATCGCTTAACTTTTGATCCGACGGGACTAATTAGTGAGTATAGTGGTCGTGTACCTATAATAATCAGTGGTGAATTAAAGTATATTGAGTCGTTGTCAACAATAGAGCTATACAAAGATGGAAGATATGAGTGTGCTCCTACCTCGAACAACTCTCCCCAGGTTGTTCAGACTCTTTTGGATTTGGGTGTAAAGTACTATAACTACATGACTATTAGACATAAGGGGCACTGGAATTTGGTGAAGGGATGGAAGGCTGCTGGTTTTTTAAGTGGTAATAAGAAAGCAGATGCGTATTTGGTCGAAGTTTTGGGTGAAAACCCACTTTTGAAGTATGATCCTGAAAAACATGTTGATAAGGTGTTATTGAATATATCTGGTACACGGGGCGAAAATTCGCTTAAACAAACTGGGGGTTTTGATTTTCTTGTTCTCGCCGATCCAGAAACAAAGTTCTCAGCAATGGAACAAATGACGTCTTGGGGTATAACTATGGTAGCTCATTATATGGCTACTAGAAATGGTACACCCAATAAATTTGCAACACCAGAACGGTTTGTCTCAGGGGATTGGATTTTAGAAGGATTGAACAAACGATTGCCATCGTAGAAATTAAACAACTTGTGCCCGCTAAGCATAGATAGCGATGCGCTGGTTTTGTAAATCAGGGAGGTTGGTGCATGTCCGACAGTGGGCTTAGTGGAAAAGAGGCTATGAGAGCCGCAGCTATTCGTGGCAACGAGACACGAAGAGTACGTAATAGAAATAATTATGCAATGAACCTAAAATTTTGTGCTCATTGTGATCGGCAATTGGCTTACACCAAACGACACAATCGTTTCTGTAATCACTCGTGTGCCGCTTCTGCGAATAACTTAGGTGTGACACGACACAGTAAGTACATCAAAAGGCCGTGTGATCTATGTGGAGAAATAACTAGAAACCCAAAATTTTGTTCTACGAGGTGTTGTTGTGACTACATAAAGAAGTTGGCGAAACCGAATATTACAATAAATGGGTGTTTTTTGACATCGCTTGCTGCTAAAAGGTATTTATTGAGAATTTATGGCAATACCTGTTCTGTGTGCGGCTTATCAGAGTGGAATAATAAACCAATGTCGATATGTATTGATCATATAGATGGGAATTATCAGAACCACAGTATCGCAAATGTTAGGTTGATTTGTCCAAATTGTGACGCGCAAACGGATACGTATAAGGGGAGGAATCGAGGCAATGGACGACATGCTCGTATGGAACGATATCACAAGGGGTTGAGTTACTGAAAGTTGAGGTGAAAAAATGTTTGTTTTATTGCTGTCTATATTTGGAGTTTGGATGTTTATGTCTTTATTGGCCCTGGCGTCAGACGTTAGAGATGGACTTGGAGACGGAAGATTTATCTGGTTGTTTGGTTATCCAGGGGATCGGTTATATGAATTATCTAAAAAACTCTTCATTGTTAGAAATAGATAATGCTTGTTTTTATTCTAGAAGATGATCCTGTACGCATGGAGAAATTCATCAGAGAATTATCGTGTGATGAAATACATCATGTAGAAACAGTAGACGCTGGAAAAGAACTGTTATTAAAGAATAAATACGATCTTCTTTTACTAGATCATGATTTGGGTGGAGAACAAATGGTAGACTCGTGGAAACAGAATACTGGTTATCAACTTGCCAAGTTTATTCCAAAAACACAAAATAAAGATACACCATGTATTACACATACCTGTAATCCTGCTGGGGCAGACAATATTTTGAGTGTACTTCCACACGCAATTAAAGTACCATTTCCGTCACTCAATATCGCCGCTATTGGTGAATTTGTAGAACAACACAAACAAGGGATGTAAAACATGGGTCAAAGTCAAAAAAAGAAAAAACAAAAACGTAAAGAACAAAAGAGGGAAGTGGTGGAAATACCAGTTATTGGCCCTATTGATCAAGAAATATTAGATTCAATAGGTAATCCAAATGCTTGGACTCCAAAAATTGAAGATACTTGGATCAGGGAACTTCGGAAATTGTCTGGGTATGAAATTTATAGCAGATTTCCGCCGATGCGAAAACCTCCGAATGTTCGTACAAGAGGTAATAGTTCTGGATGGGGAGGATAGTCATGTATAGAGTTTTGTTGATTATTTGTTTGGTATTGGGTTGTTGTGGGTGTAATTTACTTGAAATCGCTACGAGTGATATCAATGGTTGGGACATGAGTGCATGTGTGTCCGGTTTCGATACATGTTGGGAACTCTGGAGTGATAATGCCGATAAATTCGAAGGAGGGTTCGTAGATGCTCTGGAAGGGCTCTAGGAATCGTTGTCGTAGCCTGTGTTGCCTTTTTGTGTCTAGCTAAGGGTCGAGAGACCCCCGAATCCGTAAGGAGGCTTAAAATAGATACGTTAAAAGTAGAACTGGAATATTTCGAGCAACACCGAAAAGAGTGGTGTAAGCACCATTTAGGTAAAGTTGCTGTAATTAGCGGAACCATCTTGCATGGTTTTTACGATACCTGTGAAGCGGCTTTAGAGGTGGGGTATGATAAGTGTGGTGTTGACCAACCCTTTCTCATTAAAGAGGTGCGTATTAAAGATAAAGTAGTACTTATTACTCGTCTTCTGGGGTTTTAATGAGTACAAAAAATACCCATAGACAAAAATACCCTCATTTTGGCAAGAAGGGTGATAGTCCACACAAACATTATTCAAATAGAGCAGAGATAATCAAAAAGAAGGGTGGAGATATGCCAAATGAGGTTTTCGAATCTGATGGGGGTCAAATACAAAAACACGCAGAAAATCCTAGTTGGGAATTTGACGACAGCGATTTAATAAAGATGTATTATTGGCGAGATCGATGTCGTCTAGCAGAAAAATTGATACAACACGTTTTAACTAGAAAAGATGTTGGTAGGGCGTTACATATACACGGCCTTGAAGAAAAACTTAGGAAACTACAAGAGGAAATGACTCATCAAAGAATTGCCGCAGAGGTCCGAAATAAACAGCTTAAAGCTGCCAATATGATTGTGTGTTGTACTGGAGGTTGTGAAGGTGGAATTATCGGGTCTTCAGATAAGGTAGAAGAGGAGTTAGTCGTCGAAGTCGAGCGCACAGCCAAGAGATTGAGGCAATGGTGGGAAAATCGTAAGCACCGATTGTCTCAAGAATAGCTTGCCTGCCATGTGTAGGTGGAGTAACAGTGTCGTTTTCGGACGACACTAGATTTTTTTATTTTTTTGGGACAAAATGGTGAGTTAGGGGTATAATAAGGTATCGAGGTATCGGGGAGTACCACCGATCCCGATTATGGTTTTGGTAGCTCAGTTTGGTAGAGCAACGGGTCGCACCTGTGGTCGTTGGTTCAAATCCAACCCAAACCATTTGTTGTCTGCCAGGGGCAGGGAATCCATAAAGGCTTGGCCACGGAGCCGTATCTGTGGTGATTTGGGGAATAATCAATGAAAAGTTTGTGTACACAATTAAGTGACAAGGATGCTCAGATATTTCTGGAGATGTTGCAGGATGATTCTGAACCCAACGAGGCACTTAAAGCCGCTGCGATACGGTACGTATCGCCATTTGGTGGTGATGCGGGCTAGGGTTTATTCTTTTAATTAAGATTGGACTTTGGCTCGTGGGAGACTGCGGATCTTTTTTTGTTAGATATAGGACTATGAAAACAACAACAGTTAATATTCGTCGTAGTGAATATGATGTATATATCGGCCGTGCTGGGCATGGCCACGATGGTATTTTCGGCAATCCATTCAGTGGTATCCGAGACGGTGGACGCGAGAAAGCAATTGCGTTATACCGAAAATACTTTTTGGAACGATTAAAAAATGATCAAGAATTTGTTGCACAGGTAGAAAAATTAAAGGGTAAGCGGCTTGGTTGTTTCTGTAAACCAAAGGCTTGTCATGGGGATGTGATAGTTGAGTATTTGGAGAAACCAATGAAAGTGGTGATATGTGGAGATCGTAATTGGTCGGATGAATCTATTATTTGTGAAAGATTACATAAACTTCCTTCCGATACTATCATTATCCAGGGGGAGTGTGACGGTGCAGATACTTTAGCCGGGGATCTTGCTAGGGAAATAGGACTTGATGTTGTCGGGTTCTATGCCAATTGGACTAGGCACGGTAAGGCTGCTGGGCCAATCAGAAATATTAGGATGTTGAATACGAAACCGTCTTTGGTAATTGCATTCCATAATGATTTGAGTAAGTCTAAGGGGACTAAGCACATAGTCAATGAAGCAAGGAAACGAGGAATTGAAGTGGAGGTTATTGAAGATAATGTTGAATGAAATAATTGATTTTTTGAACGAAGCCGTAAAGCAAGATAGTGAATCTGTCGACAATGTGTTTCGAAAGATAAGTGTTCCCGCTACTCAAGAAATGATTGAACACCCAACTATTGTAGTTACAATGGATGGTAAGTTAAGGTTAATTGGATTAATAAATGGTTTTATGGAGGAGGGTGGTAATCGCCTAGCTATGACAATTGATGATGAAACGGGTAAGATCACTGGATTCTGCGCCGTAACATCACAAGAACTGGGATTAGGATAGATCATGGAAAGAAAGGTGGTTGAATAAGATGTTGGAATGTTGTCTACCCAGTGATCAGATGGTTGAGGTATTGTTCAAGGGCGAAAAAGAAAAAGCTAAATTAGCTATTGCCGCAGCTTTTACAGAGACCGGAACTCACCTGATATTGATTCTCGCAGACGGTAAACAGCGTACTGTACCAATATCTATTTTTACGGACAATCCGGTTGCAGTGCCAAACTTTAACACTTTAGAGCTTTGTGACTATGGACGTACTGTTAAATTTGGCACATATGAAGCGGCAGTAGATTTTGCTTTGAAATACTGACTGTAGCGTAGTCTGGCCAACGCGCCGCGTTTGGGACGCGGAGATCGCAAGTTCGAGTCTTGCCAGTCAGAATCTTGAAGGGGAAAGGGGATTATGAGAAAATTAATTCGTAAATTTGTTTGCTGGCTAATCGGCTGTAACTACATTTGTCTTCATCGTTTTGTGATCGAACGTGATTACAATCTCAGTTCCACTGTAAGTGGATGGCAATGTATCCGGTGCGACAATCGTAGACACGAACAGTGGGATGATGTGTGATGAATAAAATACCGAAACTAGGAAAAGACTGTGAACAACACCTGTACTCAGAATACTTTGGATGTAGATGTACAAGTAATGAGCACCTTGTGTTGTTCACTCTTGATGCTTATGATCCTCAATATGTTGAGTTTTGCGTATCAGTTAAAATGAATCAATATCATGGATTTTTTGCAAAACTCTGGGTTGCAGTGAAATATCTGTTTGGTCGTAAATGTAAGGATGCGGTTGATCATTGGGATACTGTTATGCTGAAAATTGAAGATGTTGATCGGTTAATTGAAATGCTACAAAAGTATAAAAGGCTATCTGAGGAGTAAGTATGTCTTTGACGTCAAGCGACATTCATAAAGTAGTTCATGAGCTTAGGTATAGCCAGGGTGGTAATGTTGCGGATAATGTGGAGGCATTTGTGATCAATACTGAAGACTTAAGAGATTTGTTAAGGCAAGATCAATTTTCTAATCAATTTCCCCTTTGGGGTACGGGTTGTGATCCTGGACAGTTGAAGATTTGTGGAATAAAGATTATAGATAGCCCATACATAGAGAAAGGTGTTGTTTTTAAGATGTTCAAAAATGACCCATTGTACAGAAATTTCACTGATTTCACACTCCCTCCCGAATGGCCGATAAAATATATACCTTCATCATCACCAACTGGTTCGGATAAGGATGAAATAGAAAAAATGAAATTGAAAATAAAAATCTTGGAGTTAGAAACTGGACCAGTAGTTAAGGAAAAATCTAAGAAGAAGTATAGCCAGACACGAAAGATTAAATTAGGTTAAGGGGGAGTAGCTCAGTTGGGAGAGCGTTGCCCTTGCAAGGCAAAGGCCGCCGGATCGTAGCCGGTCTCCTCCAGTTACTCGAAAGGATAGAAAATGTTATCAACAGAAAGAGGTGTTGCACTACAACATTTGTGTGAGCATCGCATTAACGACGCGGATGAATATGGTGCCGCATTAGAAATGATTGACTTTATAGCGACAGAAGAAAAACTCACCGACGACCAGAAACTGTTTACAGAAACTCTAATATCTATTGTTGATGAGTATGAGGAAAAACATTATCCTTATGGAAATTAAATTGGGTCGATAGCTCAGTAGTGTATAAACATATGCACTTACCACAAAATGGTGATATAAATGCACAAAAAAGAAACTGGAATTCCGTGTTTTGAGTGTGGCAAGCGATCTGGGATAGATTGTCCTGGACGTAGACCAGACGAGGCTACTCGCTGTACTGTGTGTATGGAAGAGTTTATGGGGCGAATACGTAGAATTTCAGAAAAATATAAAGACTCACTGAAAAGACTAGCTGATTCTTAGGAGAAAAAAAATGAATAAACAACAGCAATCATCCCAATCGAGTAGTCAGCGGCTCAAGAGCCGTCTGGGGTGGATTGTGTAAATTCATATATGTGAAAACACACAGAACCGGATGGTCCGATAGGGCTGTCCGGTTTTTTATTTGGAAAGCTTTCCGTTTTGGCCCTGTAGTGTAATGGAAACACAATAGTCTTTGAAACTAGAGATTCCTGGTTCGAGCCCAGGCAGGGCCGTTTTTCCTCCTTGGTGTATAAAACAATAGAGATGAATCCATTAAGCCTTCAGTACGCGTGTGCTGGAATCTTTGTGGCCTTATTTGTAAAGAGGAGGTATAGTTATGGGTTTAGTAACTGACACATGGGGAGCAAATCGAAATCCAAGTCCAAAACCGTTCACAATGTACAAGACCCTTTCGGTTACGGCTGCATCTGGGTCGGCAAAAACAGACACGCAGAATTTTTTCAGTAAAAATTGTCCGTTTCCTGTGAAAATCACTAGTTTTGAGGTTCAATGCGTTTCTGTTTCTGGTGCTGGCTTCAGTGGTAGTGGATCAGCTATGACCGTTGCTTTGCAAAGAGATACGAACGTTGATGCATCTCCAACCGCTCCAGTTACGGCAACATTTAGCAATACTATTTGTACTGTAAACTGCTCTGGTATTGCATCAAGCACAGACAAGAGCTTGTTTAAGGCTCCTTCTAATGCTGGAGACCGGGTTGATGTAGGTCTGGATCAGACTTACGTAGCGGTTCCGAAGGGTGGTTCCTTGAGGGCAACACTGTCGGCGCAGGCTAATGATGCAATTGGAGTATCAGGCTCTACCCCTGTTGAGCTTTTAGCTGTAATAGAATGTGTACCAACAGCAACTTGGGACCAGATATACTTCTAATATAGTAACAAAATACATCTTTATTAGACTAAGATCGAGGGTGAAAACTCTCGGTCTTTTTTATTGGCGATGGTGTATAATATTAATAAGGACAGAATTTAGGTTTAGGACAGACAGTACCACTTACATTTTTGGGACTGGGAAGGTGTTATATGAACGTTTCTGAAAAAGAAATGCTGATTGATCAGATAATCTGCAAAGATATTTCAGCAACAATTCTTGATCGCAATGACGCACTTATTTCGTTTGTACTCCACTCTCCCACCCCCAAAGAACAAGCAAAGGCAGCAACGGTGTATTTGGTTGAATATCAACGAGCCATCATTTCGGGTCTATTCAATGAGGAGGATACTATAAAAAACATGATCATTCTTGGCGATTGGAGTGAACAAAAAGAAACAGAAATCGCTGGATTATACAAAGACATTCACACTATACGCAGTGAATTATTAGACCTTATATTTAACACAACCAAATTAGAACGAGCACGCTCCCTTTTGCGTCGTGCTGAAACAGCATTATTGGATCGATTATCACAAAGACATACTATACTCAACAATAGTGCAGAGAGCCATGCAATTAATTGTCAACAGAGATATTTGATTAGTTGTATTACGGAAACAGAAGATGGACTATTATTTTGGGATACTATAAATGACTTTGAAAAATTCGAAGATATCAGCATAGTTACACAGTTATGTGAATTTTTTTTCACGAAGTCCCATCTTTCATCTAAGAAAATCAGAGAATTGGCTCGATCTCAAAGATGGAGAATGTATTGGGAGGTAGCCAAAGCCACCAATGATTTGTTTGATGGTTCTGTATCTAGATGGTCTTGGAATCAGATAGAATTATCTTATTGGTCCACTATTTATGATTCTGTTTATGAAGCTTATGAACGTCCTTCGAGAGATATTATTGTTGATGACGATTTGTTAGATTCATGGTTTATAAAACAGGGAGAGAAAAGTAACAATAAAACAACAGTAAACACACCATCGCATTCTGGTAAGTCTGGTGGCCGTAATGAAGAATTTATTATGGCCGACAAAGAAGGTGCTAAGCGTGTTTATAATATAAACGATTCTAATTCTCGTGCCAAAATTCAGGCTCGTCAAAAGATATTGAATCGACAGGGTGTTGTTTCGGATCAAAATATGCCTGACAGTCAAATGGAGCTTAGACAACAAGCGGTGGAAAAGGAACGACAACACATCAAAAGTATTAGTAGTAAATAAGGGGGTCGTAATGTCTCAAAAAGAAGAAGAGTTAGCGTTGTTACGACAACAAAACAATGAGGTTAAGCGTGGACGCATAGCCAGGGATTCCCGCGACCGTCTAAAGAAAATAGCACACAAAAAATTTAGAACTTGTTTTATTTCTGCGTTAGTTGAATTTGAGAACACTTTTGGTCTTATTGTTTGGGGTCACAACTTGCCAGAAGATGGTATTACAATAGAACAAAAAGCAAATCGAGTACTGTGGGAACAGGTTCGAAAAAATATTTTAGACAAAGGAAACACCCAATCGCGTGCATTGGGTATGGAAATAGACCTACACAGTGTAGAGTTTGAAGGATATAGGATAGAATTTGGAGGAATAAGAGATGAGCAGTAAAAGTGAAAAAACAATCATCAATACTGTTGATGAAGATGGCAAAAAATTACACCTTACTATTAAAATGCCAGGACATAAGGTGTTGCAAGAAGCACAAATGGTTTACAATGTTGAGTTAACATCTCTTATCAAACAAAGTGTTTCTGGAAACAAACAACTTTTCTCCAAACAACAACTAGAAAGACATCTTAACGAACTTGGCGTGTGGACGGAGGTTGATGCAAAGAGGTTTCTTCAATTACAGATAGAATTACGAGAATCGGAACTTAAGTTAAAGCAGGGTGGTATTCCTGTCTCTGAAGCAAAAATCATTGCTTTGACGATGAAAGCTAAAAGGGCGGTTCTACTAGTTCTCTATGGTCAGCGATCTCAATTTGATGCTATTACAATGGAAGCCATTGCTGATAATCATAAATTCAAGTTCTTACTTACTAAATGCATTGTTGTCGAAGAAACCAATGTCCCACTCTTTACAAGTATCAACGATTATGAAACAAAACAGAATGAAAAATCTGCTATTGATGCCGCTACAACCCTTGCTGGGTTAATATATGGATACGACGAAAACACTGAAGCTAAGCTTGTTGAAAATCAGTGGTTAGAGCAATTTGAATTTGCCGACAACAAGGGTAGACTCGTAGATGATAATAAACGTCTTATCGATTCAGAGGGCAAACTCATTAATGAGGATGGTCGTTTTGTCGATGAGAAGGGAAGTTTAGTTGATAATATAGGTAGACCAATAGATGAAGATGGTAATTTTGTAGTCAAGAAAACCAAGCCGTTTACAGATGATAATGGTAATCCAATAACCAAGACTACTAAAAAGCGAAAAAGCGTGAAGAGTAAGGTTAAGAAATAGAAGGTGGTTTGAATGGCACAGCCCTTTATTCTAGATGTTATTTTACAAATTCAGAAACTGGATGGTCTTGATGTAGTCAAGCAGCAACTGGCTGGTATACAAGTGGGTGGTATTGGTCAAACTGGTAAATTGGCCAAAGGTCTAAAGAACGTGGGTATCCAGGCGAGTACTGCTGCAATACATGTAGCTAGGGGTGCTAATGTCACTATTAAAATGGGTAATGCCGCCAAGAAAACAGGTAGTCAACTTAAGGGTGCTGGTAAGGCTGCTAAAGGTTTCGGTGACCAAATACTTTTGGCGGGCAAGAGATACGGTGCATTTCTTGGTGCCACAGTTGTTGCGTTTAAGGCTTTTCAACTAATCGGTTCTGGCACTAGGGCTGTAATTGAGTTTGATCAGGCCATAGTTTCATTATCTCAAATCCTTGACAAACCAATTGATCAACTACAAGAGTTGTCTAAGCAGTTTCTAGATTTGTCGGTTACTACTGGTACGAGTGCAAAAGAAATTGCTGAAGCTGCTAAGCTGCTGGCTCAAGCTGGTTTTAGAGGTAGTGAGCTAACAGAGGCAATCAGTCAATTAGCCAAGGTACCTCTTACTCCTATTTTTGAGAATATGGATCAAGCAGTCGACGGCGCTATTGCTGCGTTGAGACAGTTCTCTGATGAGGGCTTAACGGTAGAGAGTGTCTTTGATAAGATAATCAACGTTTCTAACAAATATGCGGCATCTTTTCCTGACATCATCGAAGGTCTCAAGAGAGGTGGTTCTGCTTTCCAGGCTATTGGCGGAACACTAGACGAGTTCATAGCAGCCTTTACAACTATCAGGTCCGTTACCAGAGAAAGTGCCTCATCTGTTGGTACATCTCTGAAAACCCTCTCTTCTCGTCTTGCTGATCCTAAGATCATCAAATTCTTGGAGACCAAAAATATCAGGGTTCTTGAAGAAGGTCAATTCGTTGGTCCACTTGAAGCGATACGTCGTATCGGTGATGGTCTTGAAAGACAAACAACTATACAAGACAAGATTAACATTGCAACCAAGCTCGGTGGTCGACGACAAATCAGTCGTTTCTTAGCGGTGGCACAGAATGCAGAGAAAACAGATAGGATTCTGGAAGATGCCAAAAATTCTTCTGGTGCATTTAGCAAAGTGGCGGATCAAGGATTACAGGCTATAGGTAAGCAAATTGACATACTTGTAGCAAAAGCACAAAAATTAGCAATAGACCTCGGTGCAGATTTATTCATTCCATTTATTGAAGGATTAACAGGTGCCGCAGAAGGTGCAATTGCACTACTTGGTGCACTTAAACCGATACTCCCACTTATTTCTAAAATAGGCGCTGTCTTGGCTGGCGGGGCCATAATTAAGGGTCTAGGGTCATTCATTGGGCCAAGACTTGGCCAACTTGCTGGTCCTGCTGCTTTTGCTGCCGCAGGTGGGGGTCGAAAAGGTATTTCGGCTGGTATTGGCGCTAGTCCTTTTGCACAAGCTGGTCTTTTGATCGCTGCTTCGGAAACTGCTGCTGCTTTGGTTCGTACTGCTGATGGTGCTGATTCTTTTACTGCGAGCTTGATTTCATCCATTGGTGCCATCACAGCCGCTATAGCATTATTCAGAGGTCAAACCATAGCACAGTTTGCTACTGGTGGTGGTCTATTTAAGAACTTAGGCAAATTAGGAAAACTTGGTGCTCTTGCTGGAACAGCAGCTACTATTGGTACCATTGCCTTACCACTTATAATAGGAAAAGCACAAGATAGTGCTCAAGAATTAACAGACAGAATAATTGAAAGTGCGAGAAAAGCTATATCAAATATTTCTCTAGACGCTGAGGGTCCGAATCAGGTTTCTGATATTCTTGGTAACCTATACCAAGAAGTAGGAAAGGGTATACAAGAATTCATAAAAAGTGCCGATCCACTACAAGACCCAAGTTTGTCCAAATCACTTGCTGGAATAGGAAGGGCTCTTAGCGGTTTATTCGAAGGCGACTTTGAGGCAGTATTTGGGCCAGAAGGTAGTGCGAGTAGTCGTGGTGGATTATCCAGTAAACAGATTCAAAAGAAAATAGAAGAACTTATTGGTAGTCGTCCAAAATTAGTGGAAGGACTAATTGACAGTGTTGCTCAAACCCTTATTGACACAGGGAAAACAAAAAGAGTACGAGGTAATGCTAGGCAAAGTTTGATTACACAAACCATTGCGAGTGGCCGAACTCCTGAAGCTGCTAGTGTATTAGTAGATGCGATTATTAAAGCAGCGGGAGGTTTAGATAAGTTCAATGATGGAGTTCGTAATAATATCAACACTATTCAAACAGAAAATATTGCGAGAGAAAAAACAGTTGCTTTAATGAGAAATTTTATTCCGACTAAAGTGGTTGGTCAACTACTTAGCTTTTCTAAAGCTGTTGATAAAACAACCAGAATAATCAACACATCTGCTAAACTGTTCCAATCACAAATAGCAGAAATTGCAGGAGGCATTAGGGCTCCTAAGCTTGATTTTGATTTTGGATCACAGCAGGTAGAAAATTTGATTAAAGGTGGCGGTCTGAAAGACCTGTTCGCATTCACTCCAGATATTCCAAGTTTTGTTGGTGCCTTCGATGATATTGATTCTTTATTAAGCCGTTTTATAACAAGCGTTAGTGACTTGCCAACTGGACTCGATTTTAATGTTGAAGACATTGTGGATCAATTTTTTAAGTTAGAAAACATACCCGCTGTTTTGAAAGATAAGTTTGCCGATTTCTTTGATACTACGGCACAGGATATACGTAATGTTGCTGAGGGAAAATTCATTAGCGCAGACGAAATTAAGCAAAGATTTCAGAAAGAATTTGAAAATCTTGGTGTAGGTACTACTGATGCTGTTGTTGAATCTGTTGTTCAATTCATGAATAGTACATTTACGCAAATTGAGGATGAATTAAATAGGCTGGCAACAGTCCGTCAGTTTGAGCTAGACATAGCAGTGAGGCCAGGAACTCAGGCTAGATTCTTAGAGCAACAGCTTCAACGTGTAGGAGTTTCTACTGGAGGTAGGGGAGGACCAGTTAGAGAAGCAAGGGGTAGTATTGCTGAATTAGACTTGATAAGACGAGAAAGGGAGACTAGAGGTGCCGTTGGGGTTCCAGGTTTGCTTCCGACCCCAGAAGAAGGATTTTTTCAAGGTCCGGGGCAAAGACTTGCGGACATTGTTGGGGATGAGAGAATTAGGGCTCAACTTAGAGATCAATTCAAAGAACTGATTACAGAATCTTCTGTTCTCAAAAGAGAATTATCAAACCTTAAACCAGGGTCGATAGATTTTATAAAAGCGTCTGAAGATTTGAGAGAACTGTCTCGTTCTACGATCGAATTGCAAACAGCTATGGAGGCTGCTAGCCAGGCAACGCAACAATCATTGGAGATAGAAAAAAGAACACTGACACTACAACAAGGGTTGGAGACTGCTCAAGCACAGGCTCGCGGGGCAGAATTGGTGAGACAGGGTCGCATTACACCGTTACAGGCAGATAGAAGAGCTTTCGATCTAACTCAGAGACAAGCTGAGGAACAGCGGGCTTTGCAAGATAAGTTTGATGGTATTATTGAGAAAGATAATGCATTGCGTGCAGACTTAGCCAAAACCATCAGTATCAATACCAAAAGTCAAGCAGAAATTGTTGGTGAATTTAGTATGTCTACAAATATTTTCTCCGAAGCTACACGAATTCAATTTTCTGCTGCTGAACTTATGGCGAAAAACATCAGTGACTTTGGTCAACGCATTACAAGTACAGCCGATCTTACCGCTGGGTCTCCACCTACAACGTTCGGTGGGTTCGGTCCTGCTGCTGCGTCAAGACCTGTTGAAGAAATATCACAACAATCGACTAGTAACACGAATGAGAAAATACAAGAAAATACAAATGCACAGCGACAATCATTGGAAGTTCTTAAAGCTATTTTCAGTAGACAACAAGAGCTTCTTTCAAGAGACTTACCTCCGGAGGATGTTCGGGCCGCTGGAAGAAAAGTGGGCGATATTGAATTCTCTCAGGAAGCTATAGAAAATCTTGCGGAAAAAATTGAAAATCTTGAAACCGCGATCAGAGAACCAAGTGAAATCAAACTAGTATCCGATCAGCGTGTAGAAATAGACCTCTCTACTCTTCCATCGGATGTAGTAAATGAGGTACGACCAATATTCGAAGAAGCTGCCCTGAAAACTGCGTCTATAGTAACCAGAAAAGCTTTGGAAAGCCTAGCCGCTAACAGCCAGGACTCCGAGATATCAATAGCAGCGACCAATACCGCACAGGAGTTAGTTTAATGTCTCTTATAAGAAACAGTGATGTTTTATGGTATCATCCCTTGGATGATTTCACTGAATACATTAAGGATCATGTTTGGGATTTTTCTACAGGAAACGTGTTGTTTTCTGGAGGCATTATTCTTAGCGGATACACTAGAGATTCTACCTCTTTAACTGAAACCTCTTTGCTGGAAGACCTTGCTGGTGCGGGTTATACTGATATAGATGGAGGAACTTCTCTGACAATTTGTTTTTGGGCTAGCGGTTTTTATGAGAATAACAGCTACACCAGGTCTATAACTCCAGGGTGGACAAGTGCGAATATTACAAAGAATGGTGTAGGTCTCTGGAAGTCTAATAGCAATGTTTTAAGCGTTAGGTTAAGAAGAAACAACTTTGAGGTTTCCAACTTAACCGTACCCATTAAGCCAACAGATAGTGGTTGGAATTTTGCGGTACTCAACGTAACAAAAGAAGGTGTTGATTGGAGAAGTCGTGTTAGTTTTAATGGTTCTGGGTGGCAAGACCTGGGGACCGGTGAGAGCAACGCAGCATTCAGTAGTAATTCAAGAATGAAACTAGAGATGAACGATACTTCGGATGAAAGATTTGTCATAGACGAAGTGGTGACATGGAAAGATACTGATCTTTTTACTAGTACCGAATTATCCAATCTATATGAATTGGCCAACACATATGATCTATCCATGGATCAATATACTAATACATTCGGAACTCCCATCAGTAGTGGTATAAGTTGTTTCATACACGGCTCAGCACAAGTGGAGGGAAGTGCGACGTTATTTATATCTGCACAGACTGTAAATCAATCAGCTAATTTATCGATCGAAGGTCATGTGCATACTTCAGGAAATAGTAGTCTATACATCGAGGGTGGACTCAGGACTTCCAGTCAGTCATCGACTTTGTGGATCAAGGGTCGTGAACAGATTTCAGGAAATAGTACCCTGTTCATCGAAGGGGCTGCCATCCCAGTGTCGGGTAGTGCCGATCTATTTATGCACGGCTTGACAATCACTTCGGGGTCTGCTAGTTTGTACATAACAGGCCCTGTTCTGTCTAGCGACAATGCCGATTGTTTTATTAATGGTTTTGCGATAGCTTCAGGTACTAGTACGCTGTATATAAAGGGACAATTCCCAAACATAGATGCCATCGTCTCTGTTGTTGCGAATACGCCTACAATTAACGCTAACTTATTCATATACGGTACTCCTTCTGGTGAAAGTCAGACATTTTTTACCAACAACAATGCTACTCTTTTTATTAAGGACGATGGGAGTGACACTACTGTTGATGTTTCTGTATCATCTTTTGTTAAAGTGGCAGATGCCATTGCCGTTGAGATTAGTGGAACATGGTCATCTTTTGTAAAGGTTGGGAATATCTCTAGTCTCAGCACTGATTTTTACATTAATGCCCATGCTTCCGGAAGCAATCCACATGGCGTTCAAGTGTCAACTTCTGAGACTTTGTTTGTCGCAGGGTTTGGTAATACATTAGATGATGGTTATTTTGTTTCTATCTTAGATGTTGATGTTTTTACCAGGGTACATTTGGGTTCGAATGGATCATTAGATATGTATGTTTCTGGAGTATTAGGAGTTGTTCAGACCTCTGCCGAATCAAATTTGTATACGTTTGGTATTCAAGGTATTCAATCGGGGTCTAAATCGCTATATGTCATAGGAAATAACATCTATGACGACTCATTTAGTCTTTTTGTATTCGGTATTCAAGGTGTGTTTTCAGGAAGTGTGCCGTTATATCTTGAGGTAACTAATATAGGCTTATTCGATCAAGATACAACATTGTACGCCCATGGGTTCTAAAAATGAAAAATAAACAATGTAAAAGATGGACTGATATGGAGATTCAAATATTAAAAATTCATTACCCTAATGGTGGGATAAAGGATTGTACTGAGAGGCTCAGCAGAACTGCTAATGCCATCAAAATTAAAGCTATGCAATTGGGAGTATCAACATATGGCATTCAGGGATGTAAAAAGAGATTGGTGATAGAGGAACTTGATAACAACAAAGTTATTGCTACTTGTCCTACACATGGGGATGTTTATCACTACAGCAAGAACCAAAGATTTAGATGTATTAAATGTGAGGCTGATAATTTCAGTAAATGGTCTAAGAAGTCATCATCTAAAACAAAAATGAGAGCATCACGGAGAATAAGAATGCGAAAACCAATTAAAATGTACGAGAATAGATTGAGAAGCTCTTTGCATCATTGTTTTGTCGGCCATGTTAGCTTCACGAAACACCTACCATATTCAAGTCAGGAATTGCACAATCATTTAGAGTCCATAAAACTGAAACAGAACAATAAGTGTCCAATGTGTAGCGATGATTATAACAATACTGGATTCGATATTGATCATATTATCCCAACATCCTCTGCTACGAATGATTGGGATATGTTGGAATTGTTCAGTTTGAAAAATTTATCACTACTATGTCCCAGATGTAATAGATTTGTTAAGAGAGACAAGATGCCACTTGATCTGAAAGAGGTGAATAAATGTCAGTAATTTATACTAGATCAGATAGCATAGGTCGCAAGATTGTGCCTGCTCCATTAGTAACCATGAACAAAAGTTATGACACCGATGGGGATGGTACTAAGCGGGGTTCTGCCTACAAGATTACACTCACCGGTACCCTTATACCGTTTAGAGGCTCTCCAAGTGGATCATATTCATCATTAAATCAAGCCTTCTGGACTTTAAGTGGTGATCCGCCAGACGAAACATATGAGGAGAATAACGAAGATTTCAATCATATTCTTCGTAAACAAGAAGCTCTTAGGTGGTTATTCAGTGAAGATGGTGGAGTGTTGGAGTGGCAACCATCTAATGGTCAACCGCCTATTAAATGTTACCCAAGAGTTGTGTCTATCAATTTCCCAGAAGGGCAGTGGGCAGATAGGGGTGAGTATACTGTTGAACTGGAAGCACCGTGGGTGTATATTAATGGTTCTGTTGAACTTGAAGATGATACGTCTACTGACTTGATCTCTTCTTCTTCTGAAACATGGTCATTTGAAGATATTACTGGCAGAGAGAATAAACAATACAGAGTAACTCACGAAGTTTCCGCCGATGGGAAATTAGGTTATGATGGTGCTGGATCGCTGTATGAAAATAAAAATGCATGGGAACATGCCAAAGATTTTGTAGATACGAGAGTTAGTGGTTCTATTAATTCTGATACTATGTTTGCCGCTCTCGGTGCTTCCGATAAGATTGCGGGTAGTTACAGCAATGTCGTTAATATAGATCAAGCTGGGGGTACATATGGAGTAACAGAAGAGTGGCTAGTATCAGACCTGAGTACCTATGAAGAACGACAGTTCACTGTTGATTATGACCAAAGCCAGGATGAATATAGCGTAACATATCAGGGCAAAATAGAAGGTGTTTCTTTAGATAGTCTTGCTGGGAATGTGTCTGATCTTAATCAGGCGAAAGCTGCTGTACCAAATGTTGAAACGGCACGTATAACGGCTATATCGTATGTTGGTTCTTTTATTGGCGATAAGACATTACCCATTTCTCCAGATAAGCGAACCTTCTCATTAAATCAACAGGATGGTACTGTAGACTTCACATATATATGGAATACATCAGACAGTAGTATAGTATTTATCACAGATACCGCCCAACATTCTTACTCATTAGATAATTCTCTTAATACATTAACATTCTCACAGAATATAGAGGGTAAAGGTGAAACCTCAACAGTAAGATTAGCTAATGCAAAAAGTGCGGTTTACAGCAGTAGCGAGGCTTTAGGTTTAGCTAAGACGCTTGCGGGTACTAGTCTGAGCTACAATTTAGTTTCTATTGTAAAAGCTTTTGATGAGCGACAAGGAACAGTAAGGTCTACTTGGACATGGACAGACAAGGATGCTCATAGCACAGAGATCAGTATCCAGACACAGGAAGCGGTTGCGGTTGTTGTAACAATCCCTATTCCTGGTCGTGCTACTGGCCCTATTATTCAAAACATGGGAACAAAAAATTCAGAAATAATTACCGTAACAATAAGGTCTAAAAGAAATACTAGTCAACCAACCTTAGCAACAGAACCATACGGAGAAAGTGGTACCATTATTGGTGATTCAAATACGTGGAATCCTCAAACTGGCGCAGCCGAAAGAACCACACGTTTTTTAAAGGAGACATAAATGACTGCGACACCTGTTACACCTTATTTATTATTCAATGGTTCGATTAGAACCATAAATACAGCATTGGGTATCAATCAGAATCCTACAGTTGTTACGACTACTGTCGTAGAAGATTCTACCCCCGTGTCTGTGACCAATAGACAGTTTGTTCACATATCCATTGGTAAATTTGATTTTCGTGGAATAGTTCAATCCTGGTCACAGGCTGTCACTGACATTGCTGGTACTGGAATCTATAATATTCGTATTACCGACACCAAACCTGTCCTTGACGCTGCTCAGGTGATAATCGGTTCTTCTTTCAACGAAGCTAGAACACAAGCCTATGCTTATGGAGATAATGTTATTCCTATAGTATTCCAAACAGCGTCTCAGAAAAATGATGGAATTCCATTCAGTGTCTTGCAAACCGCCATAGAAGGTGCGCAAATCAAGTATGGAAGCGAAGTATATACAGTTAATTTCAATTTCACTCTTCCCAATAGGGGTAGTAGTGTTGAGTATTCGCTTAAAAGCAGAGCTATGTCTCTTCTTGAGTTGATATCCCAGGCAGCTAACGACAATGGACTCGATTGGTATGTAACGACATCTGCTAACAAGGTTATTTCTGTCAATATGTTCGGAAGAACCAATGTTACATCTATAACCATAGATCAACTAGCAGCATTGCACCAAGATGCAGTTATCCGCAGGCACCAAGGTCAAGAAAATAGAGATGCAATTCAAAAAGTGGTTTTGACAGGTGGATACCGTACTTACTTACACAAGGTCGACGGTTCTTTATGGGAACAGTTTTGGGGTTTCGATGAATATGGACGTAAAAGAAGAGAACCTCTGTATTCAGAAACGGTTATGGAACAAGTCATTAACAACGATTTCACTAGCGAAGATTATAAAGAAGAGGATGTCCAGAAGATCTTGTCTTATGCTAATGAATTCTGGGGCAGAAAATTTATAGGTTTGATCACACCGCCTACTGTAATTGGTTCTGACGGACGTTCTTGGGTAACGCCAACGAGTGCTGCATGGTATGAATCCGATGATAGTCCCTTAGATTATGACGACACAGATTTGCTTGACAGAGATGGTCAATTAAAGTTCCAAACGGAAGATGGTCGATGGGTTACATTTGCTGCTTTGCCTTTGCCGGGGACAAGATACTCTACAAAGAATGTTAAATTGAATTATCAATGGGATGATGAACTATTCTCCAATCCGAATAGTCACATAGACAAGAATGGTAATATTTCCATTAAAGCGTCTTCAGAAATTATAGATGGATTTGATGAGATGGAATATTGGTTAGAACAATTTATCATCTATCTGCTTAATCTAGATGATGATGAATTTATCAGTCTTGCATGGGCCTTGTCGCAATTCTTTTTGTTAAATCCTGAGATATCTATTGTTGTTCGCTTAGATTTTCTACGACTAATCAATTCCAATGCAGATACGATTATTGCTATTGCTGAGGGAGATTTAATATATACAGATGCTGTCAAGAACAGCATTCAAGAAGGATTTAGTGATCAATATTTTGTACTTACACTAGCAACCCCACTACGCGTTAGAACAATAACTAAAGAAACTATCATCAATGAAACCACAGGTTTCAATGAACAATCAGATGTTATCACTAAAACAAGACTTACAAATATAGAAAATGCATTTTTGGCATTGCTAGACCAAAGAGAGACGTATGGACCATGGCAAAATCGACAGAATTCTCAAGGAAGAACAGAGGTAATAATAGATTCTTCTCTTACCCCATGGAGCTTTGGTTTTAGAGGTATTATTAATTCTACTGGTATAGATATAATGAATGAAGTAGCCCTAGGCAGAATTAAAACTGTTTTGGATATATCTCTGGATGCAGCTACAGCAGAGCTTGAAGTAGCTGGGTTACCGGCGGTAAATATAGGAGATCAGCTACAAACTACAGGCACTATTACTGCGATTGGTATCGTTTTCGGTATCAACGGGATTAAAACAACCTATAGATCGCTGCAACATACTACTGAGTTGTCTAAATATTTGAGACAACAACAACGACTATTAGATAAGCTTCGTCGCCAAGCTGCTGAGTTCAATAATACTATGCAACCAATACAGGATATTTGGGAAACAGACAGAGTTATTAGAACGCTCAAAAAAGAATTGCCAGAACCTCCTGTCGATGTGAGTACTGAGGGAAATAGGAGACAGGCGGGAACTTTACTGGGCAGAATTGAGTCCAGAGTTAGTAACACAGAACCTAAATATAATATCACGCCTATGGTGTGGGTTGCAGATATTTTTGGAGAACTAACACTAGTCAGAGACCCAAAGGTTTTTGGGATATATACAAGAGTAGTAAACATGAGTGAAAAGCAAACTTCGGCAGGCAGGCTTTTGGTTGGTACAGACGTACAGGTTAGAGAATTTTTTACTACAGATGGTGGAATTACATCATATTACATGGAAGTATCTGCGCCACCTCCACCAAGTTTTTCAGCTACGATCAATCAGGTTGTAAGTAATTCCCAGCCAAGATATAAGGTAACACCGATATCTAATTCGGTGCAACAATTACACCTACTGGCAAGTGAATTAAATGCTCTTAACTCTGTGCTCAACATAGGAGAACCAGAAAATTTTACGGGGTACTTGAGTATCAATTCACAAGTAACCATTAATTGGAATGAAAACGATAATGGATCGTACACACCTTTTATTGAGCAACAAGTGAACTTCTTTAAGCCACTTGATTAAAGGAATTTGACATGGCAAGAGTAGGACCAAATCAAGACATCAATGATCCGACAACCATAATAGATGTTGCCTATCAGTATCAACAACAGAGTAATGATTTTGGTGACTTGTTGGCACAATCATTGTCGCAAAATCCCAATGCAACTGGTGATCCTATAGTTGATATCGTTATTCCACTTAGGATGGAAGATGGTTCTACACAATTTATTAGGGGGGTAGATATCAGTTTTTCTGATAATGTGCATTCATATGACACAACATTGGTTGCTAGTGCTAATATACTTACATATATTGATCTAGCTGAGCGATTCAGAGAGTACTGGAATACATTGAACAATGTCGTTGATCAGGTAAATGACTTTGATTATACGATAGAAACAACCATAGACCCAATAGGTCCAACAGTCAGTCACCCAGGAACTGGACAAACAAGAACCCATGGTTCTCTTGGTGGTACGGAGTATAATGAGTATTCTTATACATATTCTCCTTTAGTATCTTTATCAGAACCTACATGGCACGGTTTCGGACCTACGGATTATAATCAAATAACATATCCAGAACTTTTGAGTCAACTATCTATTATTAATTTAACTAGAAGTTTGTCTTCCCTGATAACGTGGGAAACAAATTATTGGTATGATAAATTTAGTGACTCGTCTGGTAGTTTAAGAAGTGGGAGTGCAAGGTTTACTAAACACGAACAATATGCACCTCCAATTTCTCAGCAATATATACAATTTTATAACTCTGGAGATATAACCATTACTATTTCTATTTCCATGAGTATTGTTTCTACGTTCGATACTCGCTTTGCTGCTAGTATTGCTTCTTGGGCCGAAATAGATGATCTAAATGTTTATCCAAATCCATTTGCAGGAACCAAATCTTTATTATCTTCATATATTATCCAGAGTCAAGAATTATTATCTCCTGGTGGTACGATATCTCTTAGCGATACAAGAGATGTAGATATTCCTCCTGGTAAATCCGCTTTTGTAGGGTGTTTCGGGAGTAGTGGTACTACTTTTGGAGGGGTAGCAACTGTTGGTACAATAAGCGTTTCACTGACATTAGAGGATGAAACAATAACCCATGCAGTAAGCGTGGTCTAGAAATGGTGTATAAACAAGTGAATGGAAGGAGTGAACAATGTCAACAATTAATGTATATGTAGCCGAGACCGATGTCAAAATAGATATAGGTGAAGCTCTGGGATTCTATGGGGGTGCAGGATTCGGTAGTCCCTTATCTCTGAATGAAGCCAACGGACGCACTTTTATCACAGATGTTGCTGGCACTATTGCAAAAGAGGAGTGTGATAATTGCCGAAAAAACTCATCTTCAGGTGTTATTATAGGTCAGACGGGTGACGGAATCAGTTTATTGAATTTACCCAATTATTTAACAACAATAAATTTACGCTTTACACATCCAACTGCCGTTTTAATTCAAAATGCTCGCTTAATAGCCTTCGACGGGACTACCCTTACGGCTGCTCCGACAGGTCTGAACATATATGGCGCAGAAACTATCCACACCAGTAGGCTACAAACAAATACAGGTACTGGCGACTCCACATGGACTCTTATGGAAGGATCGAGTTCGTCTCTTAATCTGGTTGATTCTCCAGGTATCTCCGGTATTAGCCCTCTAGGACCAGCGAGCGCGGATACAAGACATGACTGGTACGTTGCCCTATCTGTTATTCCCACAATTCCTGGCGACCGAAATTTTAGCTTCCGTGCGGACCTCGAATATATTTAGCAATCAATTCTCTTTGGTGTATAAACCATTAGAGGCGGTAATGAATTATCGTCCAAAGCGGTTTGACACCAAGGGATATTTGAGATGGCTATAAGCAGGGAATTGTATCGGGAAAGAAGAAATAAAAATCTTTGTACCACTTGCGGGGAGCCTGCCCAAGCAAATAAAGCAATGTGTTTGAAACATGCCAAAAGAATTCTAGAAAAACAAAGAGCTACCACAAATAAAAGAATCAGTCAGGGATTATGTTCTATGTGTGGAAAAAACCCACCAGCACCAAGACGCGAAAGATGTCAACAATGTCTAGATGTTAAAAAGTTAGATTCTAAAATAAACAGGACACCACTAATACGACAAAGAATAAAAAATGGTCTTTGTACAAGTTGTGGTAAGTCAAAAACAACACCTAATAAGTTATGCGACGAATGCTCCCAAAAATATAACGCATCTGCAAGGCTGAAGGAGCAACAAAGAAAAATTGACAATCTTTGTACAAAATGCGGCGAAAATCCACCAAAAATCAATAGACGTAAGTGCTTGTCCTGTTTGGAGATTGATAGACAATGGAGGAATCAACCAGAAATTATCAACAAAACAAGGGGCAAGCGTCAAAAATTAAAGCAGGAGGTAATGAATAAATATGGTGGAAAATGCAATTGTTGTGGCATAAAAGAGCTTAGTTTTTTGAATATAGATCATGTGAACGGCAATGGGAGGGCACACTTAAAAAGCATAGATAAAGAGGGCGGTCATCGATTTTATAGATGGCTATTAGCAAACGATTCCTCATCAGAATTTCAGGTTCTCTGTTTTAATTGCAATATGAGTAAACATTTGTCTGGAGGAACTTGTGCTCATAAATTAAACACTTTTGGTGTATAATATAGTGGATAAGCTGGGTTTGAAAATCCAGACTAGGTTTGTTAGGTAAGAAATGAAAGGGGGTGTAAGGCATGGCAGCAGCAATTACTTTTTATGCAGGACAAGGTGGTGGAACTTGGGTTAACCAAAACGCGTCTGGTCTGGGCTTTTTCGGTACAACTTTCGGAACTTCGGTTCAAGTCGGGCAGTATCAAGATACCAGCTATATTACTACTGGAAACGGTTCAGCAGAGGGGCCACAGGCAACCAATAACAAATTCATCACGTCGTCAGGTATTAGTGTTGATGGAGACGTGACAGTCGCACCTTCAGCAGTTGCAGTGAATTCTGGTACTATGAACATTCGTTTTACGTTTGACAGTGCCGTGAAAACTCAAAATTGTCAACTTCGTATTTTCGATCGTACTACCATCAACAATGGTGCTACGGGCGTAACTACTCAGGTTGTTCAATATGCTAATGGGGGTTCTGGAGTAACTTCTAGTGGTACCGCTGAAGCAGCGGCTAGTCACACTGGTTGGATTGCTCCATCTGGTTCTGGAGTTACTATGGCGTTGCTCAGTAGCGCTGGTACTAGTGGTCTCAGTCCATCAGGTACGGACACCATAGATACGCGACACGACTGGTATATCGGTCTTTCGTGTACTCCGCTGAGTATTGGGAGCAAGGAATTATTCGGTTTGTATACACAGCTGGAATATTTGTAAAACTTTTCAGCAAAAAGGCACTTTGAGAGGGTGTTGATTGTCCCGACGATCATAGTTCTCTCTTTTTTTTCTTTTTAAGGAATTTCATATGTGGCAAAAAGCCATAGGGTTAGATGGGGAACTTTACGATTCTATTTCGGAAGCTAAGGTAGCTGATTGGCTTTTGGAAAACGACATAGACTATGAACCCCACAAGAAACTACCCAAAAGCCGTAGTGTAACAGATTTTTACTTACCACAACTTGACTTATGGGTTGAATATGATGGATTAATGGAAGTACGTGCCGACGATAAACTAGAGAGAAAGCGAAAATTCTACGAAAAGCACGGATTGAAATTTTTAATAATCACAAGAGATAATTGGCAGAGAGATATACTCGAACAGATAGAATTGGGGTAAAAGATGCCCAAAAAACATCAAACGTTTTATGCTGCGATATGCTTGGTTTTAAGTGTTGTCAGTGGGATTGCTGGAGCATCTTATTATGTGGGAGCAGGACAACAAAAGATGAATGATGCAATAAACACTAATAGCATCAAAGTTGCTACCATTAAAACAGAGATAAATCAAGAACTAGACCGTTTTACCGAATTAATAGTTTTACAAATAACCCAACTCCAAAACGCCACAGCACAATTAAACAATTCAGCCACAAGCTTACATACCGAAGTTCAAGTTCTCAAAGTTTTAGTATCTGGCTTAGAAAAAGAACGTAGTAACTAATCATTCCATCCATACATAACTTCGATAGCACGACACAAAAGGGTTCGTAATATACAGGCTTCCCCCTCACTTATTGCATGTCTTACTACGGTTTTCTGGTCATCTCTTTTGACGCTTAGGTGAATACGAAGCATCCTGTTTTTATCGTAACCAAAGTACAGAACAGCATTGCCTTTTGGATTAGAATGGAAAAGACCTTTATGCTTTTTCGACTCTTGGTCAATTGGTCCAACCCCATCTTTAATACCCATTAGAACAGTGAGAAGCTCACCAAGATCAGATTCCCCCAACTTGAATGAAATTTTATTAGGCCAATCGAAATTTGCATTTCCATCTTTATCCTTGCCCTTCTGATTAGCCATTTCAAGAAAAACACAATCCTTTTTGGAACCGAGACTCCACTGTGACGCCGCCCCATTACCATCGTTTTTTGCCTTATAGAGTATAAAGCTTTTACTGTATTTATCCGCCATTATTCCTTCTCCTTTGCTTCTTTCATTTCTCTCATTTTTGTAGATATCGCCAAAGCATCTTCATACGTTAATGATCTAAGATTAATATCTCCATCAGAACTGAGTTCGCATACAATGTTCAAGTCGCCCACAACCTTGTCTATAGAAAACCCTTGTCGTTCGGCTATCATGCGAATCATTGTAATTTGAGCCCCGTGGATGGCACCTCCAGGTTGAACATCAGCAGTAGCAGCAACAGTTTTACTGACTTCTTCTGCCGCAACAACACGTTTTAGACCCAAGGCGTTGCGATACACCCTACCCTTAGCCCTAGTATCTGCCATGGCAACCAAGTAAGTAGCGTAATCCTCGAAACAATTGGCGGCATTTGCATCAGCTAAAGCCTCAAACCTTTTTTCATAACCATTCTCGGTAAGGAATACTACCCAAGCCTTTGCGCATGCCCTAAAATTGTTTTCTTCTGAAGGGGCTGCTATTAAATCGCATCCTTCCTCCATTATGACACCAACTAGTTCTCCAGCTATACGCCTCAACCCTTCTACCCTAGGATTCCCCTTATCCATTTCATCGTCATCAAATTTGCCCAAAACATATTGGGTCCATCTAGGATCACTGGGTGTGGGCGGAGCCGAATTGTATGTGTCAGCGGCGTCCTGTAGGGCTTCGTTCGGCTCCACGTCTTTGGTAACCACTTCTTTGAAAATATCTCGATCTCGATTGGAAAGCTTCGTTTCTGGAACCTCATTTTTTACAACAACGTCCTGTATTGTCCCAACTACAGTCTCACTTTTTGTGTCTTGCTGAACAACAGCCTTAGCCTCAACCTTAATTCCCACATCATCGTCATCATCTTCTTCAACAACAACCTTCGTCAATTCTGAAAGTCCCTGTTCTCCACTTTGATGGGCCTTGAGTTTTGCGAGCAATTCCGGCCTCTTGAGCTTCTTCCCTTCGTCGTCAAGCAAATCCTTTTCACTATAACCACAAGAAAGCAACTTGACGGCTAATTGATTTTTACTCATTTTTGTGGGCGATACTGTTTCGTCACTCATTTTTTGTCTCCGTTAGTACTAACTTAACCAGTGCCTCTACATCACAATCTGGCACAATAGTATCATGTACCTTAATATCAAATTCTGCTTCGATCAACTCTTTGTGGGATTCGTGCCTAACAATAACCACTGCCCGTGGATCACAATATGCAATCCTTAATTTTGAACCATACTGTGGCTTGTTAATGAATTCTGGGTCAAAAGCATAATGGTAAATTGTTGATGCATTGCTTTCTAAAGCTTCGATTGTTGTGCCTATGCTTGTAGTTATCAAGGGGTAATTACCCCATCTCATCAAATCTGACGGAGCAAATATTGGACACAATGGTTGAATGCAAGGTGGAATGATATGTTGACTAAATATACAAATATCTATTCCAGCATATGTTTTACATAAACGATTGATTGAACTAATCCCCAGATAATTTAAGTGAGATACACCCAGGTGGTTGAAGAAGAATCCAACGATTTGTAAGTCGTCGTTGAGCCCCAATCCAATTTTGGCCATTTCTTTCGTTGCCTTTTCTTTTCGCCGTACTGCTTCTGTGTGCCCAGGATTTTTCTTCTTCTTACTCATTCTGCTTACCTCGTCGCTGTACAGCACTTTTCCGAGCAGCATCCTCGCATTGATCTATTAATTGTCTAGCAGCGTCATCAATAGGAGTAACAGTATTGTGATGAAGTGGGGCGGGTATGTGATATATTAATCCTATTTCAGATAACCTCAAGAGAAGATCGTAATCATCTCTAATTGGCATTTGTTCATTGAACCCACTTTTGAGTTTAGGAAACACCTGGGGACGTATTAAAAAATTACGGTCATACGAATAATTAGCCAAAAATCTTTGCATATCAAACGATTGGTGGAAAATCCTCTCTGTTCTACCATCTGGATGATGATTATCACAATCACTTACTACACAAGCTATCGATGGATTAACCTGGAAAACCCCAATGGTTTGTGCAATTTTATCTGGTGTATACCAACTTTCAGGGTCCATAAATCCAAACATAGTAACACCTTGCCACTCTGCCTGAAGTGCCGCATTGAGTGTGTGGCCGATTGTACTCAATCGCTTACGAAAAATTCTAACAGGAACACCGTTAAGTTCCCCACTAAATTCTGGGGGTAAACCGACTTTGTCGCCAATTGTAACTGGTTCTGCTTTAAGTAACTTACATAGAACATCGTATGTTCCATCCTGAGAATCATTGTCTCCAACCACCACTTGATTAGCTGGACGAATACCAATAGTTACTGAATTTAATGCCTTCGCTATGGTTTTGGCATTATTGTGAGTTGCAATGACTATGGCAACATTTTCTTTGTCTTGCATCATAGTAATATATCCGTAGAAAACCATGAAAGTCCTATTTCAGTTTCGGCTTCTTCATCCCTGAGTCGTTCGGTAAATGACTTATCTGATTCAGTCAAATGTAAATATGGCTTGGTTATAAACAGTCCATAAGTAAGATTATAAGGAGTAAATATTGTTGATCCCATCTTATAAGGGAAAGACCAATGAATCACCCTACTAGGGACACGCCTGACCATTGATGCAAATTGTCTAAATTTTTCTGGTGATATGGTGCTTCCTGCTGGAATGGCAAGAAAAAATGGGGATGTAATTAGTTTCGATATTCTTTTTATTGTTTTTTCACCATCTTGTATAGGCTCATGGCTTGAACTACTATTTGCTACAATGGGCGTATTTGGTATTGAACCTGCGTCCTCGCATACTAAATTGGAGAGCGTTAATGTTGATTGTCTCTTGTTAATATACTGTAATGCTAAATTCTCCCGATGACTTCCAAAACCAGTAACATCCACTATGATAATTTTGTTTGCGTAGTGAAAGTACCAATTGGGGTCGAGTGTATGATCTAAATCTTCAATACTATTAAGTGACTCATCAAAAAATATCAATAGATCAAATTTAAGGCCACATTCTTCTAATACTTCTCGTTGTAATTCTGAAAGTTCAGTTGTATTTTGTTTTTTAGCCCACTTAGAACTTCGACAGAGTCTACAATATCCAGGTGCGAACGCTTGTTCGTTTTTTAGTGCAAATACCTGTTTCAACACACATTTCTTGGCACAACCTCTTCGATCCAAAAAACAACATCTTTCACAATCAGTTGTTATCATTTCGAAGCCTCTACGTAAATAGCAACACCTTCGTATCTTTTTAAGATAAGGGTTAATCCAGTGTCAGATATGATCGCGAGCAACGTATTTACGTCTATCGCAGACAATCTATTGTCTCCATTTTCCTGTGTGCCAAACATGATCTTTAGGAATTCTGGTAGGTCTAATTGTCCCAGGTAGAATGCTTGCGAGACAACAAAGCAATCAGGTACTAAGATTTTCAGGATACCGCCAGGAACCAATTTTTGAGCCCAGTTAGCAATTGCTGGCTGAACTTCATTTGACGGGAGATACTCCAAACAGTCTATTGCTATAATTTCATCAACAGTGCCGTCTTCCGCTAGCCAATCTAGGGAACGAATATCTCCTTGACGATACACGTCTTGGGACATCTTTCCTTGTGGCAAGCGGTCGATATTCACAAATCCAGATCGCACGTCACTTCCGCACCCTAGATTAATTTTCATTTTTGTTTACTCCTTTTATAGTTTCCTTGCATATAGCAACAGCCTGACGAAGAACAGCAAAACCAGCCTGTTCTGCCAAAGTATAGGGAGGTATCTCATACGATGAATCATAACATAAATCAAATTCATAGATACATTCCAAATCGATTCCCAATTTATCTTTCTTGTCCTTAATTACGATACTTAGTTTAACCACTTATTGCTCCAGTTCTATGCCAACCTACCCGTTGGACATTTTGCGGTTTTCCAAAGCACTTCATTCCAGGCATCAAGAAATTGTTGCTGCCCAAATTGTTTCAATACTGTTTCTCTGCCAGCAGCACCAATTTCGAGTGCCATATCCTTGTCTTCGATTAAATCTACGAGTCTTTCCCTCATTACCTTTGGATCATTTGTAATAAACCCATTCTCTCCATCTTTGATGAATTCGGGCATTGCAGTAGTAGCCGTTGTAACAATAGGACAGCCAACAGACATTGCTTCAAGTAGTCCAAATGGGGTTGTGGACCACAGGGTCGTATTGAGGAAAACTGAAGCATGACGATAAAGTTCACGTAAATGGTCTGTATTATCTGCCATTACCGAGAAGCCTGGACTATCACCCCATGCAGATGTTTGAAGACCTTTGGTTACCTCTTTGTATAGATCAAAACCACATATTGAATTTCTTTGTGGATAATTCCATACCGCTGTCATCACTTTAGAATCCCCTCCAACCCAGCCATTCCAATAGTCCGTATCCATGCCATGTCTGATTACTGTGACATTCGGATCATCTAGGTCGTGGAACCATGCTCCCACAGAAAAATTCGCCATAAACACATTATGATCGCACTTAAGGTGCCCAACTCTTTCTATTGTTTCGTCGTCCCACGAAGGCCAGGGCAATGTGTGTTGTGCTGCCAGTAGCGAACAATTTAATTGCTGGGCTAATTGGATTAGAATTGGGTAGTGATCTATCGAATTTTGTGTAAGCACCAAATCAAAAGCAATATCTGTTTTCAATTGCTGAGTAATATCGCCGCCCCCTAACGGGAAAATATTTGGAGGCATGGCGCGTTCTCTTTGGTCCCATTGATGTGCTTGAGGGTGATTTAACATGAAAAAGTTATGTCCAGTTTTTGCTAATGTGGCTTGGTATGATTCATGGTTTAACATAAAAAGAATATTTAACGGACGATTCCTGTCTCTGTTGATGCTTCTTAAAATTGAACTCAATGGCGCTGGCATTAGTCCCACCTCCTTGGTCGTCCACCACAAATATCACGGTTGCAATTACATCCAGCACAAACATCACGACCTTCTAGTGTTTCAGAATAAATCAATGGTCCAGCAATATCTATGTGTAAAATACACGTTTCAGGAACATATCCCTGTTGAATCATCAATTCTTTACCCCGCTCACCTTCAAACATTATGATACTCCAAGTAATTCCCTAGCTATGACCCCAACTTTATCGTAGCTAAACTCGGCCGCTCGTTGTTTCGCAGCTTCGCCCATAATCCCTAATTCTTTGTCTTGCCACATCTTATAAGCACTCTTCATACACTCAATAAAATGACAAACATTCGGCTCGAACCAACTTTCTTCCCCCGTGTATAAATCCGGGAAGCTATCCGTATGTCCAAAGCATGGAGTCAATTGTCCATCTATGAGCCATCCGGCTTCAGTTGTTCCTGATCCATCGCTCGAAAATATGTTGTCTCGCGAAAACCAGTATCTATCAACATACGTACTATCAACCAATTCCGGATAAGACCCCCAATTACTCAATATCACAGGATTTCCAAATCCCATAGCGTCATGCGCCGGAATTCCCCATGCTTCTCCGTGACTTGCCGAGACGAATACATCACACGCCATATGCAATCTATCCAATTGCTCATCCGGAAGGAAATCAGTGATACACACTACTGGGGGATAGTAAGGGTGTCGAGCATAAATGTGTATCGATTTTTTAATGTCGTCGATAGTACTTTGAACAACGCTCCTTGCTTCTTCTGGTGTTTTACCAGGAACATTAGTCTTAATAACAAGAACAACATCGTCTCGTAAACTGAATGCTCCATAGAAAGCCCTCAAAATAGCTACGACATTTTTTCTACGACTCATTTCACCAATTGTGTAAAACACGCACTTGTTTTTTAGTCGTGGAATATTCAATGGCTCTGGGGGACTGTTGAACCTTTGAATATCACAGGCACATGGAAGTATTTTGGTTGGAGTGGTAACCTTGCTGTTTTTTATTGCCTGCACGTTCTGGGTAGATGGAACCCATAATTCGTCCATAAGGTTACAGCAGTGACCCCAGTTTGATTTATTAAAATGAGAAGTCTCCCAACAAAAAATACCAACGTTTTTAACACCCGCCTTGTATTCAAATTGATGAGGAAGAACGTGCTGGATAACTACATCGACACCATCGGTTGTTTTATTCTCTAGGTGTTCCACCCTTTTCGCTAGTTCATTGTTTTGCGACGGAGAAAACTTAACCGCACGGGCGACAACATCAATTCCACCAGCCTCTAAAGCCAAAATGTTGTTCACGGCCTGGGCACTGTATCCAGTTCCATCTCTGTAAACACCTATGTAACATATTTTCATTACATCACCACCGCATCAAATTGTTCTTCAGTCTTACCGCTCAAACTCTTCAATCTTCGTTCTTCAACAACATTCGCTTCTTGTACCATCTTTATGAAGTGTTCCACAAGCACTTGACGGTTAAATGGTATTCGATTCTCCCCAACTGTTTTCGATCCACTGTTTAGGCATTGAAGCCACTCTCCAGCAAAGTGTTTATTCTCATCACCTTTGGAACCCATTCTTGTGTTAGAACGACGAACTAACTCTGGATGACCCCAAACATCTCCGATAACCCAGTCAACAAACTCGTTGTTACTCATATCATTGCTTGGCGGAACTAGAACTGGCTTTCTGATGCGAGAAGTTGGGCAGAGCCAAGTATCTTTCTGGTCTTTAATTTCAGTCTCACGAAGAACTTGTCCCCAAATTGCCGCTGTTCTATCCCATCCTCTACGACACATTTTGATGTCTTGCCCATAAGTATCAACTAATTCTTCGGCATATGCTCTAGTTTGTTTGGATTTATCGTCACGTACAGACTCACTCTGTTTAAGGAATTTGTCCAGTTTATTTGCGAAATCTTGATTATCTGGAAGTGCTCGTTTTTGTTCCGTTTCTATAATGGATTCCCAGAAAAAGCGGCCAACATCAATGGGAATACTGGTGGGGCATTGAAAATAATCTTCCATTGCAGAATATCTTGGTGCTGCAACCGGAACACCACAAGCCATTGCTTCCCATGCTGGCATGCCGGCGCCCTCACAGATCGAGTATTGGACATACAAATCAAATGACTTCATAATATCCGCGAGTACGTCTCTCGGACATGAGTGACCTGCATTTGGTGGACGAGAGGCAAGTTTTCCACATTTACGACAAATTACCAATTCCCCAGCAAAAAATGATGGATAAGCTACGTGACAATTGGCACATAAATATGTCATAATTACTTTATTGCCTATCTTGAAATCTCTAATGGCTTTGCCCATATCGTACCCAACGTCAGGGTAACTAGTGTGTAAGTAAAGAAATGTCCGTTTAGCTAATTCTACATGACCTTTGGATTTAGATTTGTAAAGCCACATAGAAAATGCTTCTATTAGATCGTAAAACAATTTTCTCTTTTGATTTCGAGCCGTCATACCTATAATCAAAGAGTTTGGATCAATTCCAAGTTTAACCTTATGATCTCTTTTGTTTTTTGGTGGCTTAAATATTTCTAAGTCAACACCCGGTGATGCTAGAGTTACAAGTTCTGTTCCCCTCCTACCAGTTCTCTTAAGTAAATCCATCCCATATTCAGAATATGTAAGAATACGGTCACACTGACGATATGAATCCAACCACAGTTCTCTTTGAGGTTCTCCGTCAATCGTAGGCATCCATATAAATTTGAAATTTTTACGGAACGGAGACCTCAAAATAAATTCATCCATCCAAAAATCCCTAATTCCCACTACGATGTCTGGTTTGAAGTCCAGGCACACATCATCAAATACTAACTCACCAAAATGACTGCGAGGTTGATCGGCCATATATTTCTGCATCGCCTGTTTATCACTTCTCGCAGGTGCTGCCGGATAGAACTTCCACGGAACTTGTTGACAACGAGGATCGTCCGCATGACCGTAACTTCCAATTTCTAAAATTTCGAATTCTCCCGTAGCGTGTAATCGACCAAGAACCTCGTTGTAATAAGTGCTGAAACCCGTAGCAAGGAAACTTGCTTCACCAGTAAATAAAACTCGCCGCTTTCTTTTAGTCTCCATAACCACTCCGGATCAATTTCGGTTTCAAACTCTTAGTCTTCAACCATTGTTGTTTTCTATTAACACCAAGCCGCTCAACAGTTTCGTCAATACATGCTCTAATAAAAATTCTGTCTTCTTCGGTCAATTGATTTGATGACAAAATATCGTTGAGCACATTAAATGACTCCAATTCCACTGACGGTTCGTTAAGAAGTTTATCCAAAAAACTGAGATCAATCAATGACTGTAAGTCCATAAATCTTTTCTGTGAAATTTGGAGTTCGTCGCAAATCTCCAATTCTGTTTTCCCCATAGCCAAAAGCATCTCAATCTTAAGTGCTAACCTTTTAGTCCCATGTGGAGCAGAAGCGGCAAACATGGCATCCATAGCAGTATCTCTCATGGTACGAGCCACCGCAGCAATAGCATACGAAATAAAGTCACGATGTTCGTATTGACCCCCACTGATTTCCGCCAACTTAAGATGCCCTGCTTGAATGTAGTCATCCTTGTCAGCACAACAACTAGGATAGAGATAGGCAATTTTTGTCGCAAATCTCTCCATAAATACATCAAGAGTCCGCCGACGTTCCACTAGAAAGGGATCTCGCTATCATCAACATCTGGCACCGGCACGGACTCTGGCTTTGGCTCTGACTCTGGTTTTGGCTGTGATGTTTCCGACTTTGTCGGAACATCACTCTTCTTGTGTCCATTTTTTTCCACCAATTGGAAATCACGAATGTTCATCGAATGTGCAGTACGCTTTTGACCATCCTTTTCCCACTTATCCTGCTTCATGTAACCTGTTACATAGACGGGCTGACCAGACTTAACTATTTCAGCCATTTTTTCCGCACGAGTCCCCCATATTTGACCCCTCAGAAAACAAACCTCTTTTTCGTAATCTCCATCCTGTTTCTTGTAGCTACGATTGAAAGCCAAGTTAATAGTACAGACCGGAGTATTTTTACTACCAACATACCTCAATTCCGGGTCTCCCGCCGCCACACCAACACCAACAACCATTAATTCTGCCATTTCATTTACTCCTTACTTTGTTTTTTCTTTACCCCAATCTTCCTTTGATACCAACTCTGATTTTGTCGCTGGTACAACAACAGCAATACCGAATTCAACTAGTGCGTACTTCCCACTTTCTTCCGGACACCTCGCCTTTAGTTTGTAGTCATCAAAAATCTGACATGACTTAATTTGCACCAATATGTTCTTTAAACTCACATCAGAATCACTTTCATCTATGGTTTTCTTGAGCCTTGCTAAAACATCTAATTCAATCATACCAAGAAGATGGTCGGTGCCATACTTACTACACCTTCCAATCATAAAGGTTGGAATTTCGAACATTCCGCGAGACAATAATTCCGCCACTTTCTTAGCTTCGAAATCACGCAACCCATGTCGAATTACACACTCCCCATTGGTGTGATCCGGAGATTTACAGAAAAATACATTTGCATTTGGATCAATTGAACGATTTTTCCTCTCGGGAGAATAATCCACACACTGATTAAACCGCCCTAAAAATAATTTGTATTGCTTACCTTTGTCACTCATAGTCCTATTTTTCCTAAAAACACAATCTTACGGGATTGGGTACTCCCAATACCTTATGATACGCCCAACTCTATTTTTTGTCCCATAAAAATCAGATTAACTTCTGAATATCTGAAATTATGAAGCTACCATTTTTCTTCTCACCATGAATCAGACCAATAATGTCTTCCTTACAGCATGCCTTTATTCGACTAAACGGGCCTGGGAACACAACCGCACGATCAATCGAATACGTAGAATCCGACACTGTAAGAATACACATTGACTGACCCGGATTCTTTCCTTTTTTGGTTGTCGTATGTTTGACACTATCGATAATGGCACATATAGCAATTGATTCATTATTGGGTGCCTGTGCTACTTCTAGACAAGTATGGGTGGCAAAAGTACTATCGACGTCATCCGCCTGGGAGCAAGACAGAGAAATACCAAGGAAATGCTTCTCAGCAATCGCCTTAGCCCCATTAGTGTCCGAAATAGGTTCCTCTAGGAGTTCTGCTTTTTCTTCTACTCTTGTACGTCTTGCATCGCTTGAACAAGGAGGCTTAACCACAATATCCTTGTAACCATTTTGCACCATCAAATCGGCAATACCCTTTTTGGTTCGACCCCCAATACTATTTAACCACAAATCTTTTTCTTCTGGAGACGTGTATACAAATTTACCATCTCCGTCCATAATTTCGTCAAAAGCTGCGCATACCTGATCCAAATACCCAATCGCTGCACTCACCAACTCTGGTTTACTCATCTGCCCTATTTTCTTGATTTTGTTCCCTGGGGGTTGGGCCATTTGCAGCAAGATTTCTTGTGTAGTCATTATTCCTTCGGAAAGCTGATTAAAGAAGTAGACCTTTTCTTTTGCGGTCAACCCTTTAATTTCGACCTTTTTACCTTCAGAATTGTACGCGGCACCCCCAAGAACTATTTCAAGCTCCCTTACCATCTCACTGCGGCCCATATCAAAGCAGTCACATGCACCAGATTTAATCAACGCTATCCCTACATTCCTGTGGAGCCTTGGAACTGCCGAGAGGAAGTTGGCCCAGGTGTCTAGAGAGCCTGTTCCTGACGTTTTCCCCGCCGCTGAGATGATTTCCTTGATAGCCGAGGGTCCGACACCCCTAACGTGCGCCAGGCCGAAGGCAACGCATTTCTGTGGCTTTTCGACAATCTGAAAGTTCACATTTCCACGACGAATATCTGGCGGCAGCACCTTGATATCAAATAATCTGGCATCCTGTACCAATCTATATATTTCTTCCTTCGGATCACTCTTATAATTGGCAAAAGTGAGGTAACTGGCAAAAAATTCATATGGGAAGTGAGACTTTAACCACGCTGTGGGATAACTTATTCCTAGTCCATAACTTAAAGCGTGACTTTTATTAAATTGGTACTTTTGGCACTTTTCGATCCATCCGAAAATTTCTTCAGCCACATCTTTATCAATACCACTATGTTCTTGACATCCCTCGATAAATTTAGTTTTTAGTTTAGCCATCTTTTCTGGTAATTTTTTTCCAATGGCCGACCGAAGTGTATCTCCATCGATTGGGTCAAAGCCCGCCAAATCCGTGGCAATGCGCAGCGATTGCTCTTGGAAAACCATCTGAGCGTTGGTAGATTCTAATATGGGCTTCAAAGATGGGTGTAAATAAGATGGCTCTTTGCGTCCAAATTTAACGTCAACATATAGCTCGCTGAGCCCACCTTCGAGGGGTCCAGGTCTCAAAATACTAACCAACGCAGCAAGTTCTTCTATATTGTCCGGTCTTACTTTTTTTGACCAATCTTGACCTAGACTTTTTTCAAGCTGAAATACCCCGACCGTGTGGCCTCCGGATATGAGCTTCCAGGTAGCAGGACAATCAAGGCGAACGTCGTTTATGTTGAATTTGCCCCTCTCAACTTGACATTTACAGTTTGTGAATGTGATCATACTCTATTATACCTCCAAGTTGAATATTTGTTCCACAAAATCAACATTTTTTTGATGAATAATGTTGTCAATCGTCTACTCCTGGTTTTGGGATTACCACTAGCATGAAGTGTTCATCTGGGGACAGTTTCGTGTATACATTCTGGTATTTATCAAACGAGTGGCGGTCGAAAGTGGAGACATGTATTGAGTTAATACTACCTTTATACGGTACGGTGAGGATAACTGCTTTTTCAGCAGCTTGGTACATTTTCTCTAAGATGACCATAGGGTTGCTGAAGTGCTCTAATGTCTCTGCTGAAATAATATAGTCATACACTCCAGGGAGATGGTCCGTAATTATATTTATACAATGTGTTTGTACTACTGCTTCTTCACATGCTTTTGTGCTGAAATCTAATCCTTCAACAATCCAATCTTTGCAAATACTAACCATGTGTGTTGGGCCGAATCCGAATCCACTGCCAATATCTAATATCGTTGCAGTGCATCTTGGGATTACCGTTGTTATCATATCGTAAAATCGCAATCGTTTCTTAGATGACCAAATTTCTTGAACATCGGCGATAGAATATCTATCGTTCCACCACTTAAGCGTGTTGTCGTTTTTTTTCTGCGACATATTAACTCCTTTTTTACTGCTTTTCACATACCCAACGATAACACCATCTTGGTGGCTGATATTCCGTAATAGCATCGTGTGGTATGTCGTCATCCTTTGTGAGTTGTTCATAACCAAAACCAGCTTTGTCTAGTTCTTGAGCAGACCATGAAGGTGTCTTTCCTGGATATACCGAACCAGTATTCTGGGTTATAATGAATAATCCACCCGTTTTCAATACCCTAGCAGCTTCTGTAAAAAATTGTTTTACCACTTCGTCCTCACAGTGTTCTATTACAGAGACACTGAACACTATATCTATGGAATTTTTTTTCAAAGGCATGTTTGTCATAGAACCTTGATGATACTGAAGACCAGGGGTTATTTCTCCAATGGACCACGCAGCCTGATCTATGGCAACAACTAATCCCGGTGAGACATCGGCTAAATGGTGGCAAAACGGATGTGTTCCACCGCCAGACGCTGCGTCTACCATACGAAGCCCTGGCTTTACCCATCTCATAGCAAATTCATATTCGTAAGGACGACTCCATCTGGATTTGAGTGGAAGATCGTGCCGACCAACAGAGTCTATTGTCGGATCACCACTTACAATATATCGTGATTTAATCATTTTTCATTTCCTTTTCAGATTATGTTTTTGTTGACAAAAAGATGACAAGGCCAATCGTTGGTTTCTGTGGTCATTAAGAAAAATTCAGACATTCTTTTAATAGCGTCTGTTGTTTGTGCTTCTGGATAAATTCTTCCTCCATGAAAAGAGACGCAAAGCTGCCCTATTTTATTTCGTAAATCAGGTTTTCTCATAATTTCATTTATTATTTCAAGTTCAGCACCTTCACAGTTACAAAAGAGAACATCTATGCGAGGTATATCGTTTGTTTTCAATATAGACTCCACACTTGTTGATTTCACCTTAGTCCTTTGTGTCAACCTCATACTTGTCTCTTTCTTGTGTCTTGGATAGATACTATGAGAACACCCTCCTGGGAATTCAAAAAAATCAATTTCACCATCTTCTCCTGTCACGGCTAATTGACGAGTAATAATTTTTGATCCAAATACTGCCTGATTTAACAAATGACAATTCTCTTCATTTGCTTCATAAACAATAGTCGTACCACTGAATTTTTGATCAAGAGCAATCGCATGAATTCCAGTTCTCGATCCAATATCTATAAAGATTGGCTCTGGTGGCAAAATTCCTTTTGCAAAAAATAAATAACGACTACACCTGTCTAGCTGTAATCGTGTTTTAATGTGTTCATCCATTTCATCACCCTTTCTTTATTCGGACCATTCGGTTTGATTATGATCATCTGGTTTGTACTTTCTTATGAGAGGCAGACCGGAAACCTTATAGTCGCCAAATGCGTGTAGAATAATATGTCCATCTCTATTGTCCCATCCTGGAGGCAAAATCCCGAGACTTAAGTCTTTAGCCTTTGTCGTTGCAGGGAATAGTGCTGGCATATCTCGCCCACAACCAAGCAACCTCCAATAGTATTCCCATTTCGTGAACAGCTTTGTGGTATTTTCTGTTTTACGAAAAAAGAAAACACCTTCCTTATAAATCGTTGCGGGATAATCTTCCTGATTCATGAATTTGCCATATAACCATGCCATAGGTAATCTCTGTCTGTCTATCCCTATTCGTTCGAAGACTGAGAACATCACATCATAGTTCTTCGCTGTTGTAAATCCACCTAAAAACTCCGCTGATTGAACAGCGGTATCTGTATCGCAGAATAATGTAATATCAAACGGTGAAAACAAATCTGTTCGAATTTTGTAATATCGATTATCTTTCTGTTCAACACCAACTACTTCAAATGATACGTTCGGTAAGTCATCCCATTCTTTACATCTTTGATCTTTTATTAAATTTGTAATCACCCTAACTGGAATGTCGCTATATTTTCTTATCAAAATTACCGAGTGAGCACACTGATAGTCATACTGTTTGCCAAAAGCAACATATAGTACTCCATTCATCTCTAGTCCCCTTTTCTCAAATTCTATTAAGCGCCATAACTTTTCATTACTTGACGCAATATAGAGCCAATTTTTGGTGACTTTATTACTAATTCGTCAAATAGTGAACTTTGACATGCGGCAAGAAATTCTGATTTTCTGAAAGAATATCCTCTGGATTTTTTAAGATTATCGATTCCCAATTCTGCCAAGCGAATATGAACTCCATGATGGGCGGATGTTGTCAAAAAAGACCAGTAGGTATCTGAAAGATTTTTCGGTATTTCACCCAAATCAGACTCCAGAATCATTTGTAAAAGAAACCGTTCATTAAAACCTGCCCCTATTTTTGGTACTCTACGTCCAAGTTCGCCAGCAATAAGTTCTGAACGATATTTGTCAATTACTGGCATCATTATCTTAAACCATTCCTTTGGTTTTACGACATGAATACCACCCATTCTATTCGGACCAGAACTTGCTCGAATACAGTTGCTATATGGTATGTCAAGTAATTCACAATGAGATAAGTGTTGTTGCATATAAGACGGAAACTCTTTACAAATAGCCATATCTACGTCTCCGATAGAAAGACAATCAAATAGTTCGAATACTGGATCGAACATTAGCCACCTCAAACACTTTATGGTCTCGCCATCCACCCTACCGTATTCATCAAAAGCATTCTCTTTGACAACAAAGCTGAATGGCAAAATACTTAATATCTCTTCAATGTTTTCCTCTATGTGTCTATCCAAAAATATCATTTTATGTGATTCGGGGTAAGCCTGATCTAAAAAATATAACCACCAAGGAATATATTGTTGATACGATCCATTAGCTACTGTAGTAAAACACATTTTATTTGCATCTAATATCATGTTTGTATTCCCATAGCTTTTCTAAACATTTGTCCGAGTAGGGTGGAAGATTCTAGAAGCTGTTCGCGATTCATTGTTAAGGATTGGGAATTACCCTGCTTGAACATTTGATGGAAAAGCATTGTACCCAAAGAATCCTCGGAACAGTATTTATCAATTGATTCTTTCCCATCAAATCGGAAGGCTTCCCAAGAAGGAATTTGCATCAAGAGACGATAATCCAAATGGTGATATTTCTTTCCCTTAACCGCCTGTCTGATAGTGGCTGGACCTAGTGATCCCCATGTGAATATGTGTTTTGGTGAATGAAGATTCAATTGATACTCAATGACCGAGACGGCTTTCGAGATCACCTCACCGCGCTGCGTAGAGAGTAGGAACCCGCATTCCGGTTCTCCGTAGTTAAGGCCGGGAGATGCTGTTGCTACTAGATCGATTCCATCTTTCAGAAAATCATACAATGGCTTTAGGCTTTTAAACAGTATTAGGTCCGAGTCAAGCCAAATTCCTCCGTGTTCTCTCAACAACATATATCGAAGATAGTTCGATCGATTATTTATTTGCGATATTTGGAAGAAGGTGTCTGATATATTTGGTAGAAACTGTCTGACATTTTCAGTAGTCACCATGTGGATATCAAAATCTCCTTGGCAGTGTCTCCTGATTGTCTCTAGACACAACTGGATATAAGCAGGTGATTCTGTTGCTGGTGGAATATTATCCCAATATAGCCAAATTTTAGGTTTTTCCATCATCTCATCACCGACTGAAGGAGAACGTTGCGATGATCACCCATGTAAATATTCATATTCTTGATTCCCATCGACTTCATCTTCTCCCTCAGTTCACCTTCTTGGTGTTTAGCACTAGGTGATTTCCGGACATCAAAGTCTATCAATAGCGACTTAACCATATTATACTCGCCGGACTCAAGCAAATTCATAACAATCTCGCATTCACTTCCCTCTGCATTAATTTTCAGGAAAACCTCATCTCCCACAAAAATGTTTTCTCTGAACCATTCAGACGCATTAATAAATTGACATTTAGTAATACGTGGTTCTGGGTTACAGGTGGTTTCATAGTCTAGATGAACGCTAGCTCCCTGCGACCCCTCGTTGTGTAAATCCATTTTGCACGTCTCTGACCACAATCCAGCTTTGACGATTGTCACTCTTGGATTATTCTCAAACTTGCGATCCAAAATGTCGTGACATATTGGAGAAGGATCAAATCCAACAATCTTGTCGACCTTGAATCTCGGACTCAATAACAACTCTATCGTCTGCCCAATATTACTGCCTACATCTAGAAATACTCTTGCCATCTACTTTCTCCAATCAAAATATACAAAGCGAGCCAGAAATACGTCATTGTGAATATGAAATGCGAACTTGAGTTTCGACAGCAGTCCCGCTACTTGCAATTGACGAAAAGCAAATTCATGATTAGACGGAACACCCTCCCTTAAAAACTTACCTATATTATCATACAGATTACCAAATTGGTCCATAATCTCTGAACCACCAAAAAACCAATAATCCGCCAATGCTGGATAGTGTGGAGTGTGAGGATAGCCAGTATGTGTATGTCGAAGTTCTTTGTTTTCTTTCTTGTCCCACCCGTGAAAAAACCAGTCTGCATGACGTATTCCTTGTCCGTCGGGCATTTTCATTACACACCAATTACTAGCGTAGAAATGATTCTGGTCAAACTGATCAAAATGGACATCCACCATCCACGCAACATCAAATCTACCAATCATAACCATATCATATTTGAATTCATGCTCCATTTCATACTGCTTCTTAAGTTGCACACACCTCTGTATGCCATACCATCTGGCAATCGTAATCTGGCTTTTGGAATCTATTTTGTCTGAATAATTATTACCAACCTTGGCTCCGATAGTGTTGAATCTTGGATCAGATTCAAATATCGTTGCTTTTGGATTGTAAGCAGCAACTAGGTCTTGTTCTGCATCGACACTGGGTGTATGTATGAAGACATCAACGTCATTATGAGCTAGTATGTGTTTTCGATAATGCTCTAGTCCTTTTCTCCATTCGACAGGTGTACGTTTACCAGATTTGCCATCCCACATCTGACCATTAACTGTTTTTTTGCCCGGATGCAAAGCCATTCCTGTTAAACACAAGGCTATTTTCATTGCTTCACTCCTATTTTTTCTTTAATTTTCCAAGATTAGTTTTGTCGACAATAATTGATGAAGTATCAACTTGTTCTGCAACATTTTTTTGTATTTCTAATCTCATCCATTCTTTTTCTCTTTTTATTATGTCTGCTGGGGTAGAAGGACTACCACACCTCTCGTCTAAAGGTAAGTTGATAGCTATAAATTGTCTTTTTGAGAGTATCGTTAATCCAGCACGTCTATTACCCATTCCCCATGGGAAGTCGATAATATCATAACTACCGTCATAGTATTTAGTTCGTAGGTCAAGAACAAATTCGCGACAGCCATCTATACGAAGCGTGTCGTGGAATGCAATCATACCTGTTGGCGAAAGCAATGGATAGATAGTGTCAAAATCATTCTTAAGTCCAGGATATGAATGACACCCATCTATAAAAGCGAAATCTATTACGGGGCATTCTGACAATAATATTTCTTTGAATTTTTGCGTTGTGGTGTCAACTTTATGGAGAGTAAAGTTATTATGCCCTTCTTCCACAAGTATTTTTTCAACAGATTGTTGAGAATATTGCATTTGGAATTGTTTGTTTAATCCATGAGTACCCCAAAGATCAAACCCATACACATGTCCGCTGGTTTCTTTGGCCGCTTCGCATAGGTATTTAGTTGTTCCACCCCTAAAAACACCTATTTCTACACAAACCTTATATCTGTTAAATATTATGAGTTGCTTAATGAACACACTTTCACTTCTAGCATGTTCTTTCATGACAACCTTCCTTGTTCGTTCAGAAGATTCCACAACATAAGCTTCCCAAGATGAAACAACATTTCAGCATATGGTTGGTGATGCAATGATGCTATGTTAAGATAAATCAATGCCGTCAATACTTTGACCTTATGGTGGTCATAATGATTGCGAATCAAATATTGTTTTAGCCATGTTTCACAGTCAATAAGTGTCTGTCTCCTAAGTAGGTCAAAGTTAACCGTCGTACCATAAATGTCTATTTCATACAATCCTTGGTGAATGATTCCATGAGATACTATTAGTCCATGCCATAGCTTTGCTAGGTCATAGTAAATGTCACCATAGTCCTTTAATCCACCAAAGTTCTGTCTCCAATCCAGTAGGCAAAAACCTTCTCCTGTGTCTATGGTATTCTCAAAATGCAGATCGCCATGGAATCGTACCGGTATGCCAGTAGACATCCACGACCAATCTATCCGACCTAGTAATTCTGCAACGGAAGGAACATCCACACCATTAATACATTGTCTAGAATCATGATAGCCAAATCGTTCAAAATAATCATGTATTCGTTGAGTGGTTTTATCCTTATAAAATTCTAGATATACTTTCTGGATTTCTTTTGTCAACAGTTTTTGTTCGCCCCAAAGACCCTCTAACCACGTTAGAAAATCCTTGAATCGTGATGTAGTAATAGTGTTGGACAAAACCCGTCCATCTACCATTGGATAGCAATACATACTAGCAGTACTTCCCTCAAGCTTTGGAACATACCCTTCTAAAGTATTGGCTCTTACCACTCTTTCTGCTGTGAAGTCTTGGTCTGTAGAGAATTTTATTACCCTACCATTGCAAAACCAAATATGTTCCTGTTCTTTCGGGAGAATATTTGGATCACCATCCCTGCTAAAAGTATCATTCGCATAAGCAAGAGCTTCTACTGTTCCTGTATCATACCAAGTAAACTTTTTACCTCGAACTGTCTGTTCTTTTACCATTCTTGAAAGGGCACCCGCTTCACCCTGACCTGTTCCACCAACAGTTTTTATAATTTTCATGTTTCCCCAAAAGGCTTTGTAATCATAAATACCACAAATACCAATATAGGCTTTAGCTTCAGTGTGTATACCCTTTTCCCCAACATCTTTCACTACAGTATCATCCCATGAATCTACCACAATGGAACGATAATCTTGACCAGCACGAATATCGGCGTATCCCATCCAATCATGATCCGGTACTGGAACATCCTCGGTTACTATCGCATCATTCGTGAAGAAAATGAACGGACATTGCAATATTTCTTCGTAGTCACATAAATCAGATGTAAGACCCTTTCTATTAGCCCAAATAAATGTGAACTTGCGATCCGGATAAGCCAAAGTTAAAAACTCTTTCACCAATTCACCCTTGTGTCCAAGATCAATGATCAATTCTATGTCTGGCGGAAACTTCTCTATGATGTACGATATAATAGGACGGTTAGCTACGGGGACCAGGGTCTTATTAACATGATCACAATGATTCCCTAAGCGAGAACCAACACCGGCAGTTGGTATCAGCACCTTGTACTTCTTATTCTCTTCCATAATCATCCTCCAACCTCACAACATCATCTAGTTCTGTTGTAGAACATTCAAGATAGACGGCAGGATGATCAGGGAAACTAAATGTGAGCCCACCTTTCATGCGATGATTGACTCCTGGAAGAATAGTTATATGATCTCCCTTGGTTAGCGTAAGTATTTCATGATCAAAATAGATCAATAGCACACCACTCAACACATATATCGTCTCGGTCTTATGTTTATGGTATTGCTTGCTACAGCGTTTACCTGGATTCATACACAATCTCTTGACAACGTACTTATCTCCAACAAAAAGTATCTCTTCTTTCCCCCATGGCTTTTCTATCGTTTTCATTTCAACACCCCAAAGATTCCAAGTAATGATCAATCACTCTCGTTATCTCACAAAGAATACCTTCTCTCACATCGCATTCTTCTGCAAGTTCACTTATCAATCGTTCATATAAAGGTTCATGGTAATGATAATGACCGGCTACCAAGGCACATAAGTATTGACCTTCCCAACTGTCAATCCATTTTTTCCAATTGTCATGATGAACTACACGACACACGAATCCCCTAGTGTCTATACCATAAATAAGAGCTTGAGACAAAACATAGTTTGTTTGTACGACACCCAACTGTGGTGCGATATTAACTGCATCTACTATTCCACGACGCCGCACTATCTGTTCTCTGGTTAAATAGTCGGCATTGTGCTCTTTCAGTTTTGTACCACAACTTTTGAGAATTTCGTGCATCTTGCCTACGCTGTCTGTATTAAATGCACCAGTATTACGTGTTTCACGAACCAAACTCCCAGTCTGCACGACGTAAAAGACAGGGTTGGCCACTTGCTGGCACGCCTGTACGTCTTCTCTGATCTTGTTTACATCTAATTCTGCTATACCAACATTGTCGTCGGTACCTATTTCAAACATAACGTCAGACCTAATATTCTTGGCAAATTTCATAAGTTCAACAGTTCGGTTAATTTTTTCTTGATGAGACATTTTAGCATGACACAGATCAATATGAATTAGATCAAATCCGTTTTCTAGATCACACCTAATTGTATCCCTAACGGATTGTATCGTATCATCTTTTGGTCCGAATCCGGGTCCACAGTGATCGCGACAAATGGTTACGTTAGATTTCGGGTACTTTCTTTCTATCTCGGCAATATAGTTCATATACTGTTGTGTGGTGAATACATATCCGCTATTTTTATCTACTTGATTTCTAGAGCATATCAGCATCAATGGCTTACACCGAGTTTGTGAGCAATAGAAAACTGCCTCAATGATTTCCTTACTCATGGGTCCGCAGGCTAGCTTAGATATCGACATTTTAGAAATTCATCCCCTTCCATTCCTTTGTTTCTTTCTAAATTAACACAAAGTGCCGTGTCAACACCTTTTCTTTCTGGTTTAACGTCGTTTATAACCATTCTCGGTCCTCGTGGCAAATCCATGATTAAATGATTCCACCACAATCCTGCCTTGCGCATCTGATCTTCTGTTGTCTTACGCATGCTTCCTGGCCTTCCAGTGGTTATGACAAGGGTATATCCTTTATGGCCCCATTGTTTGAACGCCTCTTTTACTCCGGGCAGCAATTCGCACGAATTAGACATAATTGCACCTATGTCACCTTGATGCTTAAACACACAACCGTCTAAATCACAGAAAATTGTTTTAATATGTATCGCGTGATCAATCTGTGTCACTTTAATCCTCCCCGTCACCATCCGGATTATTAACCAGATTCATAGCCATCCACATCTTGTCTAGCGCGACGACCCCGAGGAAATCAAATTTAACAGCACCCATCTTCTCTGCATCTGCCATTTCCAAACCAACAACACGATCCTGGGTTTTCGCATCATAAACTAACGGAACCAGTTCTTCGATTGGTCTATCCGCAATAACTACACCTGCTGCGTGTCTAGATTGTGATTTTTTAGTACCTTCAATTCTCATAGCTTGGTCAAAAAGAGGCTTATACCATTCATAAGCTTCCTTAACGTATTCAACATTGTGAACGGCCCATTGCAAGATACCATAATCATCACCGAACTCTTTGCGGGCTTCTTTTAATTCATCGGCAATTGACGCATCATCTGGCATATGTTTAGTAATGTCATTACATAGGTCGTGTGGAGATATGCTAATGTCTTTTTCATCGTTACCCTCTTTTACAGCCCTTACCTTCATCAAATGCTTAACCGTATCCGGATTCGCACGGAATACTTCTTTTAGGGCGGCTTTTCCCTGAAGTCGTCCAAAGGTGATCATCTGAGCAACATATTCGTCACCCCATCGCCCTTTAAGGTATTCAATAACCCTGCCACGAAAAACAACTCCGATATCTGTATCGATGTCAGGGAGACTAATGTGACCATCGTGAGTCTTCACTTTTTTCGCAACATCCAGTTCTTCTGGCCCACATATTGTTATTCCAAGACCGTATGCTAGATGTGAATTTGACGGATTGACTGCTGGCTCAAGCTTGATCATATCGTACAAATACATCCACATCCTAGAATTATTCTTATCTATCCATTCAACCTCTTCCCTCATCGTGTCGGTAAACTTGACAGAATCACGATCCCTTATGTGTCTTGCTAAATGCTTCGATACCGACTTCCTTTCTTCGTCTATATCCCTGGTGTGGAATAATTCGAAATTCTCCGACATCCAGGATACGAAGTCGGTTTGCCCGACATCGAAGTGGGGTGGAATGTTGCGACTTATATTATAAAACCGCTCAAAGTATAGTCCGTATTCGATTGGATCAATGCCAGTGATGCCCGTTAGATAGTTTACCAACGACCCAGCCCCAGAACCACGCCCCTTGCCACGGGGTCCATTATTTTTATCGATGAACTGACAAGCGTCCCAAACGATAAGAAAATAGTCTGCCAACCCAGCTTCCCTGACAACAATTAATTCTCTTTGCAGTCTTTCCCAGTATATCTTTTTCTGTGCAGGGTCCAGGTGAGTCAATTTAACCCCAGCGCCTTGAATACAAAGATGTTTGAGATATTCATTTGAGTCGAGTCCCAACTTTTCTGATTCATCATTTGTAAAAACTGGTAGATATGGACTATGCCCCATTGGGGAGTACTCTATTTGAGCGGCAATGTCTAGTGTGGTTTGCAGTTCTTTCTCTGTAAAGTGTTCTCTCATTTCTGCATAAGACGGAATATAGTAGTTGTCAGAGAGAAAGAAGTCCATGACATCTTGACCTGTAGATATTTTGTAATCCTGAGCTTCTTTTGTCGTATGTAAAAATGCATAAAGCAAAAGTCTCTGGTCCTCAGCATCTTCTTTTCTACAATAATGAGCATCAATAGATGCAACTGTCGGTACTCCAGTTTCTTCACTAAGCTCTCTTAAGCAGTCTAACACAACTGCTTGGATTCCCATGCCGGAATTCTGAAGTTCAAGAAAATAGTTGCCTTTTCCAAAAACAGCGATATGTTTATGGATAATTGCTTTACCAACTTCTTTCCAATTGGGTTTTAGGTGTTGTCTAGACCCAGCAGCGTTTCCGTTTCTACCAGCCATGATCGCTTCTTTGAAGTCTGTGAACAATGCCATAGGCAATGCCCCGGCGATGCACGCTGATAGGAATATCAGATTACCTCGTTTTGCAAATGGGGCTATCCCAGCTAAATCAATGCGCGGCTTGCGATAGAAATGATGGGGCTGATTAGATTCACTAACTAAACCCATTAGGTCTTCGATTCCCCGGTCGTTCTTTGCCAGAACTATTAAGTGGTTCCGTTTGTTGTTGTCGTTGTTTTTGATTGTTGGGTCTTGTTCACAAACGTACATTTCGATGCCTAAAATGGGTTGGATTTTCTGTTTTTTGCATTCGTCATAGAATGTTTTCATGCCTCCAATTCCACCATGGTCGGTAATCGATGCTGCTGGTAAACCTAGTTCTACACAACGATTCACAATGTCCTTGGGAGAACTGAGTCCATCCAGAAGGCTAAAAAACGAATGGATATGGAGTGGCGCATATGTTTTCTTTGACATCTTATTTCTCCTCAGGTTTTCCTATTGCAAGCTGACCTTCATAAGTCAAATTAGTGTAACGATCTTCTATGTATTCACTTCCCATTGTGTTTAAGTCCGACCAAACCCTATTGCAAATGCCGTTGTTGTTGAATGAACACATCTTGCAAGTCCAATGTCTATTTCTCAAAAGCAATGTGTCCTGCTTTACCGTTGTGAAAAATCTATGTAATACCGCTACAGTCCTAGCCAAATCATCTTGAGAAAATGCTACTGTTACTGGCCCACCGTCGTTTGCATAGTAGAATGTAACGATTATGTTTTTGTATTGAGGATACAGAAAATACGCCGCCAAGTGATATAGTCGAGGCTGCACTTCTTTTGTAAGAACTTCTTCATCTATGTCTTCTTGTGTGTGAAAGTTTTTTCGATTACCAGTTTTCCAGTCCACAATTTCAATCGTTTCTTTGTCGATTTCTTTAACTAGGTCAATAAAGCCTCTCGCAGCAAACTGATGTTTATTTCCATCTTTGTCAGTACATTCCCATTCTTCTCCTGGCATCTCCATTGCAAACCATTGTTCGATACCTATTGATTCGTTATCATATGGATTGTAGTGTTTATCAGCTAATATTGTTTCTAAGGCAACCCTACACTTTTTGTGGTCAGCGGCTTCCTTAAGGTCTCCAGTTTCTTTATCTATACGAGTAGTCACCCGTCTAATCGCAATTTCAGGAGATTCTGCTGTCAACTCATCCCAGGCCCGATCCAACAACCACATTGGGTCAACATTAGTCTTGCCTCGCCTTTTCAGTTGACACATCCACTCAAGGGTTTTATGAACAATGCTTCCTTGCAGAGCCGCCAACCCAGTTTTAGTTTCCATCCCCAATATATAATGAAGAAAATAAGCAAATGAACAATGATAGTACATCCCAATTGCGCTGGCGCTGCATTTTGTTATTTTCACGATTTGTCTTCTTTGTCCTGCTCTGTGTATCGAGCGGGTCCATCCTGAAACAAGTGCTGGAGATGAATTACTTTATTCTCCATGTCATTTAGTAAGGCTGCCATCTCACATTTTGGTGGACGATCGTCATTTAATTTCTTACATTCTATCGCATCAATAAGTACTCCGATACATGCTAAAGCACTTGCCAGATGAGGAACTTCGGTTTTTTGATCAGCCCATTCCCCATTAAACCACTTATCTAGATGACGATTTACTGCTGCAAAATAAACAGAAGCCTTAACACCAGAGACTCTGTAGTTATAGCCCCCATACTTCAGATCACCTTCAGTCATAGCTAGAGCACCATACGCCCTTGCTGTAGTAGGAAATAGGCTCAAATCTAGTCTAGCTGTTGCCATTCTATCTTTAGGATTTGTATCTTTTTTCTTCATTAAACCTTTTCCTCCACCAAATAACCATCAGAAAACAACTCTGCCCGAGAAGCCTTCTGTATGATAGGATTAATTTTCTTTACAATATCATCTGCAAACATCTCGCCAATATCTTTTCCAGTCTCAGGTGTTACGCAAAATACTCGAAAGTAATGAATCAAATCTTGTTCTAACTTCTTCATAGCTTTGAGACCGGCTTCGTCATTATCAAGCATACACACAATGGTTAACGCCCCTGCGTTCTGTAGCATCAACCGCTGCTGACGAGACATGCTAACCCCTAGTAGTGCTACGCTATTTCTAATCCCTGCCGCCTCACATGCCCAAACATCTCCAGGGCCTTCAACCAAAACAGCATAGCCCGTTTTGTTAATAAATGGTTTCGCATACCAAATATTGTAAAGACTCAATTCCCCACGGAAGTCTTTGGAATGCTTCCATTTCGTGTACACTCCACCGTACTGCTTATCTGGACACGATTGTCGTTCAGGATGGTGATGCATTCCACACTTAGAGCATTTGTCATAAATACTACGACCGGACCATCCAATCACATTTCTCCCTGTCACATCCAGAATAGGGAAAAACGCTCTTTTGTACATAGGTTTACCCTTAACGTTGCAGAATGAAATATAGTATCTAGCAATAATCTCCGGAGAAACACCTCGGTTAGGATAATAAACCTGATCTGATTGTAGCTGAGAAACTATATCTCTCAGTGGTGTCCCCTTCCTATTGATAGTCGCTTGTTTTTTCTTATGCTGCTTGACAAATTTAGCTATCTCAATATCCTGAGCCGTACTTGCATCAACACTACACTTATCCAACCCCAATGCCTGAGACACGAATCTGACCGCTTGCTGAAACCCCCATACTTTTTCTGTCTTGCTGCTCATCGCCCCACGGACCAACCCAAACACGCTTGTCGATGGACCAGTTATCGGTTCAAGATGACAACCCCTGGTTTTACACTGCCAATGATTAGATCGAATAGCCCAAAACATACCTCTTTGATTATCTCCCTCATGAACAGGACAGGCACATTGAAGATAATCGTGACGTTCAACAAATTCTAATCCTAGCGCATCGAACACCTCTGCTATGCGGTCATTAGCTCGATCTTGGATAAATGCCACTTTGTCACTGCTAATGTGTTTCATGAGCCTCGTTATCCGGCACAGATTGCGCAACTTGTGAAAACTGCTTACCTTCTATAAACGCCCCTACTGATAACCTGCTTAAGATATTGATATAATTACCGCTTTCCATTCCCGGTCCGTTTCTAGTGTCTGTTACTACCAATTTTTTAGTTCCATTTACTGGGGGGTCTTCGTTCAATTCTGTTGGTGTTTTATCTTTTAGGATGGTAAAGTTAGAGCATAGCCATCCAATTCTATCTGACCCAGAAATTACATGAGCACCTTCTTTTTCAACACCATCTCGGTTTAATTGAACAGTAGCAAGAATGGGTAATCCAAATTTAACGGCAAAGTTATGCAACGCAGTAATGAGAAACCCGAGTAATTGATGTTCTTGTAGATTATTTTTAAACCCACCATCATCCATCAGTTTCAAATAGTCGTAAATAATTAAACATGGCTTAGTTGCCCCACTATCAGTAAATCCAACAGTTTTAGATAACCATCGTCTTGCAATCGACATAATTGCTTGCGGAGATAAGCCTGCTACGGAAAAATGATCAATGGGAAGTTGTTCAATCTTTTTCTGACAACCCCAGAGAGCTTCTGACTCATGTTCATTACTTTCGAATTGACCAGTTTCAACATGATTCAATTCCACGCCAGATACCAAAGAAGTTAACCTATACAATTGCATATCACTGGTAAGTTCTGTATCTAAATACAGTACCGGTATTCCGTTCCCTGCTACGTTACGAGCTATATTTATACAGAGAAAACTTTTTCCTTGCTTCTGACGAGCCCCAATAACATTAACCGTAGCGGGACGAAAACCTCCTCCAATCATAGCATCCCATATAGGAAATCCCGTTGGTATACCTACAATGTCCTGTGGATTTTCTGATAAAGCATCCATGGTGCTCTTGAACTTATCTCCTAAAGTTACAACCCCAACACCCTGGCTCGTTATTTGACCAGTAAACTCAAACACCGGCTCTTCAATTAAGCTGATGATTTCATCAACACCTTCTACTCCAGTAACCTTTTTAAGACTGGATTGTATCGTTGCTGCTATCATATACGCACGACGAGCTAAGGATAGTTTATATACCGCAGCTACTAATGACCGAACATTATCTTGAGACGACCCTGTTTCACCAATAATATCCTCAAGATATTCTGAGTATTTTCCTCCCGTAATGAAATTGCTGTACCCAAGAATTTTTGCCACTGCCTGTATACTCGGAATATCGAATGTTTTAGTATCTTCGTTATGAACCAGATGGGAGATGATTTTGAAAAGTTTTTGGTTGTGGGTCCAATAGAAGTCTCTTACACTAATAATCTCTTCAACTTCAAAGAAACAATCTGCTCCGTACGTAGTTATTCCGGCAAGGATAGCTCGTTCCATACCAGAGTCTTGAAGAATAGCGTTGGTCTTGTTACCCATTAAGTCTACCCTTAGTTCCTTTGAGACATTTTGGACACTTTTGTCCTATCTCTCCGTTGGGCCTATCAGAATTAAAAAATTCAGTACATTCGCTGCACGTTGCTTTGTAAATTGTCGCAGGTGGTCTTTTTACCCTTGTTTTGTTATTCCTTGTTTTCATCGCCTTTTGTTTATTTTTTTCTATTTCTTCAGGATCAGGGGAGTTGGTAATAAAGTGAGTATTATCATCTGTTAAGATAGAATCGTCTTCTACCTCCTTGGTTTTTTTCTTCTTTTTCCCACTTCCCTTTGGGCGTCCAGACTTTTTCTTTTCTGGATTTGTGGTTTTCCGTATTGAGGTATTGGATACTATAGCACCAATGTTAGCCAATGCTTCTTCTGCCGAAAAAGTCCCAATAAATTCCTCTATTTGTGGTACCGGCAATGAAATCCCCGTTAACAATGAGTATCCCTGACAAACATCTTCCCAACTACCTTTTGTAATACCTTGTTTTATATAATCTATTGGACTCATCTATTCACCCCTTCGTTATACCTAGCTCTAACTAACCCACTAATACTTTGTCCAATCATTTCAATTCTACGGGTAAGATATGCAATCCGTTCCACTCTTAACTCTGCCAACCTTACCCATTCGTTCAGTTTTGGTTTGTCGTCTCCGAATAAACGATTGACTACTTGGCCAGACCATCTGAGAAAGGTCTTACATTCATTCGTCTTCTGTTGGAGGAATAGGGCGTATTGCGATAAAATGACTGCGTCTTCGGATAATTCTGTTGACGACCTTTCTCTTAGAGACTCCCTTGTAAACCCAAGAATATCTTCTACCTCAGTGTTGGATGGTTGATAGTAAGGAAGCCCAAGAGATTCTATCCATCGATCAAGCTCGTTCCTATAAACAGTTTTTTCATCTTGCAAGCTACTCATCATAAATCTCTAAAAGTCGAAATCCGTTCAGGTTACACCAATCTCTCTTATTCTGATCCGTAGTCTGCTGTTTGTGAAACGCTCTTTTCGTTTTATGAAAATGCTTTATGTGCTCTGTGTGTTGACGTCCATGCGCCTCTACCACCAAGTCTAATGATGGTATGAAAAAATCTAAAATAAAACCTTCCCCTGGAACTATAACCTCCTCAAAAATAACATCATGAGGGTATTGTTGGACTAGTTGCTGTCCTATTTCGTACTGAAATTGTGACTTAGATTTACCTCTAGTTCGAAGTCTTTTATTACTCAAGCGAAGATTGGTAGTTCCACCACTAAGTAGTTTAACTTCCATGTTAAACTACCGTCACCACTAATTTTCTAATTGTCTCAAGTTCTTTCGTTATCAACAGTCGATTGTTGGGCTCCCACCTAACAACTTCTATATCCTGATTTTCTAACATGTCTCTAACAACCGAATTAAGATTATCAACCCGAGCATTAGAATACGCTCCTTTTGATGATGTTGTAATCGGTCCATATACTACTCGTTTAATTCCCTTTTGAATGATATGAGCCCAGCAGTGGGTACACGGCGGTCCTGTTACATACACAGTAGCCCCATCTAGGTCACCAATAGCATTTAGTATTGCATTTTCTTCTGAGTGTAAAATTGGTGGGTATTTTTCAGGTCTAGTTTGAGGCATTTTGTCATCATCAACACCCCTTGGGTATCCATTATAACCTTGACCAACAGGACGACCACGTTTATCAACTATTACACATCCACATTGCGTACTCTCATCTGGACTTCGAACCTTAGCCCAAAGAGCCTGAATCATGAAATAGTCATCAAAACACAATCTACTTCTTAACATCACCTGTCTCCTGTGGGAGAACTATATCTCTCACTTCGTCTTCTAATTTCTTCAGTTTATCTGGATTCTCAGTCAAAAAATTCGATAACCTAGCAAGCCCCTGAAATTTCGGTGGATCGCCGCCATCTGCAAACATCGGAATTGCATACCATGATCCGGCCTTCTCGATTAGTCCAAGGTTCTCTGCTGTCGTAACTATATCCCTGGTAGTGTCTATGCCAATTCCATACCTAAGAGGTAATACGCAAGGCAACAGTGGCCTTCCCATCGCAGATGATTGTATTGTTATGTGCATGTCGTGGCCGTCTGGGGCATTAGTCTCTGGGTTTTTCTCCCATTGCTTGGTCCAAGTGACCTTTAGCCAAACAGAACAGGCATATTGTATCGCCAACCCACCTTTCTCCATCCACTTTGGACCCATGGGTTCCCTGTTGGTCATCATCTGAGATATGAAAATTAAAATTACATCATTAGTATCAACAACTTGCTGAGCCCTTCTGAAAAACGCCGACAACAACTTTGCTGGTCCTGCCATATCCTTATTAGAACCAATATCTTCTTCATGTTCTGTCATTGTCGAGAGTGCTGCAATGCTGTCTATTACAACCACGGCCTTTTTTTGTGTTTTAGCGATGCGTTCTATGATGTTCAAATAGTCTTCTGCCATGAGCGGTTTATCTAGTTGGCTTGGAATTACCTTAAGTTTGGTCGGGTCAAGTTCCCTAATTGTAGCCAATAGAGATGGGGTACATCGTTTTTCTATATTGATGTAAAATGTGGGACGATTAACCAATTGTGCATTTTTAAGCAATTCAAGACATAGGGATGTTTTTCCGGACTTTGGCTTGCCTGTTATTAGACAAATTGTTCCATCAGGAATCCCCCCGCTTAATGCCATGTCAAGAGACAATGGGGTGTGAAGAACATCTCTAGATCGTGGAGCCAGAGCGTCACTCGCTGGAGCAATTATTCCTTCACCATGTATTCTAATAAGAAAAGCATCTAGCGATTCATTTTCGATCTTCGACTTCTTTTTAGCCACCCTCTATTTCCCTTATCTTTGCCAGTACACCCTTTTTACCCGTATCAACAAATGTTGAATTCCTTTTGGAATCAATTTCTTTTACGGAGGGTTTTGCACTAAGTTCAGTTCTTTTCTTTTGCAATTCAGCTTTTCTAGCAACAATACACCTAGTTACTTTTTGCACAGTAGTTTTGTATGATAGTGATTTTATGTTATGCTCTTTAATTATTTGAGTAAAAGCTGTTTGAGTAAGCGGGTCTTTATTTCCAACACTCTTAAGAACATTAGACACACCCTTAACTTCGCGTCCGAATTTTGGACCCCAGTATTTTTTGTCACTCCAGAATCTTGGACCTATCTTACTGTTTACATTTAGACAAATCAACTCTATAATATAAGCTTGAAAGGTGACATATAACCCAGGTGTTGTCGGTGACTTAAATGGAAACTTTTCACTCTGTGGTTGATGTCGTATTGCCATTATGTATTCTTTATTAAAAAGAAACCAGCTTCTATCACAGTCTTTTCTTCTGCAAACGCCTGATCGAATTTTGGTTGTCTATACCACGATACATTAACCTTTTGTCCGTCATAATAGCCAATACCACAATCATTGTATTGAGGACCGTTCCAAACACCACGGTGCTTGTTTCCAAAGAAATACCCCTTTTGGTTCGGAGGCATTTTTATATCCACACCATTCGGTCCCTGAAGTCTCATTTCAGTTATCGAAATACCTGGATTAACCTTTAGCCAATCGGCAAGTCTTGCCCATGCATGTCGAATATTTTCCTTTCTATCATCCTGAATAACAGTTCTTCCATCAGACAGTGATGCCAAAAATCTCACCACCGGTGTTTTTTTTGTTACTTCAAACGCTAATGTCTGGTCATTGACTGTTTCTGTTTTATTCTCCATCTTGATCCTTTCCACTAAAAGGAGAGCGACCCAACTGCTCATCCGCCCTTTGAGATTCACTCGGAGTCATAGCATGAACACCTTTACCGGCATTCAGTGCAATTGCTTTGTTCTTAGGTTTAAGGCAAACGAGACGGTCATCCATATGATTAGGCTTTGATTTCTTTTTCTTATCCTTTTTGGGTTTTTCTGTTTGTTCGGACATATCTTCTTGGCTAGATAAAAAACTATCAAGAATAGCAGATATATCGCTCAGAAAAACCTGTCGTGTTTTCGTCGTTTTCCGACCTAGATTCACCGTCGAATCTTCTAGAAACCTTAAAAGCTTTGCCTTAAATTTACTTGCTGTCATTACGAAACCTCCTTTGTGCTACAATATACGATGTTCTATTTTTACTTCGCAAAAATGTCGTATACTGCTGATAACACTCCTGACTACACGCTATTAATTTCCAAAACATACCACCACGTTCTTTGTCTTTCTTGTGTACATTGTTGCTAGAGTTCAGTGGGTCAAACAAGTCCCCCTCACCAGACGCTAACACAAAAAATCTATTATCCAACCACTTAGCAAAAACCTTAAAATCCACAACCACTCCATCGGTTTTGTGGGGTGTTCCATTTATGTCAACAGTAATTAAATTCATTTTTTAACCCACGTCTTAAAAAGAAAGTCTGCTTCTGGAGCCCCGGTGGTATCGTTCTCAATATCGAATCCAATCTGATCGTTGGGAGCACCAGGATAAAACTGTCCAGCAACTTGTTCCACATAAGAATATCCAGAACAAAATCCACACTTAGCAACCACTCTTGTAAGCACTTGTGATTGAGGTTGAGGTTCTTTACTAATACTGGTTAGCTGTAAACACAATAGTTTTTCCCCACAGTCTGCACAACAAAGAGTGACAATACCTCTGTCTACCAAACCCTTGAGTTGGCGTTCTTGCTGTTTTCCAATTTCGAGTTTCTTTTTTTCCATCAATCTATCGTTCCTTCCCTAATGTATTTTTCCGGATTCTTGAGTATTCTTTTGTCTACTTTACCATCTCGCCACCACGGTTGCTCTGCCTTAAACTTACCCTCTCCAAGCTTATCCTTCTTAGGCAAAACTCGCCCCCCAGTACACTTATTCTTTGTTCCTTCAATGATTGGCGACAAACCCATACCAATCAGTTTAATCAACTTTGGTCGACCACACCTAGGGCAATCAACAAGAGGCTCTGAAGACATCGAATGAAACGCCTCAAATCCATGATCACACTCACCGCATTCATACTCATATGTCGGCATTAATCATTCCTAGTTGTTGATAATACTTTCACCGAATCCGGAGGAATTTCTTTAATGTTCTCCATGGGATCAGGCTCTTGACTTAGGGTGTCAAAATGTGCAAGAACTTTTTCTCTATCACATTCATCAACACCAAACAATAATTGTTCTTTTAATCTTTGCGCCTTTTGCTCTTCTGTCGGTTTCAAGTTTAGAAGATCACCCAGTCCTTGCGCATCTTCCTTCAAATCCCAAACACAGAAGTTCTGAAAAGTTCTACGAATCCACCTACAAAAACGTGCTACTAATCTTTTTAATACCATAATTTCTTATCCCATGTTGATATTAACCTGAATCATATCTTTAACCTGTTCGGCATCACCGTTCATACTGAATTCTTTTAGAAAAAGAACTATATCCCCAAGAGTCGCTTTATCAAGATAAACATTGTGAAGACGCTGCATATTGGTTGATCTTATTTTTTTCTCAACTTCCCGTTGAGTTTCTGATTGTTCACAAACAGACATTGTATTGGTTACTGTCATTCTGTTCCCCTTTTTTGTTTTTCTTACGATAACGGGTATACCCCGTTATCTTACTATACCTCTAACTCCTTTTTTTGCCCCACAAATGTCCCTCTTTTTCTTGCAAAATGTCCTAAATTTTTCCGATCCTTCTCACAATAATCACCCAGAGCAACACATTTTTTCAATTCCCCCTTGATTTTCGACACAGTGTCCGGAGAATCTTTTCCCACATCTTTAATCGCACCGGTCAGCATTGACAACATGTTACCCCGTTTCATAAACGCCCGGACCAACAAAAGACCCGCTCCAAGAAAAATTACAGCCATGATAGATGTTCCTATGACTACGGCTCCAGCACCACTATAATTGATAGTCTCCGCCTGTATGCTTTTCCTCCAGACGGATAATTCTTCGGCGATTTGAGTCGTTTGTTCTATTCGATTGTTGACCTCCCCTATCTGATCTGCAACGACGGTATTATCGGCCTTTTGGTCAACGATTTTTTCAAGGACACCCATATCATTACGAATCCCCTGTATATCTGTCTTGACTGCCTCTGGAGAGACGCAGGATAGCAAGACACAAAATAGAATAGTAAAGACTACAGCACCGACGCTTACTTTTTTCGTTTCTTTGGACATTTTTGTTTCCTCTTTTCGAATACTGCATTGACTAGAGCATCCGCACGCTTGTTCTGGTTTCGTGGCACCCACTTAATTGTGTAATCTTCAAAGTGATCCAATAGTTTCAACACGTGATCTCTATGATCTATTAATTCTTGTTTCTTGGCCTTAAACGCTCCAGTAACTTGCTTAATGATTAACTGCGAGTCACCGATTATATAGATGATATCTACTCCAGCTTTGAGAGCACCTTGTAGGCCAGCAATCAAGGCTCTATACTCAGCCAAATTTGATGTACCTGTCCCACAGGTTCTACTTCCAGATGCAAAAACTTCGGTTTCATCTTCTGGATTGCAGATATACCAACCATATGCCATCTGACCCTGTCGAATACCCCCATCGAAATAGAGTGTGGCACAGAATTCATTCATAAAGTTCCCCATCTAATAACTTCCCCAGTAGAGTGATCAATAGGTTTTCCGAGAACGTGTGCTGCCCATTCCCGCTCCTCCCTGGTATATTGTTGACGTTCGCACTTTGTCCCTCTTCCCGCACAAATTTTTTCAGCCATATCCAAAATAAATGTTCGTCCAAAAACAGGACAGTTCATCAACCCAAGATTAAATGTGTCGTCAGTGACTTTCAAAACGGTGTCTCCCCATCTTCAATTTCAGTTATCGGACCTGAGCACATATCGCGCATAAAGCATTTTTTACACGCATATTCATTATCCGTCTTGGGGAAAAAGTCGGGGTTGTCTCTATTTTCGAAAGCCTTCTTAAGCATTGGGGATTCATTCCGAATTATACCAGCCTGTCGCTTCATGTGCTGCATCGTTACTTCTAGATGTGGAGCGGCCTGTTCTCCCAATTCTGCAAACGCTGCGAGATACACTGGGATAATCACAATATCTTCTGGCTTCTTGGCCCATTTCTGCTTTAAAGCATAAATCCCATAAGTAACCAACTGGTCTATCACTGAGTCAGACACTTTACCAGTCTTCCAGTCCAGGAGATAAACTTTACCTTTATACCTAAATCCACAGTCGATCTTAAGCGTTACCTCCTCTCCCGTGTCTAGCTGAAACTTCTGGAAATCCTCTAATGTCAACCAATCTTCGTTTTTCAGACCCTTAAGAACCTCGAATAGAGGCATCTCATAAAAAGCCTTGAGTGATTTTAAAACCTTCTGCTTACATCGATCGGTAGTATCCTTATCGATATCCTCTTGATAAAAATGTTCTGAGAGGTTAATATTTCCCTTTGGCCTCCCCTGCCACCTCTTATCGATGCTTTGCTTCCAGCCCTTTCTGAGAGCTTGAATGCCACCCTTTTGTGCTTGCTCTAAATTTATCCACTCTCCAGTGGCCCGACCAGTTGTGATGATTTCTTCTATGATATTATGCACCACTGAGCCCGTCCACATCGCAAAATTCGTCATCTGTTTGAGCATATAGGCGCGCCTTTTTTCTTGAGGAGCTTGTGATTCCCAACCTTTCCAGGCAGTATTATACATTAAATTATACTTCCACATACACTCTCGCATACACTGAACACGAGAATTCGACCACGCATAAGATTGCTCGAATATTTTACCCATTGATTTTTCCTTTCCTTGTTCTTACCGGTGTCGTTAAAGCTTTTTCTATTGTCCATTTACGTCTTAATCTCGTAAAAAGTGTACTAGGTTTAATATCAACTTCTTCGGCCCAAGCTGCAATGCATTGTGTTTTCCCAAAACAAGTAATTAAACGATTGTTTCGCTTATTTCTCATTTGTTCTTTTTTAGTTGCCCATCGACAGTTGGATTTATAGTATCCTTTATCATTATTAATTCTGTCAATCTGAAGCCCCTTTGGGGCTTCACCCATATCTTTGAGAAAATTTTCAAATTTTCTCCATCGCTTGCAGACTGTAATTCCTCGACCACCGTAATCTTTCCATTGTTTATTATTCGGATTATTACATCTTTGAATCATATCCTGCCATATTTGAAAAATACGAGTTACTTTATTTTTTCTTGCGTGTCCGTGTTGAGTAAATCTTTTTATAGATTCTTCTTTTCGCCAACATCCACAACTTTGAGTATGACAATTCTTAAGACTCCCAGCCCGTGCAGTAATCTTATTTCCACAATCACATATACATAGCCACTGAATATTATTGTGTTTATCCTTGCCGTCCACACGAATAATAATCAATCTCCCGAACCTCTTCCCAGTTAAATCAATAAACTTACCCACTTTTCCACTCTTCTCCTTCATCATCCTCATCGTCACAATCATTCTCATTCTCATCCTCATCCTCACCATATTTATCCAACCACATCCCGACTCCTTCCAGGACTCCTTCTCCTATTATGGAAATACCCATCGCTTGCATGAATAGATTCTCAGAATCATAAATCAGTTTCAGGATAGGTTCGTCGTCAATTACAATGGATGTCAAAGAAAACTCGAAAATAAAGTAGATAATTTTTAACACTTCAGATGACAATGATTGTCGAGCAGCCATTTCGTCTAATAGATGGCGTAACGATTTTTGGCAATTATCTTTGAATTCGATGTCTTGTTGATCGATTTCCAAAAATTCTTCTGCAACAGCCTCAATTACCTTGACAACCTTTCTGGATTCCCAGCGAAGGACATAAACAGTTGTCATTGCAGACTTCATTTTGATTTTTTCAAATCCCTCAATAATGTCTTTATGTTCCTGATCATTTTCAGGTGCGAGCATTTTGACATTATGTTCTTCAACAACCTTCACTTTTCTTCTCCTTAATAATCTCATTACCGTCCACTAACAACGATCACAATCAATCTTTCACACAATCACAATCAATATCCCGATTTAGCATAGGAACTCGTCCTGTTCCATGACAGTCCAGACACCTTGTGTTTGGCAATTGACTAAACCAATCGATAAATGACTTAATAGTACCTTGATCCACAATAAAAAGATACCCACTTAAAAATACCTCAAAATAATCTCTATTATCTTTTAGTGCGGACTGTAATTCATCACAAAAGACCTTGTGTTGTTTAATTGGACGAGTAAGTGAGTGTATGGGTTCGATATTGGGAGGGTGTGTGATTTCTGTAAGAATACCTTGATCACAATATGTATAAGTTATTGTAGTTTGTCCTGTACTGATCAACATTGAGTTATTAGAATCTTTTAATAATCTCATTACCGCCCCCTAACAACGATCGCAATCGATAGTTTTGGAAACACGTCTATTTTCACCACAAGTAGCTTGAGCACATGAAGCATCGTTATCTCGAACCCTAACTTTCCCTGTTCCATTACACTTTAAGCAAGTAGCCATTCGGACCATTGCGACACAATTACCACACAGATCATAAATGCCAAAAGACACACTGCCCTTATCTTCACTGTTTATACCCTCATTACAAATATCACATTTACGACTTTTCATTTTCTTCCCCTTAAACAAAAATTGGAGCTTCCACAGTCTTACCCTTCAAAGGGTGTATTAAGAAAAATGACTGCTGTGGAGTTTCGAAGGCAGCTTTTATGCTAAGACTATATGGTCCATACCCAATTATCGATCCATTTCCAACAAAGTTTTTGCTAGAAATCCTCTGGTGCCAGTGGCCAAAAACATCCAAGCTTGCCGGTTTGGATTGATTCCACTTATCTATTGCTTTATTCAAGGGGATAGTAACTCCCCCTACTCCCCCTGCATATCGTATATAGTTCCCGTGATGAAATCGTATGGTCTGATCATATACATCTAAATAATTGAAATACCCTCTAGACAACTTAAATCGTACCACCTTAGACTGTTCATAGTATGACAGCAAAAAGTTGTAGATTAGCCATTCGAAGTTGTTTTCAACGCATGTAGATATTCTTATCTTCGGCGTCGTCCGACTATGGTTCCCAACGCTGGTGACAACAGTTATCTCGTCAAAGTCCCCATTTTCTACCATATAGTCTATCGCTGATACGCACATCTTGTATACGTCTATAGAAGCTTCTACCGGGGACATAGCATTGCTTTCCATAAGCTCTTCGTGTATGTATCCAGCGATCATATCTCCACCGAGCCAAAGTACTAATTTTCTAATATTTGACTTAGACCTTGTCATGTCTATCAACTTCAAGCCGTTCTTAAATACTTTGTTGAATCGCTCTTTAGCTATCTTTGGATTATATTCATTGAGTCCATCTATGGTTCTCGGATCAACAATCTCTTCGTAGTGTAAATCAGAACACAGGATGACAGCAGTAGACTCAGAAGGTCTACCATCTGTGACCACCTTTATTTTTTCGTGATCTATTAGATCAAGGTTTCTACTAAATAACTCTATGCTGTTGAGTTGATTCGTCTGTTGCTCCATCACCCCAAGAAGTTCATCATACTTTTTCTTTAGCAATCTCTTTTCTATTGTCGCTCTCTTCAGTTTCGCATCCAGACCAATCTCTTGTCCAGCAGACAACTGTGGAGTCCCTGGTACATAACCTTTGTCTAGGGCCTTATTGTAGCGACTACTAAGGGTTTTGCGAGGAATACCCATCACTTTTGCCGCTTCCGTTACGCTACTGTACTGCGATACAGCATCTATTGCCTCTTGTAATGTTTTGTTTTCACTTTCCATAGTTTCTAATCACCTTTCTTCGACGATTTCTAAAGATCACATGTACCACTAGGGCAGTCATCAACTGCCGCCTGTTCTTCCGACTGCTCCAAGTACTTTTTAGCTTCTGACAGCGGGACAGGTGTTAGGGGAGACTCGCTCCGACTACCGTCCCGATATATGGTAACACCCTTCAACTCACCTATGTATTTTCTGATAGCGAGGGATAGTTGCTCGACAGAAAAGTCTGTAGAAACATTAATTGTTTTGCTAATCGCCCCGTCAATATGTCTCTGACACACCGCTTGCATTTTCAGATGATCTTCTGGTGAAATATCGTGTGCGTTTTGAATGTGCTTAATGGACTTATTTTTCCTGAGAAACTCAGCTAGTAATGGATGAATTATAACTCTTGTTGTTCCATTTCTTTTATCTTTGTTGTGCATGTCTTTGTGTTTGTTGAATCGTCTCTTATGAACTGCCTGAAACACTGGTTCTATACCCGACGAACAACCAGCGACTAATGAGATAGTCCCGGTCGGCGCGGCCGCTAGTAAGGCACAATTGCGAATACCATGTTCTTTGATTAGACGATGATGACTGCGAGTAAGATGTTTTTTTGCAAATCCAGTTCTGGTGTGCTTAGTTGCATCAAAAGCTTGAAATGACCCCTTCTCTACGGCCAAAGTAATACTAGCATGATAAGCCTGCTTTTTGATAAAGTTCATAACCTTATCCACAACTTCTCTAGCTTCTTTACTAGAATATTTGAGGCCAAGTTCAATCAACATGTCGTGCAACCCCATGACACCTAAACCAATCCGACGATGTTTTTGTGATGTCTGCTTAATGATTTCGAGTGGGTAATTGTTTTGTTCCAATACGTTGTCTAGAAACCTGACTCCAATAGCAACAGTTTCTTCTAGTAAGTCCCAATCTACTTCTCCGTTTATTATATGTGTGTGGAGATTAACAGCACCTAAGCAACAACATCCGTATTCTTCCAACGAAACCTCACCACATGGATTAGGAGACGAAACCTCTCCACCACTAACATATGATATAGTATTTTGTTCTTGCATGAGGCCCATATTGAGTAAACCAGGGTCTCCACCGTTCCATGCATTTTGAATAATCTTATCCCACAAGTCTTGAGCAGCAATCTTTCCTCGCTCTTCACCCTGCCACTTAAAGACTACGTCTTCCTTACTATCCAGTAGTTTGAAAAACTCATCATCAACCAGTACAGAAATGTTTGCATTAGTCAACTCATTATGGTCTAGCTTAGCTTCAAGAAACTCTGGCAAATCAGGGTGTCTCCAATCAAGACAGTAGAGTAAGGCACTTCTTCTGCCACCTCCCTCACGTAACTCATTACAGACTGCGTTTATGGCTCGCATAAGACTAACCGCTCCGGTAGCCTCGCCGCCAGTTCCTCGAATGGGAGTACCTCTTGGACGTATTTTTGAAAAGCTAATTCCAACCCCTCCGCCTGTACCAGATATAATCGTAACCGACCTGAGAACATCTCCCCATCCTTCTCTACTATCCTCAGCAGGCAAACAAAAACAATTTAATAACATCCCCCTTGGTCGTCCTGCTCCCCTCCATATTCTTCCCCCAGGAGAAAACCGGTTGGTTTGCAAAACATCCAAAAATCTATCAAAGTATTCATTTCGTTTAGTACCTAATTCTGCATCAGCTATTGTTCGAGCTACTCGTTCACACGCTTCGGCAAAAGTTTCATCTTTGTGGATTGCATAACGATCTAGAAAAATTTCTAGAGCATTGCCTTTTGGTTCGTAAACTTCCAGACTCACTAAGCATCTCCCCCTTTTATATGCATCCCCTGAAACGGACAGGTGAATTTAGGTTGTTCGGTCCCAGGCTGTTTTCTTAGATAAGACAAAACGGCTGAGTAAAATGGTTCTATGTATCTATTATAATACTGTTTAGAACCTGAATAAGATGCAGAATCTGCAATCCGTACAGCAAACCAATTACCTATGTTGTCTTGCCCCACATCGGCAACAAATTTACGTATTGTTTTTTCCCGTGCCGCATTGCTTATGTCATACATATGAGTAGAGACTATTCGAGACACTCGATCAATTATGTAGTCAGAAGCGCCCCATGAACTCAAAGTATCTTCAGCAATATTCGCCGACGCTATGGGGTGTCCAGGAAACCTAGGCAAAGATGGATCATCAACTGGTTGTATATCACATTTCCCAAGATCGTGGAATAAACCTGCAAGCAAAGCTATGTCTTTATCGTCATGCAAAAGATCGATCACCGCCATTGTGTGTTCCCATACTGACTGGCCGTTTTTTTGATTTACATATTTCGTCGCTTCGAGTTCTGGAAAATTAATGCTTGGACATATCCAACACATACTTGGCCAATCATTTCGCATTCGCAACAAAATTGTTTTCAGTGATGACGATTTAGTCATCACACACCACATTTTCATCGATAAATTGATTCACTATTGTCATAGAAATAGCATAAGATAGGTGGGGAAAAAATTGTCCATTAAAAGCAATGTCAACCTTAAATGGAATGCCTATCAAATAATAGTGACCATCGTAGAACTTAAACAAACCACCACCACTGGAGCCTGGGGCTATATGTGCCGTACTAGTGTATAGGGTGTATTCTTGTCCGTCCTGAATCTTAGTCAATATCTGAGACACAATCCCAAAAGTGGGACTAGGACTATTTCCAAGTTGACAACCAACCGCATATACTTCATCAAAAACTCTTACGATTTCTAACATTTTTTGGTTGGCTAATTTTACTACGGCAAATTGTTTAGAAGACTCAAACGACAAAAGGGCTAAGTCGCGATGAATACTTTCGGCAACGATCCGTGTTTTATGTCGCGTTCTTTCTTTTGTTTGATGGTCAAACGTTAGAACAGAACAACCATAATTAACTTTTACTATTTTTGGTTTACCCGTTACAACATCTGCTCCAACCACATATTCAGCAATACGATTTGCTATAACGTGTGCGTTAGTTAACACCCTATATTCGAATACCTCTTTTTCGTCAATATCTAAACGATCAATGATGGTCCCAGACCCATTTCCGAAATGTGTCCCAACGAGAACTACAACATCCCTCATTTCTTTTTGTTTCAAAGTGATCGTGTCTACGGACACAACAATCGTTGATTCTGTATTGTGACTACTGTCTACTGTTTCGGGAGCAGAAATCAACATAATTCCTGCAAGTAAACCAATAATATATTGCACTATCTTCAAAAACATTTTTACTCCCAAAAATATAAGGGTGGTCCAACTGGACCACCCTTATTAATGCGATTAATTCCTAAATTCCTCAACGGCATCAAGAGCACCATCGATACCTGCGTTGATTAGACCAATAATGAGTTCTTGGTCATCAGTAACGCTAAGATTTGCCCTAACTAAATATCTCTCCAATAAATCAATAATCGTTAAGCCGTAAATTTGATATTTCTGTGGAAGCTGCATTTTTGCAAGCTGCCGAGCACCAGCAAAATTAGGGGTACCGGGTACAGCCAACAAATCTTTTAACGCAATCAAATATCCTTCTACGACTACCACATCCTCAGAAGGAGTATTTGCCTCACTTAAAACAAGTCTCGTAGCCAGTTTAGAAAAGACAAAAATATCAGACTTGAGAGTCTGTGCATTATCCTGCCAATTGTTTCCGTTTGTCGTAGAACAACCAGCCATTGGCAAAACCATCGCCACCAACATCAACAATACTGCTAAAACACGCTTCATTATCCATTCTCCTTACACACAAAAACTATAATCCAGTTAAGGGTTTATACACCTTCCGACCTACCTCTTTCCAATTTTTCTCGTCTCCTTTGTTTAGACACTTGGTTCTCACTTCCCTCATTTTTATTTCTTTCATCCCTATCTTTACCAAATTTTCGTCCCCTCTTTTGTTTTTGTGATTTGTCACCGTGTATAGTAGCAGTATTAATTCTGTAACATTCTCCACATTCTACATTTCCTGTACCTGTATTAATATGTTTTTTCCTGCATTCACCTTCACATTTTAACACATGTCCCCCAGAACAGGCACACAAATCAACCCCCAATAATCGTTCTAAACGATTAATTCGTTTTTTAGCTTTGTTGCTCTTGTTTCTAACCTTTTCGTTCACACTACTTCTCCAATTCCATCTGATGCCTCTGTCGCATTTTACCTATTGCCCTATCCCTTGTTCGACAAATTGTAGAAGAAACACTCCCACAATTTTGTGATATTTCTCTGATAGTTTTATTGTTAAAAAATAATTCTATTATTACATGATGTTCGTCCCTGGTTAAAAAGCTGAGATATTCTTGCACTGTCATATTCGCATCCATATCGTGGATAGGACTAACAATATTAGCTGTTGAATTTTCAGATACGGATTGTGTGCGACTTGCCCTCTGTTCCACATCTCGAACATGTCGTAACACACCAAATAGTCTACTATAGAAAAATGTTGTAAACGCCCCTCGCCCATCGTAGCGAATCATACATCTTAGCAACTCCTCTTTCGCGTGAGACTTTAGATTCTCTATATTCATCCTGTTACGACTAACCCTATAAACTATCCTATGTATTAAAGGTACGTATTTTTTACAAGCGTACATAAAATATGCTTTTGTTATACGGCGTTCCGGTGAAATCATTAAATAAAATCTCCGTCAATTTGCTGTTCCATCTTCGGGGTCCAAATACCATCGATTAAACCTATTTTCATTGCTTGTTTAGGAGACATCCATCCAGTATCTCGCATAAGTTCCTTAAGCTTTTTCGGAGAAAGCTTTGATCTTTTCGCTAAATCGGTTACCTTCTTGTCATAATCATCCTTCAGATAACCTGTCATTGCTAAGTGCTTCTCAATGGAATCCGCTGGAGCTTGAATTACTATAGAATGTAACATCATTGACGAATTGGGTGTTGCAAATCTAAACCCTTTTGTTCCATACATGGCAATCATAGCGCCCATAGAATGAGCATATCCACGAACAATAGTATTGATGGGAGCACGACACGCTGCCATTTGATCTATAATTGCGTATCCAGAAGACATACACCCTCCTGGACTATTGATGTACATATATATAGGGTCTTTAGATAAAGAAAACACTTGCAAATAACTACAAGTTTGTAAAGACGTGATTTCATCTATAACACCAGAAATTAGTAGTCGCCGTGTTTTTATTAGGAAATCTTCAACCAACTCATTAAACTCTACACAAATCGAACCGCCCCCCTCCTGTTCTGGACTATGTGTTTCTTCACAATTACCGTTGCATTTCTTTTTTTTACTAAACTGCATTAATTTCTCCGAAAGGATGACACCGTTTGTGGAGTAATTTCAATTTTTCTGGACTAGTGACAAGATAAGTCTGTGTTGTCGATAGATGTTTGTGACCCAACAAAACTTGAATAAGTTCAAGATCAACTCCTCGATCCATAAGTGACGTTGCGCATGATCGTCGCAGTGTATGAGAAGTAGTGTGTTTCACACCAGCACGACGCGAAAGAGATAGTAACATACCACTAACCGCCCTGCGACTAATCCTCTGGCCATCCCCCTTGACAAAAACAGCATTAGAGGTAGATTTCCGTTCTAAATCTATGTATTCTTTAATAGCCTCTATGCATCGACTAGTGGTTGGGACGATTCTCTCGCAGAAACCCTTGCCCTTCACCTTCATTTCTCGTCTGGCAAAATTGATGTCGCAGACATCAAGACTACATAATTCTGAGACTCGCAGCCCACTGTGATACATAGTCAGTATAATAGCGACATCCCTACGAACGTTAGTTGCTCGCAATACGGGTACACGATTTTCCACAGTGGCCACCAGAGCGTCCACAGCCTGAGATTCAAGTACATCAAATGTTCCTTTTTCAATACGAACAGAGTCTGTCATTCCTAGAATGTTTTTATCCAATTTTCCAAGACTGATGAGGTGGTTACAAAAACAACGAATAGACATGTATTTTCTACGTACACTTGTCGACTTAAGCCCTCGTTGGTGTAGACTGCTAACAAATTCTTCAATAAGTTTCGCCGTCAACTGTTTGTTTCCGATAAAACATAGAAATTCTTTCACATCTCTAGTGTACGCTGAAAGTGTTTCCTGAGATAAACCAAGTTCTGTTAGGATGTATGTTTCAAACCCATCAATTGTTAGGGAAGTCACGCTGAAATTCCAATCTCATTTCTTTGGAATTAAAAATGGCCTGCATATAAGATTCCGGAGAACCGTCTCCCCATTGAAGTCTCGCTTGAGTAGAAATCTCTCTGAAAGAAAAACATATTTTGGATTCTAATCCGCAACACTTACCGTCTTGTCCAATATTCTGTGCCTCTGCACAGATATGTGGTCGATCCGGATTTTGTTCACACTCATAACACATTGTTTCTTTTCCTTTTTTCTTGCGATAACGGGTATTTCCCGTTATCTTATTGTACACCTAACTCGATTTTTTGTCCCAAAAATGTAAGGAAAACCATGGTTTTTTTCTTACACTCTAGGATATTTTGATTCAACCCCCTCGGTTCCATCTTCCAGCTTGACTATTTCCAGTCCATGTGCAAAAAGCGGTGCTTTATCTTGTAGGATACGGCAGATTTTGACGGCAAGCTTTCTTATCTCAAGGTCGGCGGCCGGATTTGCCCGTAATTCAATCAAGTGACGAATTGCTCTTGCATTCATTGTGACAACTATTTTGGTTTCTGTGGCATTCGGCAATACAGATCGTGCAGCTTGACGAGCCTTTTTCCTCCGTTCTAGTCCACTCTCTATATCACTATACATATCCGATAGTTTAGTTGTCAATTCTTCATAGACTTGTCGAGACCTTTCGCAGTGTTCAATCCACGATCGATAAGCTTCTGGATCAATCTTTTCCAATTCTTGCATAGCAGGAGGAACTATAAAGGACACATCAGAAGAATCAACATACCGTTGACTAATTTGAGAATACGAAGCAATTCTGTGACGAACTAACTCGTGTGTTAAGCTGCGGGAAACATTCCATATTAAGAAATTGAAACTGGCATGCTCAATACAAGAATTTCCACACCATACCGGTTTACCATTTCTTCTGACATAAAGTGTATGATTTGGAACTTCTACGCAATAAACATTCCCTTCCCAGGAATCAATCCAGGATGTTTTTCCTACGCAGTCAACATATTTGTTCACTTCAGGCTTAAGTTCTTTTCTTATGACAGATAAACGTATAAGTGTTTTATTCCCGAATGAATTTTTTCTTTGTGTTCCTTCGTATTCGTGGCAGATGTTGGCAGCCAATCCTATGTGTAGACATAATTGTTGAAACTGGTTTGCCAATTTCCTACTCGTAGTGTCAAAGGATATTTGGTGTGATCCCCGCGATCCATCAGCTTCTATCAAGCCTTCATACAAAGCAGTTAATTGATCAATGGAACTTTTCACAAATAAATATTGTGGAATTTGCTTGTTTCTATCCTCGGTATACATATCTCTAAACACACGAACTTCTGCATCAGTAGACAAGGTTACAGCAAAGTTTCCGTCTTGACCCTCCCTAATTGGTAAATTCAGTGACTCACACAATCCTTTTAGAAAAGAAATTTTTCTCTCCTTGTATAGATGAAACTTTACTTGCCTGCTGTTTGGTTGACTACTTCCGTCTCCAATGGCAAATCCCAACAATTTATAATGATTACAACTCATATCATCTGTTTGGTGTCTGATTTTCCAATCCGCAGTTTTAATATATGCGTGTGAGGAATCATTTAGTTCATCCGCCCTAATTAGGTCAAAATTTTCTCTTTTTCTGCCTTGTTTAGTGGTGGTTTTGCATACCAACATACTGTGATTAGGAGTCACTAATAAGTCTACACCCTTACCCTCCACTCGATACATCTTACCTTTATGTAAGTATGTCGTAAAGTTAGATGCTGGTTGATATTCCAGTTTGCCATCTACACTTCTCGTAGCAAACAAATCTTTGTCACAAATATCTCTAAAGTATTTCCACCCATCAGATGTAAGAACTTCTGTCTCTTCATCATAACAGCCATGTCCTATCTCAATGAGATGCTTAATATGATCTTCGTGAGACCTTCCCTTGGGTTCCTCTCCCTGTTTGGGCCAACTTAAGTAGCATAATCTCCCCGCTGCTTCCACTAGCCATTCCGCATCGTCATCACCAAGAGATATCATAGACTCTAGCTTCTTTTCGAATTCAGGCCAAGCGAGGCCATGGTCTTGTAAGAATTCTGTTATTCCATCAATTTCTATAACTGGTTTTCCCACCAGTACGACTTTCGGTTCAGTTACAAAATTACTCATCAGATTTTTCCCTCGTTTTCAACAATAAGGTCCAATTCTTTAGCCCGATTCCCACACTCTATCAATTTACGTCCAATCATAATAGCTTCATCCCCTGTAAAATCCATAGGGAAAAATCCTTTGGGCCAATAATTTCCCATTTTCTCTAAATCAAGCTCCACGTTAACACATACATCTGGTCCTTCTCCCCATGTACAAGATATACTTACCTCATCCCCCGTTTTCAAAACATATTCCGATACCGGACCTTTATCGTGGTGCATCTTCATTACCCTTTCTTATTTCACAAACTTCCAACAATTCCCACTAACGACAAGTTTCACCCCATCTATACTCTTCTAGTTCATTAACATTCCCTATATAACAAAGCGCTCTTAAAGCATCTAAATTATTCCCATTGTAAATTGGATTTATCGTCGAATATAAGTCGAATCTCCAACAACCATCCCATATTCCTTTAATTACACCATCTTTGTGACAAAAGACACAGGTTCTCTCATATGAAGTTTTACCCATTGGGTGCCAAATATGTCCAAATGGCCAAGTCCAAAAACATTGCTTGTGAGATAGAAAACCGTTTCTGTTTATTAATTTGTCAATTTTCCTGGTTATTGCAGCCCTAAGTTTTGTTCTCATTTTCTCTTTCTCTTATCAACAGCCTTTTGCAATGCTTTAATCATCGGTTTTACATCCCAACTCCACATGAATTGGTCGAATGGCGATTCCGGATCCAAGCATTCAGCGTCAATTTCAGTCAATGGACATTTACCACAATCGCCGCTACGACGGGGATCATGAGTTTTACACAACGCACATGTAGAATCATCAATTCTTAGATAAGCAATATCACGATCACAATCATCTTCATCGTCAGTAACATCCGATTTATTCATCACATTTCCATCGTATAGTACTACATCGTGTTTCTTTAGGTTTGCGGGTTTAAGGCCAAGCCATTTCTTAAGTGAGTGTCTAAGAGCGTATCTTTTAGACACTTTATCTGCCGGTGTTCGATAAAACTCTTTTTTCCATGTTGCCAAACTCATTGTTTTCTCCTTAAATCATAAAGCATTTTACACTTCTCTTCTTCGACTTTATTCAAGTTAATATCGAAATAATCTGCTAACCATTGTTCAATTCTAGAATGAATGGGCCAGTATTCTTCGTTTTCCCTATTGCATATGAACAAATGTTTTTCATCTTGTAGCCATTCCAAAAATCCACCTATCGTCTGCGACTGATCTCTTACTGCCGCCATTTTTTCGCATTCCAGATATCTTTTTGGTTTATCCTGTTGATTTTTCATTTCTTTTCATCCAAAAAGATATCAGATTGTATTGTTGGCGGTTTCATATTTTCTTTCCTTTATGCGAATATGCGAAACTAATACAAAACGAATCCACATTGGGAATAAACGGCAAAGCGAATATTTCTTTAGTTTTCTGATGTAAAATAACTTCTGACATCAAATGATCAATGAGTTGCCCCCGCTCTGTTGCTGTTTTTGTGTATTCAACGTTTAAAGAAATATGAGTAATTTGTCCATTTCCATCAAACTCTTCTTGAAGAAAGAGTAGTTGTTTACGTCTACCTTTCTGAGTTTTTGCAAATTCCAAACAATAGATTTTAAAAGAATAATCATCTCCATAATCTACTTCATAAGTTTCAACAACTTCACTACCTTGGATTTGAATTTTATTTGATTCCAGAAAGCTTTTCGTCAACACTTGACTTCTCCTTTTGTTATTTTGTACGGAAGCGTAACGCCCTTAAATTCGTTCGGTGAAATTATTGCTAACTGTTCCACCACACGACTCCTAAGACTAACAGCAATATCTAAAACAATTTTCAATTCACTCGACTCAACAGTATCAGAAGTTCTATGGGGAAATATCAGCTTCAACAACCCCGATCCAATCCGGACCAAAGACCTTTGATTCCGTTGAGACATATCCCCAAAATCGACGTTACCCATTATAAGCGGAGCGTAGTTTCTATCTCTCATATGATGCATAATTTCACTGATATAATCGGCCATAAACCCTTCACCCTTAGCGAGCTTTGATTCACGAATCTGTGGGATGCGCCAACCTGGAATATACCCGTGTATTCTATCAAGGAAGGCTCTGTCTTGATTGATTACTTGGGGGAATGGGGAGAACAAACTGCGATATCTTACAGAGACTTCTCTTTTGTTGCGATCACAATCAATGTTGCCAGCAAACATAATGGAGCAACCGGAAGTAAATTCCGCTGTACCACGACCAAATCGCCCCGAATTCATAAAGTCCTTCAACATATCTATCAAGTCGCCTTGCCCAGACCACTTATTGGCCCCTCGACTACTAGCAAACTCATCGAACATAACTACATCTCGGTATCCAATGAGACCCAACTGTCGTCTCAGTTTGTCATAAAACAAGGATGCTACAGTAGTTTGACCACCAGAAATAACAAAACTATAAGAACTGAGTGATTGATATGCAAATGTCTTTCCAGTCTCTGGTGGTCCCAGTTCTACAAGATTGACGTTGGGTTCAATAAACGGGACCAATCTTGCTATGTATAACCACTTCTCCTCTTCAGAAAGATGATCCGGATCAAACCCAATGCTGGTAATCATCAAGTCCAACCATTCTTGGTCTGTAAGTTTAGCTCTACGTTCTATCCAAGTATCGACGTTGATTCCAGTAATTTGAATTGGCTTGAACTCGGTCAGTAAAAACGGATACAATTTGTTTCTCATCACAAACGAATCATCATAAATGATTTTGAAAACCCCCCAAGCCCCTGTCGTCAAGAGAGTCTCCCCGAATTCTGCGATAAGATAGGGGTCTATCCTTACGTATTGGTTCCCCAAAGCTGTGACATCACACCAATATTCATCTTTCGATTCATCATATCGACATCTGATTCGGCCAATGAGGGTGTATTCACCCTTCTCACGAATTTGACTTTTCACCCAATCCTTCTGATCAGCTTCCATAAAATGCGAATCGAGAAGCTTACCAATTCTTTCCAACCCAGGAGTCGGATCGGTGGGGTCTACCATTTCTGCAACAAGGAAATCTGCTACAAAACTTGGTAATTTTCTCCATTGTTCATTCAAGATTGTCAGACTTTTGTTTACAATTATTCCGCGATCTGGGAAAACAGTAGTTATTTTTGATCTTGTCTCAGTTTCGATCATTTATTTTCTCCGCTTCTTATGTTTTCTCACTGGTGTCATTAAGGCTTTTTCTATTGACCAACCATGATTTAATCTCCAGTAAATAGTATTGACATGAATTCCAATTTCTTCAGCCCATGCTGTAATGCATTGTGTTTTCCCAAAACAAGTAATTAAATGATTTGTCCGTGTATTTCTTGCCTGTTCTTTTCTGGTAGCCCAGCGACAATTAGATTTACAATATCCTTTATCATTATTAATTCTGTCAATCTGAAGCCCCTTTGGGGCTTCACCCATATCTTTGAGAAAATTTTCAAATTTTCTCCATCGCTTGCAAACTGTAATTCCACGACCACCATAATAGAGATAATTACCATTACTGGGATTGGTACATCGTTGAATTATGGCAGCCCATATCATATAAGTTTTAGATGATTGACCATTCTTGTTATGACCATGAATTGTATTTTTCATGCTAGTCATTTTCTTTTGTAGACAACCACAACTTTGTGTGTGGCCACTCTTTAGATAATCACCGCGAATAATTTTTTCTTGTCCACAATCACATCGACACAACCATTCATGATTTCCATATTTATCTTTTTTAAGATGTCTTAATACCAAAAGTTTACCAAATTTTTGTCCAACCAAATTTATTAATTTTGACACAATATTTCACTACCTTCTAAGAGGGACAATGCATCTGATCGTTGTACCAAAAACTCTTCCCCAACAAACTCGGGAGTAGCTGTATTTGACATCCTTGTGGCCGCTACTGGATTCCTTAGACACATCAGGTGTATCGCCCCCACCAATCCCTCAGACTCTTTAGAATAGCTCCAAGAGCCGTCTGTGGAATACTCGACTTGGTTTCCGTAAAATATTTCTTCTCCAGGTTGAATTTTTCCATTACAAATTAAACATTCCATTATCCCGTAATCTCCGTGCGCACCGCCTAAGATAAATTAAATCATGAGTTAAGTCTAATTCAATGGAATCTTCGTTTTGACTCATGATATCATTGTTGCGTTGAAATTAACATTTGCTTCGATCTTTCTATAAGATAATAAATCACAGAGATATTCAGCTAGACAGAGAATATATGTGGTTGTTTCACTGGTAATCCCTTCTAAGTTATTTGCGCCATAATTCTAATACTTATTTCAATTAAAATGGTTCATTTATGAGAGAGAATACGAGCAAAGTAAAGTAACTGAATTACTATTAGTATAGAGAGGGAGTTTTTGCAAAAATGTTCCAACAAAATCAGAAAAAAATGAAGAAAATCTTTTCTCTACAGTTACCACTTTATTCCTTTAAGTGTCAAATTTTTTCCTTAGTTGTTTCAGAGCACTTTTGTTAGTCAGACTTTCGTCAGGATTCATGCGGTCAATTATCAACTTTCCATCTAGGTGGTCGATTTCGTGTTGCCAAATTCTAGTTGTGACACTATCTCCAATTGTCCGAATCGGGAGTCCATTAAGTCCTTCACCTTCTAAAATTGAAGAGGTGGCTCTTTGTATTGTTACAGAAACTCCAGGCAAAGAAAGACATGCCTCGATTGCTTCGCTTTGTCCACTAAGATAAAGTAACACTGGATTCCAAACAACTTGATTCGTATAATTTTGCTTCCAAACAAACATACGGATATTAAGTCCGACTTGGGGTGCTGCAAGTCCGCAACCTATTCTATTCGTCATTATTTTCCACATCTCTGTTGCTAATGGGAGTCGTTCCTTCAGAACTGTTTCTCTATTTATTCCATTAACAGCATCATTACATATCTTATAGAGTATTGGATCAGGATAATATACTAGTTGCATTGAGCCATCCTTAACATATGATCAGTAACCCAAAGAGATGCATTTCTATACCTACACACCCACTTACCAAACTCTTCATCTAACATTTCTGTGTCTGGCAATCCCAATTCTATTGGAGAATCAAACCAGAGGAGTCTACAAATATCTGGAATTTCCCCGTGACAGACTTCGAGTACGAAGTCATTGCTCCGGCACCTTATTACTGTCGGCATTAATTTACTCATCAATTGTCCTTTCCTCTATAAATAATTTCCTTTTCCAATTCTTGAAGTCGTTATCTACGTCAGCCTTGGGATTACTATGTGTTTGTTTACATGTTGGGCACTTAATACATTCTTCTTCTATTGGTCCTATTTCGTTTTCTGCCTTTTGTTTTGTGGAGAATACACCTCTGACCCTACTACTCCCTACTGGTTTGTTGCCACACAATTGATCACTTTGCATTACTAGATAGACTTTCATTTGATTTTCCTTTTGAGTATTTTTTCTAGTCTTTTTATTCCCTTATTATTTGTCTTTTTCTCAGGGTACGCAAAGCTTTTGTGAACAATACGTCCTTCTACAAAAATGCCGTAATGTAGTGAGTCTATTATATCTACGGTAAATTTAGGCAAACCTTCAGGAAAGAAGGCATCCTTAAACTTTTGGACCTCTTCTTGGTTTTCGTAACCTTCTAATAGTAATTCAAGATAAAAACCTTCCTTTGTCTGAAGCTCTGAACAACTCATATTTTTACCTTCTACAACGATCTCCCCAGTACAAGGTTCTCCCCATCCTTGATCTAGATTATTTTGATTCCACTCAGCTAGTTCTTCTGTATCGAACAATCTTGGATATGCCGACCCATCACCACAATCCTCTATAGAATAATAAATAATCAACTTCTCCACCTTCATAATACTCTCCTTGTAACACACACATACTAAACTAGCCTGACTGACGGAATTCTTTTGCAGTACTTTCCTTGTATAGTTCCGGAAAATCATCGCCATCGATTCGAACATATATAGGGAATTTTATTGATCTTTGTAGACGTTCTGCTCGTTTGATTGCCTTATCCTTTGTCTCTGTTTTCTTCCAACATCTCCTAAGAGATACAAATATTTCGTTATGGATTAATAAATTAACAGAAGCTGTTTTATCTGGCCATACATTTATCTCTATTCGATTTGCATGCGATTTCATATTAACTTCCTTTCTTAAGGCTTAAAAGTTTTTCCGATAGAGGGATGTCTCATTATTTCAAATTCAATTGTATTTCTTAGGTCGGCCTCAAGTGTATCCAGAAATTCCTTTGAAACGCGACTCATCGGCCTCCCCGCCCGCATTTCCTCAAATCTAACCAAAATGAACTTCTTGACTGCCGCTCTATTTAGTAGACTCATTACCTTCCCCCACACTGAGTTTCCCGCTCCTGAGTTTCCTCTCTTTGGTAATATTCTTCTTTGTCTCGCTGAGAAACTGTCTCCCCCAAAGCCTCTTCTATCTCACCTATGAAGTGAGCACATTCGGCACCTAGGAATCCTTGTCCATCTATGGAACAATTACCTTCGGTGTCTATGTCGATGACTATTTTCTTTTCACCTCTCATATTATTCCTCCGTTTAGTACTTCAGTCCTTCGAAGTAAAGGAATCGCTCGTATTCCCCCTTACACCCATCTTGTTTAGCTAATTCGTCGCTCGCATCACAGAGTTCTTTAATATCTTGCTTGAATTTAGCTAATTCGATCTGCAATTGGTCGGACGTAAAAACACCCTTTTTCTTTCTTGCTCCAATCCATGTTTTTTTACTTATTTCTACATCTACGTCCAAAGCAGATATCCACTTAGCTTCGACCCTGATGCCACACTCTTCCCAAATTCGAACGAGATACGTTCTAGGTTTGAGTAGCCGACGAAGTTCTCTTGCAGCTTCTTTTTTTGTCATGGTTTCTTTCCTAGTTGAAACTCTTGGTATGTAAATTGTTTGTATCCCCCTCCTACCTTTTCTTCTCGTAAATGGTTTGTACCAAATTTTTTCACAACCACTTCCCCCACAAGTTGCACATATTACTGCGGTTCCTTTTGGCTCAGCACACCCAATATATAAACCAGTTCCATCACAATCCCAACATTCTGCTTCTATACTTTCCTGACTCATCGTTTTATTTCTCCAATCACTAGGGACAAGGTTCAGATAAGGGCTCTAATTGTCTCATAATATACCCCAAGGTGTCATCCAACAATTTCTATAAGCGGCTTGACGAGCCCTTCTCCTTGCTACGACTAATGACGTACATCTTTTGATTTTACGAACATAAGCCGCTTGTTCTTTCATGTAAGGCAAGTGCCAATCTATCCATTGTTTGTAATTGAGTTGTCCCAGGCCGAATAAGCATACACCTTCTTCGCAATGACTACTACCATCAAAGATTTTCCAGTTAATTTTCATGATCCTTATTTTCCACAAGAGCCAATAATCTTCTAGCCCATAGAACTTTTCCTGCATTTTGTCCCGCTCTGTATGCCCGCTGGGGAGAGTATTCTGCATAACCACACACTGTACCATTCTTATCCCTTTTAAGTTGGTCTGACCAACACTGTTTTTCTGCCATCTGCCTAATGTGTTTAACCAATACAATGAACTCATCTGCCATATCTTTATTACGTGCCCATCCCATTTTTCTTCTCCTTATGAAATTTTTCTGTTTACAGAAAATTTCTTATCTAGAGTCTGTGACCCCTACACTTTTAACCCGAACATCTATAATATCAAGATCGTCTGCGTCCATTTCTGGAAAAAAGTCAGCCCCTTCAAGAGCATATGTGCCGTTAGCTTCTTCGTCTTCGTGAAGCAAAACATCTAGAACTACTCTATAATGTACTTTTCTCATATTTTTCTCTCTTATTTTGTTAAGCCTCTAGCAAACTGTTTCGCATCAGAAAAGCAGAAAAAATCTTGATACCACGATTGGCGTTTTGGGGAGATAGACACGGAATAATAGAATCTATTTCCGTATGCATTATATTTTCTTATGGCATAACTTCCATTATTCTGGACTAATTTTCCCCTGGAATCGTATTCTCTAATCCAAACTGTTTTACTTCTACCTCTAGTTCGAGACATAAAACAAACCTCCTGGAGAAAACTCCTTAATCTCGAACTCAATCGCTTTCTCACGGTTTTTGTTTTGGTGAAGAATTTTCCCATCTAGAGATAAGACCTGCCAGACTTGTTCGCCTTCATGAAATTCTACGTTTGATGCTTTGTGGACATTTGTTACTTTACCAATAGCGAACAAGTCGATTTGGTCTGTCCATAAACAGTGAACATCACCTTGGTTATCTATGTCTAAAACCACCTTCATCGATCAGACTCCACTTTTATTTCTATGGTTCAATGCAATATACAACTAACGCTACTATAGAAAGCATCCAAGCGACCAAAATAACTAGGGTTATTTTCCAACTAAAAATCAATCCTAACAAAGCTAAACAGAGTCCTCCCCCAAAAAGCCAAACACAAATAACGGAGTCCCAAATTTTCATGAGTTTCTTTTTTATTTTACTTTTCATTTTGTTGTTCCCAAGCGTAGTGTCCCGTTCCGAAAGGCCCCCACCCTGTTATCCTTGGTGCTGCCTGAAGTGCCGCACCAAGTGTCCAACTATACCAGACACATAACGATAGTAATCCCGTCTAAAAACATACTTGGCCTAATTTTTTCATATTATTTTCCCTTAATAGTCCCACATAGGGACAAATCCAAAAACATCGACTAATTCCGCTAATAGTTCTGGACCTTCTAAACAATTTTCATCATTTTGCATAACAGATTCACCGTTAAAACATTGAGTTTTAATAAAAAATTCCAAAACTTTTTCAAAGACTTTATTTTTTGTTTCTTGATCATCGTGATACATAAGATTCAATAGCGATTCTCCCTCAAATGTTCTCATTGTCATTTTTTATCCTTTCTTGTTTGTCCATAGCACTTTCAAGGTCTTTCCCCACCGCTTCCCAATCTTTGCGAATAGTATCCTCATCAGTCACAGACAGTATTTTTTCCGTTTCTGCGAATGGACGAGGGTTTTCTTTTGGGAAAATACCGATCTGTGACATAGCTTTCCATAGATTTTTCCAGAACTTTTTAAGGGTCACTTTTTCTTTCCTTCATTAGCTCTTTTTTCAATTTGTCTAATCTCTTCTTGTGAAAGATATTTGTAAGCAGCCATCCTTTGCTCTTTTGCATATTCTACTAAACTACCACAGCTAGCCCCACCAAAAACACCTCTGACAAAAAGTTGTGTTCTTGCCGACAGATCGTCTGTATCGTATTTGTCTATAACGAATGTGGTGAATTCAGCTAATGCATAGGCTATTTTATCGACAGACATCATTAATTGTCCCTTTTTGGTTTGTTATAGTAAAATCGACATTTGTTCGAAATTCATTAATATCAGAACATCCAGCATACGATATTCCCGACCTTAAAGAACCTGCATATCTTTTAAGTAACTTTTCTAATGATTCTCCTAGTGGAAGGTATTTTACGCAACCTTCCGGGGCGTCATTACTTACTGAGCCTCTCCATTTTTCTTGTACTAATCTACTGGCCATTCCTGCATAGATTTTTTCTCCGTGTTCATTTAACAAGGCGGCACTTTCCGGGCATGAAGCAAAAATCTTACCAGCCATTACACTCGATGAGCCTGCGGCTATTGCCTTAACAAAGTCTGCTGGTTCCCTAATTCCTCCATCGCTAATTATTGGTAATCCGTAGGTTCTAGAGGCTGTTATACATTTCTGGATGGCTGAAAATTGTTTCTCCGTTACACCTGCCGTATTTTTGGTTTCACAAACAAATCCTTGTGCTATCCCAACCTTTACGGCCGATGCAAAGTCTGCGCTTTCTGCGAACAAACCTGGGTTAATTGTATTTCCAACTACGATATGAACGTTTGGTGCAAACTGTTTAATTAGACGGCCAAGTTCTATAACAGGTTCACAATATCCATGCGCTACATCAATAAAAATAATATTAGCATTAGCCCGAATGAGCTTCTTGGCTAGATCAAATTGTGAAACACCGATACCTACCGAAACCGCTACCCATCTGTTGTTTTTATGTATTTGGTTAGTCCATTTTTCCAACACGTTATCAGAAGAGGCCCTATGGAGAACCCCCATAGCTCCTAATTTTTCTAATAAAATACAAAATTCAGGGTTGGTTACAGTGCTCATGTTAGAAGCAATTAATGGAATATCTAATTCAACACCTCTTATTATTTCGGATACAATATTTACATTAGACCGTGATTGAACTACTGATTTTTTTTGAAGAATACTGACGTCTTCGAATCCGAGAGATATTGGTGTTGTCGACATTTTGATAGAGGGGTTAATAAAATATTCACAAGTACTATGGTCAAAATGAATAATACCCCGACCGACGAGATCAAAAGCAATTTTTTCCAATTTTGAATGTAATTTTCTATGGTTGGAATTACTTGATACGGCACAGAGGTTTGTCAATGAGTTATCGTCTTTTCGGCCGTTAATGTGGTGGATTATCCACCCATTATCTATCAAATTAAACCCCGTGGTTTCTTCCATAACTAGATGGTGTTCCCCAATATAGCGTTTTCGTCTTTCATCCCAAATCATTATGTAATTACCAGGCTTACCGGCCTTGATTTTCCTACCGAATCTGGTTTTTATTTTTTGGTTGTCCCTGCTTCTGGAGCATGGTCCACACAAATCCTTTCCCCATTTTTCCCTAGAATCTTTGGCTTTTCTCCACTGTGGTTTACTTTCTGTCCCACAAGAGTCACATATCTTTAATACTAGGTATGTTCTCTTTAATGTTGAAAAGTCGTTTATTGTTTTATTATCAAGTGTTTTGATCATGTTGTTGCTTCAGCTAGTCTGATAATTATATTCTGGGTCTTGTTCGAATTCAGAGAAGGTCGTTGCGGGACCAGCAAGATGTCGTTAAAACAAAGATCGTGTTGTTCAGTCATTAGTCAATTTTCCATTTCTTGTTTTTCCCAAGGGTTAGTCCTAACGCGAAAGCTCTCACTTCGTCTAGAGATTGAAATACCCCCATTTTAGTTTCACATCTTGGGTCTTGGCTATCCATCATAGACTGCCATTTGTTTATATACCTACTATCTCCCACAATAAAGTTTTGATTATTTAAGATATCAAGGAAATAACAGTTTCTTCTCAGTTCGTCTTGTAATCGACGAAATCTAATTACCGTGGTAGAGTCGTACATTTGTTTCTCTCCTTAAAGTTTTATTTTTCTTACCAACGAATATTTCTTTTTGTCTGTTGGTTTCGGTTTGGGATTTTTGACGGCGTACTCGGATGCATAATTTTTACCACCATGCCCTTCAACCACATTCAATACACTGTCTCCCGGTGCCGCTGCTGGTGCCCCCGCACACATTTTGAAAAATTGTTCTGGACTTATTAAGTCTATTCCTAAATATCGAGCAATTTTTGCCTTAGCAGACATGCTTGCCGGGTCAGCTATAACCAGTATAGTTGTTTTACTAGTTACTGTTTTGGTTGTTGACGCATTGGCAGCTACTGCTATGGCCTCCATTTCGCTACGAGGTTTAGGACTTTTACCTGTGAAGCAGAATATTGCTGGCTTTATGGCTCCAGTACTGTCATTCAAAAATTGCATTGGCATTTCTATTCTGGTCCCCAACTGTATGACTTAAGAACCTTTCCATCTCTTTTAACCTCGAACGATCCACTACCATCTGCATTTATAGTGGTTGAGGAGAATGTTCTCCAAGTATCCGCTTTACCCGTAGCCGATTGACTACCGAGTCTACTAGACCCTTTACACCTATTTGCATCATATCCAAAAGCTCTTGCTCTACATTTAGCCATAACAATTCTCCTTACCTATATCCAGTAATCTCAACCCTTTGGTGACCACTCTCAGGGCATCGCTCTCTAGTGACGGTCCGCCCCATCTCTTCTTGGTCTAGCTTCAGTTTATGAAACGCATAATTTTGCCTGAGTTGCCCAACCCATTTTGCCCCATACCTAGTGGAGTCATATTCTGAGATAATGGCTTGATATGTTTCTTCTTCGGTTTTTGCGAAACCCAAATCATTAGACATGTCTCCGACATGTCTCTTTCGGATTATGATATGGGCCTTCTCTGCCCTCTCGTCATCTTTCCAGCCAACGAGAGACTGAGGGGTAGCATGTACCTCTATTTGGTCGAGGCTCCACTTACCAGTTTCCATTAAAGCAGCGACTAATGCTGTTTTGTCGGTAAAAACGGTCTTTACTATGCAATATCTTGACACGTTATTCTCCTTGGTTTTTGAGGTACCGGGCTCTTGCAAAAGCATTTAGGGGTGGAATTACCACCCCATTACATTCACAATTATTCTGTAATTCTCCACAGTCTGAGCAAAATGAGTCATCGCAACGACAGGGATAAAAATCACAATCACCACACCATTCGTCGTCGTCATTATCATTCCATTTCTTTATCCCCGCACGAGGGTACCATTTACAGACAGTGGAATCATTTTGAAGGACATCACCGCATCTGCACCTACGTGGAGATACCACTTTGGGATCGTCAGGACAGACACAGTCGAATCCGTGGCAATCTTCACATAGTTCGTCGCAGATACACACATCTTCGAGACAAACATCGCACCAAGGATCATTTTCATCACTGTCGTCTAGACAATCGGTACACCATACCTCTCCCTTTTCACGATCCATAATACCACAAAGATTGCACCCGGCGTTATCTTTGTCGAGCCCGCATAAACATTGACAATGAACATCGTCTACGAAACCACAATCACAGTCAAGGAAATCATCTAGACAGCTTTTACAGATGAATCTGCCGTCAGTTGTTTTCCTTGCAATACTACAAACGGAACATCCCCTACCCTCACAGCAGTCACTTACGCTATCACTACATTCGATACAACAATCATTGTCTTCGTCACAGAGACAGTCACAATCATGGTCACTATTGTGACCCGAGCAATCAATGAATCTTTGGTGACATTTATCGCATGTGTCGTCTGCTATACATTCTTCGCATAGTTTTTTGTTACCATCAGCCAAACTTCCGTTACAATCGACACAAGTTCCTCGATAGACTTCGTCAGCATCAGCTTTGCACTGATCATCTTGACTACATTCGGGACACTCACATCGACCAGCCATAAACTCGTTAATACTGGTCAATAAATCATGGATCGCTATCGCGTCGGGAGTGTTGACCCCTTCTGATGTGCGAATCCAACCGTGGTCCCATATTCTTTGGAATTCCTGAAATAAAGACGTCGCTACTTGAATATTACTTTTTACCATTTTTTCTCTCCTTAAAGTTCCGAGGGTTTTTGAAATTTACGTGGTTTAGGATTTTTGTTTTCCCATTGTAGTAAGCCTGTTTTTATTTCTGCCTCCATTTGTTCTTTTAGTTTTTGAACTATTTTTAATCTTTGTTTATGCTTTTTATCATCCCATTTAACAAACTCTGATGTGAGCTTTTTCTTTCCGTTACAGTACCCACACCGTACAGAGCGGTGCCCCAACCTTGTTTTTCCTTGTCCGTAACACTCGGGACAATTCCTAATTTTCATAATATGATCCTTCGTTTGAGTTCCCCAAGGAACCCACCTGCATTTTCACCCTCTGCCGCCGCCTTTTGTCTAATCGAGTTTAGCGCATTTGTTACTCCATCCTGCACTGTGGTTGATTCGAAATCTTCAGGAGATGCTGTAGAGTCCAGAAACATTTCGCTAAACTCTGTGAGCATTTTTTCTATGTCTTGGTCTTCAAAGATATTCATCTTCCGGAAACGATCGACGTACTTGCGATAGCTGGTAATTGACCTAGCTGTTAGTTTCTTGCTCTTCTCCTCATCCTTGTAAGGTTGGCCACTGACACGGGCGGTCATCATGTCACAGAATTCGATCGTTTCTTGTCGCATGGCGGCTACATATTCGCCTACGAATTTCTCCACCTCTTTCTGCATTTGTTGTCGAAGTTCTTTTTCTCGTTCTATCTGGATTTTTTGTTTCGCCGAAACTTCCTCGACTGTGGTTTCTTGGATTGATCCAATCCCAGCTATTTGGAACAAATACCAATCGAACTTATATCGCTTTCTGAGGTGCTTTGTGCTTGCCGGGTAGTTTCCCTTGAGACATTTTTCCCAAAAATCAGGATGATCCTCCTTTATTTTACCAACGGTGTCGTCGAATCTGACCATGAAGCTGTCTACCCTATTGAAAAATTCCTCTTTGAGGTCTTTCAACTGTTGCTCTACGGTAGTTAGAATGTTGTTCGGTACAAAATGGGCGCTAGCCACGCAAAACGGGATTGACCATTGTTCCAGAATCTTCCTTGCTTTTTGACTTATCTGGTCAAAGGCTTGAAGCTCTTCCTTTGGCACCATTAATTTTCTGCCGAGGTTGACTATGTCGCTTGGAAGATTCTCTTGGTTTTCATATCCCATCTTGACGAGGTCTGCTCGTGTTAGCATTTTGCGTCCGCTCCACACCCCTATCTTAAGATTGACGAGTGTTCCAAGTTCAAACAGATTGATTGTGTTTTTGTCTGTCGTTGTCATTTTTTTATCCTAGTTTGAGTTAGGGTCTCCATTACTCAATACAATTTTTCTACCTTCTGCTTTTGGTTGAGGATTCTCCTTATGGGGATTTGCGGGCTTCGCGTGTTTTTTGCACCACATTCTTATTGAACCAATACGATCCGATTCAGTTACTGATAGTGGTATAATTTCTCCTATTGCTTGTATCAGGTGTTTTTGCTTAAGCTTTTTATCATTTCCAAATGCTATCTTTAAGGACACCTTAACTATTTGTTCTATATCGGCTCCCGTACACCCAGGAGTGGCAATTGCCAGTTTTGTAATATCTAAATCTTTTGATATTTTATTTCTTTTGGAAAGATGGATATTGAATATTTCTTGACGCTCTCCTTCGCTCGGCAGGTCTAATCCAAAAATTTCATCGAACCGCCCTTTGCGACAAAATTCTGGAGGCAGTGACTGGACCTGATTAGCTGTCGCTATTACATAGACAGGGGATGTTTTATCATTTAGCCATTTCAGAAATATTCCAAAGACCCTACGAGAAGAACCTCCATCTGAATCTCCGGTTCCTCCGAAGCCTTTTTCTATCTCGTCCAAAACAAGTACACAAGGAGCGATAGTCTCAAGCATCCTGATAGCATCTCTCATATTAGACTCTGATTCCCCAACATACTTATTCATAATACTACCAACGTCGAGCGAAATAAGTGGTAAGCCAAGTTCAGAAGCAACGGCCAGAGAGAGTAATGTTTTTCCACAGCCAGGAATACCGACGAGCATCAATCCTTTAGGAAACTCAATACCAAAATCCCTTGCCTCTTGGGTGAAGCAGGGTTGATCTAATCGAATGTGTTGTTTCAACGCTTCATAACCACCAACACTATCTAAACCACCTTCTGGGGGTTCTATGTAGGTAAGCAACCCAGACGCACGAATTATGGCAGCTTTTTCCCTAATTATTGTTTGGACTGCATCGACATTCAGGTCTTTATGTTTTCTCAACGCCAACGCAACTCTGTCTGCCACCTGCTGAGTAATCATTCCTTGACACGCATCGATAATTTGTGGTAAGATTTCTGGATCGGGTTCAAATTTACCCCCGTCTTCTGTTTCCACACTACGACATACATAAGAGATTCGTTCTGCTATCTGCTTTTTGTCTGGTAGACTGAATTCAATAGTTGTTATGTCATGAAGTAACTGTTTGGGTACATGGAAATCCGGTCCGACGAAAACGATGGTTTGTTCTACGGACGATATTATTTTGCGCAGATCATCTAAATATCCTATGGCCATGTCGTGTTTTGAGTACTTGCCTTGTTGTAGATAGAGTCCAAAATCTCTTAAAACACAAACGGTTTTCTCTGGGAACCCAAGAATTGCTGGTAAATGATCCTCGACGGGCACCTTCGACTTAGGAGCCCCGCTTACCGCTATTCCTCCTTCGTCAATCCATCCCTGGGAGATGGACCACACAAAGACTTTCCTGTCAATTTCTGCCGCCGCCTCTGCAATTTCAGCAATAGCCCTGTCTTTTTCAAAGGTATCTACATTCAACAAAGCATGACCCGAAAGTATGTAATCGATAAGGTCTTCTTTGAAATTTCCCATAGAAAAATCTCCATATGTTTGTTTAGTTAATTAAAGGAATCTTGTACTCAAGATTCCAGGAGTGAACGGACTTGGAAAAGCTCATTTCGAGTAGAGAAGACATCAAACCCCAAATCTTTCACCAGTAACGATAGGTGCTCCAATAACACCTCTATATCATCCTCGTGTTTGGCAGATTTCTTTCTGCTTATCAGACTATCAGGCCCGATATCCTCTCGATTAAGGATTTCCCTCAATTTGGCTTTTATTTGCTTCTGATCCATCACCTTATTATACGTCCAACTCCTTTTTTTGTTTCATAAATCCTAGCTTTTCTTTTTCATGAGTTCTCGGACCTGGACTGCGGAACAACCGAACCTTCATCATTCCTGAAAAGCCCTATCTTCCCCAACACGACTTTTTCTGTCTGGCTACCCCCATCACACCCACTAATCTCAACCCAATGAGTATGACAAAGGTTTTTCCCGATATACTTGTAATCGGACATATTCCGACATCGGGGGAAGTCACATATCATACTAGCTCTACGTTATGTATCGTTAAATTACCCAAAGTTCCATCCCACTCATCAGGATATGGTCTTGCTCTCATAAGGCGACTTCTGGGCATAGTTGTTGATATCATTTCTGTAGTACGGCCCTTTTTCTCCCAATACAAAATACTATATTCGTCTTTACAATACGCCCCTCCCATGACTATGCATACTTGTTCGTCATAACCAGTACAATTTTTGTTGTCAAACCTAACAATCGCCAAATCACCAATTCTCGCCCTCATCACTTTACCCCTTTGTTTGTTACGAGTCGTCTACTTGGTCTGTAAACAACTCTGGGTCCAGGTCAGTTTCTTCAATAGTTTTTTTATCATATAGTACATCGCCGCATGTATCTAGGATGTGTCCCAGTTTACGAAGGATACGAGAACCTTTTCGGTGATCACCAGTGCTACACAATTGATTAGACATAGCCCCTATGATTCCCCTCTGAACTACAATGGTTGTCTCTCCTGTTGCCGTATTGACTTCGACAACTTCGAACGGCGGGTCATTCCGGGTTTCACGTTCCATCTGATCTGACATTTTCATACTCCTGTCTTAAAAAGAGATTAGTGCCTGTAATTTCATTTTGTTTCGTTTGAGTTTGTGACAACAAACTCTATTTCATCGGCCCGGTAACGACCTTTGAGACCATCATCCCACTCCACAGAGATGATTGCTCCTTCTTCGTCAAAATTGATTTCCCCAATCTCTCCCAAACCAAACTGGCCGTGCTCTACCTTAATGATTGCAGTCATCTGATTACCTCCGCATAATATTTTTTTGCAATAGCTCTCCACGCGACTAGGATAATTACGGTGTCTGCGGCTCCAGGAACATTAAAATGCGACTTTAATTCCTTAACCCATTTTGGACATCCTGGCCCTTTCCAAACTCCATTCCTTTCTAAGTACATCAAGTCTTGGTATATTTCATCTGCTTGACACAATATTAAATCATTGGCAAGAATTTCTTCTGCTATTGACAGTACGTGTGACATAATTCAACTCTCCCTTTAAGAGCCAGAACTTTTTTGTGGTGTATAACATATATGCTTTGGTACATAAATTGGTAGAAAAGGAGGTTTACGATGAGTAAACGTATTACAAGACTGTTACTGGTTGCTGGTTTTCTGTTCTGTGTTACAGGATGTTCTATAGTTACGAACGGTGAAGCTAGTTGGGAAGTATTCATGGGTGCAAGACACAAACAGATTGGTGAAAAGCCCGCTTCTGTTGGTATACAGTCCAAGGTCATAGAAGATGTGATTTCTGCTATGGTCGGGACCAAAGATGCCCCGGAAGATACCCCAGAAAATACTCCTGAGTAATTAATAGCTACTGTGATGAGAAACATTAGTATACTACTACTATCCGTCTACCTACTCATATTTTCTCTAAGCTGTTCCGTTACAACGAGGGGTGGTAGTTGGGAAATTTTCACTGGAGTTAGGATAACTCAACACAGCATACAACAGCCTTCTATCGGAATAGAGTCTCAAGTTTTAGACGGGCTTATTGAGGCTCTTACTGATGGAAAAATAACACCTGCCGAAAAAGAAATCATAATTAAAATCATCTGGTGGACTGCTAAGTGGTACTTTAACATTCCCGGTGTGATGGATTTGTTTTAGTTCTGTGTTTGCGAACATACCTTAATAGTTTATTCCCCCCTCTTGTCTTCCAAAAGTGTACGGAGCACCGCACACTCGCGCCGCGTAGCTTCAAGGTCAAATACAACATAGTTTGTGACCAACCTTACGGAATTCATGGAATCCATAACAGTCGAAAGGACTTTACCGACAGTCTGGAGATTCTCTTTGTGTTGTTCATCTTGTTGTTCCTCGACCATAAGACTTATTCCTTCTTTTAGTTTTGATAGACTGCTTATTAGTCCACTGAGGAGGTTTACGAGTTCGTCTCCTGATTTTTCTTTAGACATTTTGAATCTTCCTATTTTTGGTGTCAATCATTATACCCACCTTTAGTGCAGGTTATCATGTATTTAGATTTTATACGGATCGCTTCTGGTGGAGTATAACCCACTCCATGTTTGGAACACAGTAAGCAATTCATCCCCTGGTCAATCTGTTTTATTCTCTAGTCAATCATTTTCTCTCTGGTTTCGTAGTAGTCGCATTGTGAGAAATGTTTGTATGGAGATTCACCCAATGGGCACCAATGTATTATTCCGTTTTCGTCGACAAACATATTGTCGTTCATAGCGTTGTCACACATAGCTACGTCTTGATATTTGCTTGGCACGTTGTTATCATACGCCCTACCAACTAATACAATGTTCAGACCCAAGTCCCCAGCGAATTGCACAAAAATACGATGCTTATGTTTGAATGATTGTTTTAGTTTTTCAAAAGCTTCTTGTCCGTATCCATCTTTGGAATGAAATTGTGATTGAGATATTCTAATGGTAATATTTTGAGTATCTAAGCTCAAAATAACACGAACAAATTCATCAAGGGTTGCTTTTTGTTTTACGAATACACCATTTGTCATTATGCCTCCCTGATAATGGCCTTGAAAGGTGTTTCTCATTAGATCGCCGTAATTCGGAATTAAAGATACTTCTCCACCCATTACGGATATATTTGAATCCACTCCTTTAGGTAACCATTCATTTAATTGTTGGGACATCTTTTCCGTCATGTGGGTCTTATTTGATGGGCCAGACCTGAACATGCAATGATCACACGTCTCGTTGCAAAAGTTCGTTAATCTGATCGTTGTTTCGTGTTTGGACATGTAGTTGACTCCGCTAACATTGATTATGTTTGTGGTCCAAACACATTAAATCTCGTTCTCATTTGGGTGATCTATGCAAAAGCAAAGTTCCCATTCTCCTACATGGCTGGTGGTTGTGTTGCTTTGGTTGTCCCATATACCACAATTATCAATAGAGAGGAACATCGGTGACTCCTCTCCCTTGGATTTCATAAGCGACAACAGAGCTTCGGCAACTTCTTCTTTCGAAAAACAAAATGTCGTCGACGCCCTACACTCACATTTTCGCAACCCGTGCATTTTACTCGTTGGTGAGCATCTACACTCTTTTGGTCTGTGTGTTTTCTTCATTTTTAACTCTCCAGTTCTTTCCAGTATTTTTTATCGAGATGATCCCTCATTCCGTTTTCTGAAGGATTGTCTCCATAAAACCCCCAACACGAATTCAGGTTTGGACCCTTACCGTCGCAATGTTCATAGGGTGGACCCCGTAGGACAAATCTATATACGTCACCTCTAAGATATTGATCATATGTCTCAACTTCACCGATTAGGCACTGACGGGTTTTCCTTCTTATTTCTGTTTTAAGGGTGTTCGTTCCGCCGAACGTTGATTCTGCCATTGCTTTAGTACAAAATATAAAACCGATTTGACCACTGTCCCACCGACAACCGAATGGGGTTGTTTGGATAGCAAGACCAGAGTGGTTCATCAGGTAAAGGGGTAGGATTACCGCAACGTCATTAGACGCTTCGATTACATTTTCCATTTCGTCCCATGAATTATAATCATCATGTTTCAATTCGTGTTCGTCACCAAGATTGAGATTTTTGTGAAAACAAACCATTTGCCCAATATTATCCCAACTTCTTGGGGATTCGACGTCTTCGTCTGGGTGGATTTCTAACGTGCAGCCGTCTTTGAGTTTTATTGTTTTAATCATCATTTTTAGCTCGCCCCTTCCTTCTTTTGCTCTAGGAACTTTTCCAATCGATTTTGAAACTGTTCAACATACATTTTAAGTTCGCCTAGATCACACTCAAATGACACGGTAATAGATGAACACATGTCCAAATAGACTTCTTCAACGGAGGCTATGTCCGGAGGTATATTGAGATCGAATAATCCTTCAGATAACACATTTGTGTTTCTGTATCCTTTTACTTGTCCTGCATATGCGTGCCCACCGTCGTACCTTTCTGTTACCTCCTCATCAAATTGTCTGTCGGACGTCCAATCTGGTAAACCAAATATCACCTGAACGCATTCAATACTACTTTGGGCCACGATTCCATTCCTTCCATTTTTCGATAAGTGCCATCGCCTCTTTGTCAGAAAGCCATTGTTTAGACACTCCGTTTTCTGCGGCGAAGTAGAACTGTTTGCCTGTTGTGGATTGTTCGTTTACGGAGACATGGATTATATGGTTGGTTCTCATACACGGATAATATGGATACCCAAGCCCTTCATCTCTGGTCATAGTAGCGATAATCCACTTCATATTCTACTTCGCTCCCATTTCATTTGTAAGCAAATTCAAATCGATTTCTTTATCAAGCTCGCAACCTCTCAGCCACTTGGCGAATTGTGCAACTCTTAATCCCGCTGAAACGTTTGCGCAGTAAATGGTTGTCTTAGCCGTACACGACCCATTGTAAGTTTCTGCTTGTGGGAAAAATGTTGTGCCGTAGTGCTCTCGTGAAGTGTCATCATAGACGATGAATATTCTCATATATTCAGCGCTCATCCTGGCATCTATAAATAAGTCTGCTCGTTCTTTTACGGTTTCGAAAATTGATTTTCTGGTGGAAATTTTATCTACACAACAAAATAGTACACCCCCAGTGAAGTCCATTGATCGGAACTTACGGTTGACGGTAGTTATTTCAATTGCGGGGTTGATAGCAGCACAAATATCCTTGACTGCATCTACTTTGAATTTTCCGAGATCGGCTTCGTGATATCCTTGACAAGCAAGATTCTCTACAGAAACTAAATCGAAGTCGATAAGCCGTAGTCGTGGCACTCCAATAGCTGCCAGTTGAAGTGCCACTTGTCTTCCTCCTGCACCGACACCAACTATTGTGGCTCTAATAGCGGATAGTTTATCTGGTGGTATTAATTCTTTTTGTCTGATGTCTCTATTTTTTAGCAGATTTTCCATGGTTTTCTACTCCTTTTGTGTATAATAAGGTTGGAGGAAAGGTTATGAAATATTCGAAAGCCCAACAAAGTCGCGTAGATAAGGGGTTGTGCGCTAAATGTGGGGAGCCCACTGATCATACTGTTTATTGTTCCAAATGTACTAGAGTGTGTACTGAATACAATAGACAGAGAAGGGCCAAGCGACGAGAGTTGGGAATATGTTATACGTGCGGAAACAGTACGGAAAATAATCGTGCGTATTGTCCAGAGTGTCTAAAAAAGGCTCGTAAATATAGAACTGCTTACAAATTGAAGGCTCCATACGGTGTTTGTGTTATTTGTCGTGTGGAATCATGCCTGCCATCATTAGTAGACGCAACATTATATCGGCGAATTTGTCAGAACTGTTATCTTAAAAACGCGTCCTGTTCACAATTAGGGTCGGTTGAATACTGGAAGCAATTGCTTTGTAAACTAGAAGCCCAACAATTTCGTTGTGTATATTCTGGAGATGAACTTATATTGGGAGTTAACGATTCCATGGATCATATTTATCCAAAATCTAGGTATCCTGACAAAGCCCTAGACCCATCTAATATCCAATGGGTTACTCGCACAGTCAATATGGCTAAGGGGTGTTTAGATCATGATGAGTTTTTAACCCTAATTCGCCGTATCAACAACCGTTTTCCAAAAGACTAATCCTCTTCTGTGTTCATGATTAGTTTTCGTTGACGAATATCCCTATCTTCAATAACTGAAGTCATACTTAATCTCCATAAAACCCTAACGTTGCTGAATTAGTTCTAGCCCAGCTTTTTTCTTCTGTTGTCGCCTTTACTCCATCTATGATGTCTCTAATTTGCAATTCTAATTCTGTCATATCTCGCGGATCGATCCTAACCATTTCGTTTTGTATTTTTTCGATTTTTTGTTCTGCATTCATTGTGCTGCCCTCATTATATCCAATCGTTCATCGGCATTGTCAGCCGCCCAGGTTTCCATAATTCTGGTGATTCTTGCTGTTGGTTTATTAACTGGCATACCATCTTTGAACCACGTTTTGGTAATCGGGTTATAACTGTACCAAAAATTATCTTCAGGGTTCCAGCATTCAGCATCTCCGTCTGCAAGCCAATAACAATCATAGTCATTGTCGTCGTAAAGGTAGTCGTTATTGTCGTTGTCAGAATGACAACTGATAATGTCCAGAGAATCGGAGGGTACCGATTCTCGGTTTTCCATATAGTAATCAAGCCAATTATCGTCATCGTCTAGAAATTGAGTTCCTCTATTAACAAGGGGTTTGTTAAAGGCTGAACAGAACTCAATTTCGGTGACTTTGTCTTTGTATTCCTTTTCCCATTCTTCTTTATTCGAACCCTGAAAGGGCTCTGACCAATCAATCTCTATCGGTAGTTCTTTGATTATACCAGGGCCAATGTTTACCTTTAGTCTACAATAGGTTGCACCTCCATTGGCTATGATGAACATGACTGCCCAATGTGGATGGGAGAAGGCGTTTCTGAAGTTGTTCTCGTCTGTTGGGGAGGGTTGTGGGCAATTTGCCGGATGGGAATGTGCGAGAATATTTAGACATTGCCACGAAGCAAGTCCAGCGTCTACCATGCGTTCCCCAAAATCAGCCAAATCTTCGGGGTCCATGTCGAATGATACACTTGTGCATTTTTGTTTGATCAATGCGAAGTCGGTTACTAATAGCGGGTCTTCTGTGCCAGTTATGCAATAACCGGCAACTTCTGTCGACCCCCTATTCCGCATCCACAAAAGCTTAGCGTAAGCATACGCGGAGAAACGCAATGCGTTTCCGAAGGTCATCTTTGGTTCCATAAAATTGTTAGACATTTTTGTTTCCTAATTGTGAACGTACAACAAAAATTCAAGAAATGCATTAAGCATTCCAGCCATCATAAACAAAAAACTTACGAATCCTACCATTTCATACTCCTGTTCCCGCTAGTATACAATAATGTTTGTCGTCGCATTTCTCGCACGATGAAACACCACAGTAAAGACACCTGTTAATACAATTACTGCAAGTCGTTTTACTGCAATCACCGCAAGTGTCTTCACAATTTGGACAGAGGTAATCTTCGCACACGCTACACTTCGGAGCACCATCTACACAGTCGTCGCATATAGTTGAACTGCAATCGGCACAATTATTAGAACATTCGATGCAATGTTCTCTGTCTTCGTCACATATTTCACACGTTCTTATGCACGAACCGCAATGAATGTTCGTGCATAGGTTGCATGTATTAGCACAAGAGATACATAAGCCCTCATTACACTCATCACAAGATGTACTACATTCGTCACATCGCCAATTACCACAATCTTCGCAATAGACCATTTCTGCGCAATGGTCACATAGGCCGGTGTAACATTCTTCACAATAGATTGATTGTTCTTCGGATATAGATTCGTTACATGAATCACAACTGAGTTGATTTTCTTTGTACCAATACCGAAGTTTCTCATGGGGGAATTCGTCGTTATATGTTCGCATGATTGCTTCAACAGTTGAGAAGTAGTACTCAAGCGACCCATGGTTTAGTGCATTTGTCAGAGTTTCTTCCCCTTCTTGACCTTCGCAAAGTTTTTCGTTTAATACGTGTGGGTGGGTAAGACCTTTGTTGCTTGATTGAACATTGTCGATAGATTCAATTGTTAATCCATCTTGTGGACATTGAATGTCTAGCTGCAACCAAAAGCCCCCTAATTCAACCTCCTCATTCCCGTCTTCCAAACACACATCGTTGATTTTGACATTTAGCCATCCATTCCTAAATATGACCTCAGACCATTGAGTGTTGATAGCTGTGATTTCTTCGATTGCTTCTTTCATAGTAAGCGGAACCATTGATTGGTCTGTTGCCCATATTTTCACATTTGCAGCTACCCTTGCCAACATAGTCTCTACATCTCTTCCCAACTCAGGTAACATGGAGTCGACTATGTTTTGGTAAACGCCTGGGGTTACTATACCAATATATTCTTCGGTCCACTCTCCACTCTCATTGTCGATAACATGGGTCGACTCCTGGGTTCTGGGTATCCCACTCAAACGGTAGATTTTTTCCCACTTAGCCATTTCCTGAATTTTTTGCTCCATACCTTGGAGATAATGACTTATTCTGTCGCTAGGTGGGGTGGCCGCTTGTTCTACCATCCAATTTTTGTATGCTAGGGCAGCACGACGTACAAGTTTATCATTCATTAGGATTCATCCACGAACAAGTGTTTAATTTGATCCCATGGATACCATTCATCTCCAATGTAAATACCGAGACCCTGTTCATGCATGAATCCCAGTATGTTTTGTGCGGTTTCGTCGCCGTCATCCATTACCCTGCTCAGGGCTTCCATATCGCTATCTGGCATAGAGTCCCACACATTGGAATATGTTTGTCCGTGATCATCATAGATGCGATACCCAAATGTTTCATTACCATATGGATGGTTGATGAAGATGGTGGGTTGTAGTGTGATTCTATTCATTTAATCTACCCAATCTCGACTTAGGTCCATAACCAACCGCTTAGTAAAAGAAAGGGGGCCGGGGAGATTCCCCGACCCCCATTTTCTTTTACTTATTCACCTTCGATTTTTTTCGGCGTCAATGAGACCCGATCCTCATTTTGCAGAACATAGTCCTCATACGCTTCAATTGAGGTTCCATTCGCTCGAATCCGAATAAGAAACTCATCAGGATCCCCGTTAAACGACACCTCAAGAAACTTCTCCAGAGTTGTGTTAGGGACCACGGGAATCCGAACAGGGATTCCACCATCAGCATTACTTACCAAGGTTACTTCAATCATACCTTCCATCGTTCTTCTCCTTAAACAAGGGTTTCAGTGATTTACGTAAAATCACATTTGGTTACACTTCTACAAATGAGCTATTTGCTCCCATTTACGTTCCGTGATCTTTCTTGTTATTGAGTGCCAATCCATATTCATACCTATCGCCGCCGATTCAATAGCTTCGTCCAATGTATCTCCAGTCCCGAAAGAACACAAACCATTAGGAATGGATACTTTTACCTTATATCCAAACATAGGACTATATTGTTTTGTTACCACCATACCTACGAAAGCCACCTTTTCCGCCCATGTAATCATATTAGTTTTCCTTTTTATGGACCAAACCACTTATTGATTTTACGAACGAACCAACAAGGCCGGAATAAATAGTTATAAACACTGTCTCTCAGACGATCCCAAGTAACTTCCCACATCAATATCGGTTTATTACATTGGTATGTTAGACAGATCAAATGGCTTACTGGGTTTGGATAATTCATTACACCATAGCTCTCGCACTTTTTATTTGTTACAACATGTTTGAGTTTCTCATCGAAGATTACTGTACGTACTTTGATTCCACTATACATGAAGGTTTCACAGTCAAGACTGTGCAACTCTTTTGCTGTCCAGTCCTCCCACTTACGGAATCGCCTAAAAAATTCATCGAAGTCATCGCTCGGAATTTTGAGCAATTGTTGTTTTCCATGCTGGTCAGTCCAGGAAAAATGATGATGGTCGTCCGCACCTTCCCAAACATAGAGAGACTCAGGATTACACAAACAACGAATGTATGACATTATTTATTCCTCTCCTATCCCATACTCTTCCATCACAGCCGCTGCACCATCCCGAATATCCATCAACAACTCCACAGCCAACCTTTCGGCGTCTCGCTGAGCGGCCTCCCGCGACCTTCTTAACCCACCTTTTCTTCTAAATGATCCAAAATACACTATTCCCGTCCACTCATCTGCCGCCCACACAGACTTTACACATGTGAGATAAACATCTTTCCACAGAGCACAAGATGTACTGTGATTTGGATGTTGTTTGTTCGCCCATCTTTTAGTCAATGCTATTCTTTTATGTCGAATATTCATAGCATCTTCTCCCACGTCCATGGGCCAAACATTAAACATACTTCACTTGAGTTCCATTCCCATCCGAAGTACCAATCCCCCTTTCCGGTAGGGAATGAAAAAAGAAAGGTACAATATTCCCAATAAGTATTTTTCCTTTTAAGACTAATTGGAAACATTAGGACAACAGAGAGCCAAAAAAATCCTAAAAACTTAATATCAACACTCATTCTCGTTTCCTCCCTTTCTTTGTCTTGCTACGAGACTCCGTCTTAGTCTCCCCCAACAGTTCGGTCGTCCTCGCTAAATGCAATTTAATCCACTTTCTCTTAGTCTTATCGGAAGCATACCCATACCCTTCGCCTTCTTGTAGCAAAAGGTTCAACTCATTAACAGTTTTTGCGTTTTTGATACGATCCGCCAGACTGGTCAGATTAAATTCAACAGCTATCGTCATGACAGTTCCTCCAAAAGACCTAGCACCTCTATTTTCCCCATTAATTGACCGCATTCGGCATCAATGATGGTTCCGCTAGATTGAATCTCCCCAAGATTACTGATGTGTAGGTGAAGGTGAGAGATGTCAGGATTGCCAAGTTTACATGCCACATCTTGTAGATGTTGAATAAGAGCCCTACACGAACTAGCTAGACTTTCTCTATGGTGTGTGATTCTTTTGTCTAGACGAGTTTTTAATTCCTCAAGTTCATTTAGTTGAGTCAAATTCATTAGTTTTTTCTCCTAAACCAAAAAGAACAATTAATAGAATCTATTGTAATAGCTATTCCTAAAACAATACTGGCCATAATGCTAAATCTGTCGTCTGACATCATCTGTAGTTTGTCTCCATATTCCAGTCCAACAATATCCATACTACACTTAGCCACCACGAGTAACGGTATTACAATAGCTGTCCACGCCGTCATTTGCATTCTCCTTTTCCCGAGAAGTTGTACTCAACTTATCTAGTGCCCACTGCACGCATGCTTATTGATCATCATGAATGCACCAACTAAAATCAGTATGAAACCCGCAATCCAATGGGTCATATCGTGTGGAAGCCACTTTTCAACAATTCCCCCAATAGAGACACCAACTCCGGTCGCGACCGCTAAGCCGATTGCAGTACCAATGATCACTGTTGCCTTACCATATTCGGTAACAAGACAGGCTGATCGCAACAGGCACCCTATTTCTGCCATAAAGACCACAAATGCAATAAAAAGTGTTGTCTGCATGGTTAGTTCTCCTTTAGAACATTTTTATGCGGGCGAATTTGTTTCATTATATATTCTTCGACTCTTCTGTGGTTACCATCAAATATGGCGAACATTGCTAACTGGTGTTTCATCTCCTTAACTAAATTCGCAAAAGCTGCTCGCCCTGACAGGTTAGGAACTGTACTGACTTTACCCAGAACTGACAAGAATTGTTTTTTAATCTCAAGAAGCAAAGTCATATATTCAAGTTCGAGGGAGGCGGCCAATCTGTCAAGTTCATTGTGATAATCTACATCAACAACTCTCCACATAACCTCTGGAACCAGACCCGTAACCATCGTATCCCAAACACCGAGTGGAGTTAGGTCCGCTAACAAATTGCTCCGTCTAAGATAATCTTTAGATTTGATTTTTACCCGTAGACCGTTTGTGAATCTAACTATGAATCCCTCAAGTTCACTACCTGGAATCGTCTTGATTTGTCCACGGCAGTACCCAAGATAAGTTTGATCATATGATTCCGCCAGTGTGAACCCGAACTGCCTACCCCATAACTCAACTCGTTCCCAACAATATTCTACCCCAGTGTGGCGATTATATGCCCCCAATAAAATTAAATCCTCCCGATTGCCGTAATCCACGACTATCCGGGTAGCAGGACAGATAAGTTCAAATAACAATGTTACTTCGTCTGGCAAACCTGTAAGGTCATATTTTTTCAAGAATTCTGTTGCCCAAACGGCGCCAATGCTCTTAAATGACCCCCTGGTGGCGATTTTGTGTTGATTATCGTGACGATATAGAATCCCAAGCCATCCATCTTCTTTACGGAAGAGTCTGAATCCATCTTTCCATGGAAGGTTATGTTCCTGAGTTTCCTTTGTTTGGTTCGTATTGAAAAACTTTGGAAATGCCCTTGCGACGACCTCCCCTGTTTTTCTATTAAGAATGATTCCCCTACTGTTTAGGATGATGTCATCCCATTTTTGGGTTTTGTTGACGTATGAGTAAACCCTCAGATCGCCCAAGTCGTCGCATCTGAGTAGTTTCTGTTTAACCAATTGATCTCGTTGTTCGACTTCTTCTTTTGTGACCCTCACTCTTCTAGTCCTTCATGGTAATAAATAATGAGATAGTCCCCCTCATCAGATTCCTCGCAATTTTCTACTGCCCCAAATGCATTTTCGTATATAGCTGCAAGTTCATCTGCGCCGCAATCCCTGATTAATTCGTGCAATTCATCTGCCGCTTGTTGGTGACTAATCTTTTTCATCTTAGGTTCCTTTGAAGTACTGGTCTGGTTAGTTTATTCTGAGCCTTGAAACACTCTAGACACGCTGTTTGTCCAAACCATTCTCCCTCCCAGTCATTGGGGAGTATGATATCTTCATACACAGGAATTCCATGCGTGTTATACGTGGATTCTCCACAAACAAAACAGTCAGCGTGGGATTCATTCATATTGATGATAAGGGTTTTGGGCATGGAATTCTCCTAAATACCCCTGACCGGGCTCGAACCGGCAAATCTCCAGGATGAAAACCTGGTGTCTTAACCAATTAGACGACAGGGGCGTTAAGAAGCGTAGCTTCTTCACTAGTTAAGTGATGTTGGCTATTATCTGGCGAATGTTGCCAACTGTACATGGAAACTCAGATTGATCAATACCGTGTGTTCGCTTATGCCACCAGTACGTATCTCTTTTGAAGGTATCGTGCCATTCTGAATGTAAGCAGGCGTGACACTGAGCCGCCGCTGCGATCTCAAGTCCTGCGAGGAAATTTTCTTGATCGCGTTTTTCGAGATCGTCTGGACTCAATGACCAGAACGGGTCTTCATCTCCATCCTGAAACATAGAAAACTATTTAAGCCATTCGATTGGTGACAACATTCAATTCTCTCCGCAAAAAAGGGGTGGGGAAAGGGTAGGTAACCACCAAATCAACCCTATTCCCCCACCCCAGGTGGTACAGAAGAAAAGTCTCCCTATTTTGAATTATGTGATTTGAAAAGGAAACCACATAGGATACTTAATCCCCATGCTTGTAGGAACCCAATTTCCTGAAGACCGAATATGTCGGGACATAGAACATTCCACAGCCACAGTACTGGAAGAGCGAAGATCGCTGAGAACAAAACTACCGTAATTAAAAATCCAACTAATACTCCGATGAAAATCATAACACTCTGCATTGTAATCTCCTTTTTTGAATTTATCAATAGGTTGTTGTGACAACTCCCGTTACTCAATTAACTGATCCAGGGAAGGAAGACTACCCAGAATCGCCTTGGCGACTTCTACATCTTCAGCGAACTGAATTTCGACAATGGCATTGTCCATTGCTGTCGATAGCTTATTAACGGCGATTCTCTTGGAAGTCATGAGTTGGCCTTCATACGACTCCACCGCCTTCTCGAATTCATCCCATTTGGAATCGAGTTGTTTTTGCTCTTGGTCCAGCTTTGTTTGTTTCGAAGCCAAGGATTCAAGTGTCTTAGTAAGACTTCTGCATAGTTTTGCAACAAAATCACTTGCATACTCTTGAATATCTTGGATTCTGTAACCACGTTTCTTGGGAAACTGCTTATCAAGCTCCCTCTCCAGAACCTTAGCTCGACCCTGAAGCATCTTTACCAACAAATCTCTCTGTTTCTGATTCATTTCATTTTCCTTTCTTGAGAACTATTTGTTCAAATCTTTCTGGTAGAAAAAATCTACCATCACATGCATCAACGTGCTTCAATATTTCTTCTATTTCGGGTGTACGTCCTCCTTGTTCAATTACTACGTCAACGAGTACATCATAGGCTTCTTCCCTAATTCCATCGTCGTCGTTTAGCAAGGCTATCATTAGCTTAGCCATAGGTTCATGAAATTTCATTTTCTTAATTCCTTTTTACGAGTCGTTAGTGGCGAACATCGCCACGTTTTTAGTCTGGATTAAAAAATTCCACTATCTCAGAAATAGCCCACATAAAGAGTGCGACACCGACAAAGACACCAAGTGTACTAAGTACTTCCATTTCCAAAATCATTATAGTTATTAGCCCAATTGCAACCAACAACAAAATAATCGTGGCTATGGCCTTTCGAATACCCCAAACAATTCTCATACACATCTCCTACTAATTATAGGGCCAATCACACTCATGACAAAAACACTCCGATCCTTCTGGAGCATTAGAATGCACTTCTAATGTTTTTTGTTTACAATTAGGGCACACATCCATATTCAAGGGTTTGACAGAGTCAAACCCGAAGCGTTTCATTAATTCAGCATCACCATACACCAATTCCCTAATTGTCTTGGGTACTTCGTTAATGCGATTGGCGAAAGCCCGATCGCCTCCGAATTTGTTAACCCAAGAGTTCAATTTGCGGTATAGCTCTGGTCTCATTTTTTCTTTTCCCACAAACGTTTACTACCAAGGTAGTATGATAAACAACAGATTACCCAACACAGCAAGACAGGCATATGGTTTTCCATATGATGTGTTCCTTATGTGTTTTTGCAACAAATTCTATTAAGGATTCTTTTCCAGAGGGGTGGGACAACAACAAACCAGTCTTTGTGGATCAATCTTCCGTTTACGGAGTAAGCGTTTCCTCTTGGGTCTAATTCAACTTTGTAAACCTTGCCACCTTTGATCCCCAAAGACGATAAATTACACTTAGCTCGGACTTTCATTCTTCAACCTCCCTATATTCACAAAGCATTCCCGGAACTGGGGGCTGTGGGATTCGAACCCACGATCTCAAAATTATGAGTTTTTTGCTTTGGTCCAGCTAAGCTAAGCCCCCGTAATAGATAAATAGATTACGCTCTTAATTGTAGAGACACGATGTCTCTCCGTGAGATTGTTTCAGTCTTAATCTTGCCACTACCATTCTTATCTGTCCCGGCGCAATACTCAACTGTGATATTTCTCTCACTTGTTTCGAGAACCGTGCATGGCTGGTAAATAGCCTCTTTTGTCCCATTCATTGTCCGAACAATCACCAAATCACCCTTTTCTACTTTCTCTATCACAATATCTCCCTAAGTAAACTAGTCTCTAGTACAAACCCACCCCGCAGCTATTTAGTCAATTCCAAGACTGACCGCAATATCGTCTACACCAACGACCTGACCAGTTACGCCCGTTTCGCACATTTCCCCCAAACAAAACGCCGCCGCTTCAAATGAGGTAAATGGAGTGGTAATACTCCAGTGCAAAGCTCCGTGATTTTTATGTAAAATCACCCAGGACATTTGTTACTCCTTGTCAAGTATCCTTTCAAGACTCATCCAGATTTTTGACATAAACCCTTGGGTGTATGCTAGGTTTGACCTGGCCGATATAAATACCCACTGGTCGATTGTTGGGTCTAACCTTAGCATACCAACTTCGTAATTCCCAGACCAAACACAAGCTCCAACCAAATCTCCACCTTCACTATCGTGAGGCAAAACCAGACAATCACAGTGAGTACTAAGAATAATCATTGTCTTCTCCACCCGTTGGGGGAATTTATTCCCCCGACCGAAGTCCCACCCAATTCGGTATCGTGGTTACTACCACCCCGTCGCATACATATCGGCCTTTCCGGCCTCATTTACATATCTTTCATTCCTCAGTCTCCAATTAGTGATCCTTTTTATTATTACGTAACTGGCTTGTTCGTTCAGTCTTATGTTCATACAATACTGTTAATGTCGAGTTAATGTCAAAGGCTAGCCCTTCAAGTTCGTGCCAGTAATAACCAGACCCTTCAACTTGTTTCTGTGTCATAACAGATATATCCCCTAAGTATTGCTTGTAGGTTGCTACGTAACCTGGATCACGGAAATCACCATACTTAGGTGTCCAGTCATGCTTATGATACCACGACAATGGAAGTAATTTGCGATAACTATGATTGCGATCTTCATCGTGTCTATACCATACACGACGGACATGTATTGTTTCTGCAAAATCGGTTTTATCTATAATGACAAGTTTCATTCGAGATTGAGATTCTAGAACGAACAATCGTTTGTCTACGTGTGGAATGAACCACCCGTGATTATCAAGATCGTTGAATGTAAATCGATCTGTTTTCGTGTACTGTAATCTTTTGAGCATTTCATGGACCATTAGAATGTCGGGTAACATCTGTCGGAATCGGAACCACCCCAATCGATCCATCGTCCAACGGACTAATAGGTCAAAACACCCACGATCTTCATCAACACTACTCAGTGCTGACGAGAAAAAGGTCGCCAAAATATCCGTATCCCCCGACCATTTGCGCCGTAGAATGTCTGCCACATGTATACCAAATGATTCAGCAACTCCATGTTGTTCCATATGTTTATCGAGATGGTTTGTAAGTTGATCTAGTTCTTTAGTAGTCAATTGACTTCATCCTTTCGATATCCAAAAATCCCTCATCAAAACAAGGAGGACGAAACTCGGCGAACATCCTATTTATAATCTCATCAGGCACCTTTCTTTGTCGAGCTTTGTTCCTTTCAACACAAACCGCAAATGGAGTATCCATCCACACACACGAAATGTCCACATTCAACTCCTCAGCTATTGTAATCCAGATTTTTCGACTCTCTTTTGTCAGATGGGTTCCGTCGATAATAACACTATGGCCGATATCGAGTAATACTCTCGCCACTGTTTTGACATGAGACCACACCATATCTTCCGCTGGTTCATGATAATCCGCACCGGTCAAGGTCTTGCGAAACTCATCGGGACACAAAACTATTACGCCAGTTGAGCCACAATCTATACACTCTCGGATATTCTGTAGATATGTGGATTTGCCAGACCCAGGAGGGCCACACATGATTATCAGCATTTTACACCTTCTCCACATACAACACAATAGATGGCGTCATTATCACCACAATCTGTCCATGAATTCGGTAGTCCAAGGTCACTCGTTATTCCCGTTTGATGTTCCGCCTCAGTCTTATTCTCCGGTGTAAAATGCTTCGCGCATAAACCTGTTTCACCACATGCTGTACCTTGTTGGGTTATTAAAGCGAACATTTTACACTCCCGTCAATAACAGTTTGTGCTGCTTCGAAAAGGACCAATGAGGCCCCTTCTAATGACGATCTTAGGGCAGAATGAACTTGTCTAGTAGTTAGAACAGGTATGACTGCCTCATCTGGAGCTTGCGGATGTTGATATAGTTGTTCAACCACCTCATAGAGAGTAATGTACTTTCCCTCGCTCGCCGGTTTGGTAAACCATGAGATATGCTTTTCGCTTACAGGTTTTTCGTTGATGACGGTAATTATCATGGTATTTTCCTTTCCCCTACGGGTTGTTAATGATCAACTTGAGATGAGAAACTCTCAACTCTCTTTCTCTCCGTTCTCTCCTACTCATCCTACGTCTCGGTTGATTATTAATCCACGCCAGTTCCCTATGAGCCCGAACAACTTTGGGATCACGCAACGCATCATGAATCTCACCAGAGGAAACTAAACCACACGCACTACCGTCAATCCGACGTGAAATCCGACTTGCAGTAGTCCTAGCTGATCTCGGCCTAATTAAAGTACCTCTCTTTTTCTTCCACTGCCCATCCAACCCCTGTTCCATATGAACATCGCTCTGACCCCTACGGCGAATCGAGAACCCCATGGTGCCATTGCCACATCTCTTTTGTGTCTGGCTATCCCCCTTAAACCTCTTTCCCCCCTTAACCGGAACACAATGCTCAGACCTGGGTATCTTGTGATCCTTCGCCCACTCCCCATCTTTCCCGTGGAGAAAATTATATCCATAACCACCACCAACAACTCCAAGAACAACGACTTCTTTCTTTTCTCTGCGACTCATAGTGGCTCTCCTTTGCGAATATATTTGTCAACCACTCCAACAAATACCGAATCTTTCCGATTAAATTCATCCGTGACATATCTACTAACATTGTTGACACGAACCTCTTTTCCCGATTCAACAAGACGATAAATAGAGGTTCCAGCGATCTTGTCTTGTTCTTGTGAATACCACGCATTGTTAATACCTGATTCTGCGGTGTGGTGTTTGGGTTTCCCGTGTTGCGAAACCTGTGGTTTCGCGACACATTCGAGACATGGTTTCGTTGATCCAGGAATGATCATGGCGATTTGTTTGGTTCCTTTGCACCATCTGCAAAGTTTGGGTCCAGAGTTAACTTCTTCCTCTTCTTTTTCCCAATCATCTAATCCCAGAACTTTGCGGAAGTGTGCTCTCTGCCTGTCTTGTAGAAGTTGATCCACGTTTCCGCAAGCAGAGATCAATTGTTTTCCTCCTCGTTTGATGATTCTATATGAGTCTTCGTCTATCCATCCCGGCCAGTCGTTGACGTTATCTGGGTTTACGCACCATGTCAACCCGGCGTCTCTGCCGTTTGGTGGGTCCACTATGATATATGTGTTTCCGTGAATGAAAGAACCTGGCTCGTCTATTACGACAGTGTCTCCCGGTTTGGCTTTTTCTAGTTCAGAACCCATTAAGGTTTACTCCTTTAGCTCACATTGCCTATCACCATTTATGAAGCCTAACACTCCATCTTTCGTACCCACTACGTTTATGCAAAAGAAAAGTGGCTTTCCTGATATCTGCTTTTTGTTTGGTAGGCTAAACTCAATATTTGTTTCTCTAGCTAGTTTGAGATATGAATAACCTTGAAAGATGAAAATAGAACCTGGGGGGATTTCATAAAACTCGATCTGATTACATGGGAATGGATGGGGCATTTTGATTGTAGAGACACCGTACTCAAGGATTGGGAAATCACTCTCCATGATTTCATCTTCCATTTTGAACGCAAGCTTCCACGCCTCATTTATGTCGGTGAACACTTCGCACTTCCCAAACAAGCGATTTACCCAATCCATATTGAAGAATGGAGGCCCCATATCATCAGGAAGGTCTGGGTTGTAGTTAATGTTTTCAATTGCCATCGCATGGGCAACCCGATATTCCGGCCCCGCTGATTCGAGGACGTAGATTCCATTGTCAGCACTCATGCTTGCTCCTTTTCTTTATGAGCCCCACAAAATAGCCCAGATGCCAAATTCATTGTCATCCCAAAGACCAATTTTTTCTAACCCCCGTTCCATCCTCTTTCTGACATCCGAAGCGGGTAAGTGTATTAGTTGCGATGGTTTCTCACAATCATTAGCTACTTCAGAGACTGCTCCAGGACCAGCGACAGTAATGAAATCCTCCCACTCGATATCGAACACTCGGAAGGTACACAGAGTATTCATATCACGGTTGTATTCAGGGATTGTTTTATGTAGAGTCACCCACAGCGGTTTACCACATTTGGCGCAGAATTCGTCATCCTTAATCCGGGATTCTGGTATGTTGTGTTCACATTCCCTAACTTTTTCTGTCAGGAAGATTTTGGATTTAGGAATTCGACATCCGACCACAGCGGCTGCGTGGTATGTTGTGCTCATTCTTATTCTCTCTTTTTATCACATAGATGAGGAAACGGTAGCATTCCGGAACATCAGACACCAGAATGCCAGACACAAAAAGATGATTACTGCTGCTGTTGCGAATCTCCACGCCATTGACATGGTATTTCCTCTCCGAGAGAAATCCCAGGAGCTTTGCCCCTAGGTATTTTCTGTCTCAATTACGCCGTTATTATTACAGGTCCAGGCATAGACACGACAAGGACCATTGTAGTCATTGTCCTCTGGCATATCGTCACCTTTGATTTGGTTGAAAACATCCCAGCATTCATCTTCTGAGTCACACAGGACTATCATTAACCCATCGGCAACGGCTTGGTCATCACCTTCGCAAGTGCAATTAACGAGACAATCCACCCCATGGACATCGTTTACGACAAGAAACGGAACAGCTTTTCGTAGCTCATCAAAACTATGATTTATGTCGGGGTCTGGGAACAAAACAACGGCCCACTTACCAGAGAGTTTGCAATAATGTTGAACCAAATCTGTCAGTGTCAATTTTTTCATCAATACTTCTCCTTGACTTCAGACCAGTTGTCAAGAACTACTATGGCTGCTTCTTGTGTTTGCGACATTTCAATACTTCACTTCTTTCCCAGTTAGTCCCAGTCGTAACTACACTGTTCCGTTCGCTTACCCTGTCGACACCATCTCTCATAATCCCAGCTATAGATAGCCATTTCACCATCAGGTGTCATTCCGCATGTTTGCCCACCCATCCACTCATGAAAATCCTTAGCTTCTTGTTCTGTGTGGGCTTTTTTGACCATCTCAGATGTGACATAGTAGAATTCACCCTCTTCATGGTAGATAAATTCGTTCTTTTGAATCATTTTGATCTTCCCTTTTCTGTCTGGCTAATCATTAAAATGAACACTGCCACGACACTTACCCATGCGGGTAATTCCCACAAATCTTAAAGATTTGCATATTCTATCTATGTTACCCCTTGGCCCATCTGGGCTTCCTCCCACACACTCTAATACCTGGAGCAAAACACTAGCTTCTTGTTGTGTCAGTTCCAGGGTAACTGGTTCTCTTGTTATACTAGCTTTAGCCATTTCAATCTCCTTTTTTGTTTTGCTTCTGACTAGGGCGAGTGGGATTCGAACCCACAAACTATTGAGTTTTAAACCCAATGCCTCTGCCGTTGGGCCACCGCCCCTAATCTGGGTAATTTTCCCTAAAGGCTTTGCGAAGCTCTATGAGCCACATAGCCCTCTGTAGGCCACAGCAGCTTGCCAACTGCTCTCTGTTCATATCCATATGACCATGTTCTCCGATGTACTGACAGTCCGCTATGAGCCCTTCAATGGCCTCTCTGAGTCGATCGTTCATGTCTCAGTTCCTTTTATTAGCAATAAGCCTGTCAATCCATCCTTTTCTACCTGCTAAGGGATTCAAAAGGTCGTACTTACACCCTTTTACCCAATCCCCGTCCACAAAAGCCGCGTAACACAAAGTTGCCACGCCCGGTTCTTTCGGTGTTGCGCCGTCTGGTTCTTTGTTCAGGATGTAGTTTGAAGTGGCACTGCTAGTTAGACGGCCACAGTTAGTGCATTTGATTGATGCCATGTTGCTTTTATCTCCTATATATCAAAAGGAAAGCCCCGCAACCAGTTGCACCAATCGTTGTGGAGTACTATACCACAAGCCTCTGGTTATCCGCAACTGACTACGGGGCCTATTGTCCCCCGGACATCCCGCACCTAAGCTCCCTTCGATGCGGTCCCCTACTATCCTAGAATCCGTTGAACCACAATGGTTGTCGGTTGTAGTGCGTCCATGTAGTACGCAATGCTGTTAACAAGGCACACAATGGTCGATCCTACGACTATAAGGGTGCCGAATATTCCGCCCACTATCCGAATAATGGACCCGTCTTCCTTTTGGCGACACCTCTTTGCCAGATTGAAGCAGCCCCAAAACAGAGCCACCCCAAGAGCCACAAAGAGTGGCCATACCGCGAGACACGTCCAAGCTGCGAACGTGTTACTCCGCACTACCTCCTCTATCATCGTCTCGGCTACTGGCAATATCCGCTCTGCTGCCATGCCCACCTTATCCGCCAGACTGTCCACAATCACACTAACATCGTTCACATCCATCACTCAATCCTCCAAAATGGGTTTTCTACTATCTGAATCGGTCCCCCCGGACCTAGCTACCTTAGTGACGCCTTGACGTAGTCCATGTGTTCTGGTTTAACGTCAATCTGCCAATAATTATCCGGTAGTGGCATGGCCAGAAACCAAGCAGATCGCTCAATCAGTCTAGCCACCACTCCATGAACTTTGTGCCCTGGTACGTGAATCCACTCGGCTTCTGTTGTCTCCATCGTCTCACCCTCCTACCTGATTGATTGTCTCGTTTCCTTTACACTACCCTCAGATTCTGTTCAGTCTGCTGATAAGGCGTAGTTCGTTCCATTCCCTATTCTTTTCCGCTTCGTGCCTAAGCCGCAACGCCTCAATGTGAGCGTCACCCCATGCTTGGCAATCAATCGCAAACGCTCCCCAGTCTGCCCCACCGATCTCACTCGCTCTGCCCCCCCATGGCTACCAAGTCGCCAGCCCCGTTGAACGAGAACGACCCGCTACCCTCAACCGTTGAGCATGGCCAACGCTCCGACCACTCGGCCGCATCACGCTCACTGTACGTTACTGTGAATCCATCACCATTATCATACGTTCTCATTTGGATTTCTCTCTTTGAATGGGGTGTTTTACGTACGGGGTAAGCAAGACAGGAACTAGGGGCGGCGGTGCAGCTACTCTCCTGTATTGATTGTAACTCCATCAGCGTCACACTCAACCGTTTCTATGGCGAGAGGTCCACAATCAAAACAGTCCACATCAACTTCGGCATCACTCGGATGCTTTGCGAGTTCGTCCATAAGTTCTTTTACTTTCATAGTTTTCTCCTTGTTAAAACGGAACTGGGAGGATTCGAACCTCCAACACCAGGAAATGAACAACCTCTACCCTGCCTCTACCCAAGTTCACGTCCCTTTCTCTGCCAATTGAGTTACAGTTCCATAGAAAAAGGGGTCGGGTGTTACCACCCGACCCCCTCGGAAAGGAGCCGTATGATCCACAAATGGACCATACATCGTCAACAACAAAAAGAGATCGAGCGGGGCACTGACCGCCCATGGGGTGATATCCCCAACCCGCCCGATCTCAAAGAAGAGCCGAAGGTAGTCGAGCTTCAAAATTATAACTACCGAACTCGTGCTCGACGACAAAGTAGGTTAACCGTCGACACCTACAATGCCCCCTATTACGGCTCAGACGGTATGAGGCTACCAGGGGTCGAACCTGGATTACGAGGGTTACAGCCCCGCATTCTACCAATTGAACTATAGCCTCAAAAGGAGTTGGGTATTACCCATCTACCACACCCCTTAAGTGCCTTTCGGCATCATCCAAACTCCTGCCTAGGTCTGTTAGGGTAGCACGACCTACTGGTAGCACATGGTTTGGTTTTGTGTAGTCCAACAGTTCCAAATCTCCTCTCAATTCCCTCTGGATTTCCTGTACTTTGGGCAACAACTTTTTCGCGATACCGTCTATTGTTACCCTTTGTTCTGTTTTGTTTTTCATCACACCTCCTTATGCCAGGATACCCACCTAATCACTCGCCACTTTCAGTCCGAGTTTCTCAGCTATAAACCATTCGTCGTCTCTTGCAGGTCCAAGTCCGAGAGTGATACTATACCCCTCCACTCTTACTCGACCATCCAGTATTTTGACAAATGCGGCGCTTACAGCATTCCCTGATACAACTGCTGTTTCGTGATCACGCACATCCCAAGCCAATGCGTTTGCGAAAAAGAATGTGTCTTCCTCAAGCCTGACGTATTTTAGATATGGTTGACATTTTCCTTCACCGTTGTTGTTCCACCCATTAACAAACCACTTGGTTTGGTGTGTGTTCATCCAACACTCTGGTCTAGATGTCATAGCACCTTACTCCCTTAATCATTCTTGGGTAGATCAGGCAAAGGCCACCGTTTCAGTTGTCCACGATAAGGCGTACCCGTTTGTTCCAAATACGCTTCACGCCACTCTTTTCGCGATGCGTTTCTTTGTCTGGTCTGGTTGTTTCGATGACCCTTCGGGTTCTCTTTTTTCTTTTGATCGCTCATTATAGCTTCCTTTCTCTTACCAGGGGTCCAAACCCAAAACTTTTCGGAAGTGTTTTGTTTGCTGATCGCGGAGTTTTTGATCGACGTCGGCGGGCATTGTATCCGTTTTTTGTCCATTGGCTCGGAGGACGATTCTGTAACTATGCAAACCGATACTCGATTCACCCCGTAAGACTCCTTTCATCCAAACTCGCCCACATTCTTTTTCGTCAAGCCGTAACACTACTACTTCCATGTCGTAACTGGCACAAATTTTATTTGTAACCAGTATAGTATCTCCCACCTTTGCGTGTTCTTTGTTGACCGTACTCATAATCTTGCCCCAACGGATAAAGAACAGCGGGTTGCTAATCCCTTTTCGTAGACCCAGGACCGGCTTGTCTCTCTGTATTACAGATAGTACAGCGATAAGAGACTGTTCCGCCAGACTCCTTCATTTCGTTGTGAACTCGCTTATCTGTTCCATAAAGACGATCCTGCGCCGTGTGCTTACAGGTGCATTTGAGAATCATTGTTGGTTCCTTTCTGTTGGTGTGTGTGGGGGTAGCAGGACATATGTTGGTGTCAGAACACATCTTTGTTCAGTATCAAGTTTATAAGCAAGATTCAATCCTCCGGATAGACCCTGCTAGAATTGCTGCTCAGGTCGTAACAGGGATAGGTTTTCTGGGTGCAGGTACTATTATGAGGTTTAAGGGTAGTGTGAGGGGATTAACCACAGCAGCGTCTCTCTGGGTTGTAGCAGGTATTGGCCTGGCAATAGGTAGCGGATTTATTATACCCGCTATCTTCACAGCCTTTATTGCGATTATGACCTTAATTTTACTTCCAAAAGTTGAAAGTGAAATTAAGAAAGATAAATATATAACAATGAAAATGTTAATTGCTGGTCAGGAACATTTTCTGGACAACATAAGAAGTGTTCTGGAAAGATATTCTCTAAAATTACAAACTTATAAATTTGAAAGGGACTTCCAAAAAAATGAGATTATGTATGACATAAACGTTAAGTATAAGGATGAAGAGATGTTAATGCTTGCTTCGAACGAAATGACAAAAACAATCAGGGATATAAAAAAATTAGGCTGGGAATAATTCTTACTATAAATGAGGAGGTGCTAAATTACTATGAAAAAAATTCTTATATTTCTTATTTTTTGTATTATACCTTCATTTCTCTTACTGGGTGCTTCAAATCCAGAACAGGTTCTTAAAAAACTTGATTCTATAGAAAAGACTATTTCTGATCTATCATTCAGAATTCTTGCCCTAGAGAAAAGGATTATCTCACTTGAAGAAAAATTCTTGCTGGAGAGGTCTGAGACAGAAGCACAATTCAAAAGGATTCCTGATGTTTTCAAACAGTCTGATGAAGATTTTTCAATAGTGAACGTTACTTACGAAACTCATTATAATGATACAATTTTTAAAGGTAACATTATAAATAAGTCAAATAAAGATTACAAATATGCACTCTTTAAAATAAGTGTCTATGACAAAAAGGGTGCTGTCTTGGCAAGTAACGATTTCTACATATTGAATATGGACAGGGGGACAAGAAGGTCGTTTGAAGCAACAATGGGT